ATTGCTCCTCATCACCTAAATAGAAATCATGTAACCCCTTTTTAAAGTCTGAATTGAGCTTGGATTGAATGAGATCTAGAATTGGCTCAATATCTTTATCCGATAAATGTAAAGTAAATTCAGAACAATCATACTTTGACCCATAGTTAAAATTAACTTTTAATTCTACTGCTGGACCATAATAGTTATCAAAAGGTTGACCAGTAAAGTCAGAAAAATAATTTGCTTCTTCGTGCTGTTTGGGTTTTAGGATCTTCTTCATATCTTATTATAATCTCCCCAAGCCTGAGAGTCAATAGTCTTCATCATAGCATCAAAGTCTTTCTTTTTAGCTTCGTAGTAAAAGTTCTGCAGATCTGTTTTTAAGGGACCTGCAGAACCATCCTCATGAATTCTAAAGACCTCTTGAAGACCACAATCAACATTTACATTGATTGAGTATTCATCATCCTTTTCAATATCAATAAGAGGACCTACTGTTGTAGTATTAGGAGTATGACCATAGACCTGCTTAATAAAAGGAAGAGGAGTAGACTCTCTGAAGTGATCATGCCAGAGAATGCCACCTACTTTGTGAGTACCACCTCTACACCTTCCAGCAGCTCCAAGAATATCTGTATACTCCCGATTCTTATACATCTCTACAGCCTCATCAAGCTTCTTGGTAATAATCTCAGGAGTTGTATCGAGAACAGGGTGTTCAAACCAATAATGGGAAAGCCCAGCATGGGTAAAGAACCAGCCATTCTCGTAATGATACATCTTAATCTTATCCCAATCTTCATTGGTCATAACTCGATTAATAGCATCATCCTTCTGAAGAGTGTACCCAGAGCAATGATAAAGGTTCTGAAGATTACCCTTACTATCCTTCCTATAGTTTAGGTAGGAATAGTTAATGTCATGGTTACCCATCAGATGGATTCGATTAGGCTTAGTCAATGACTCTTTAAGCCATCTAGCTGTTTGATCAGCGTCAATAGCAGTATCACCGAAGTCATCAAAATAGTCTCCGATAAACACAATAGTATGATCATCGTATTTTGATGCAATGGCTTCAGCTCTAACCCAATGGTTATGAATATCACCTATAACTAAAATCTTATTCATGTTCAAAAATATTCATTAATAAAATATTTAATAATCTTGAATATGCCATACCAGAAAGTAGCACAAATTACAATTGCTCCTAACCAGACTAATTTTGTTTCTAGTGATTTCATATTATGGATAAATTATAAGAATATATCCCTTGATAGTCAACCACCAAATAAAGGCGACTACAGTCATTAAACTAATAAGAGCTGGTACAAAAGGATCTTTCATATTAAGCAAGGTTACGAACAATCCAGAGTTGAAGTTTTTGTATATTTTGAGATATCCAATAAAGAGATCTGGAAACTCTATTACCCCAAAATATAGACCAATAACCAAAAGTAACACTATTTAAAAATTTCTTCGTCTTTGTCCAAGGATGTCTTTCATGAGCTGCTAAGCTATCCTTCCAAGCCTTTTCATTAGCTGCATTTTGTTCAGCTGTATGAATAATCTCAGCACTATCAAGGACAAGATCAGTAAGCTTACCTTTGACAAATGTTGCTGTAAATTCTAGATCCCATGTATTATTGTCATTGTCTTCTCGATAATAATAAAAATTAACTGTACCTGTATACTCATACTTTTCGTATGTTCTACTTTTCTCAACAAACTCATAAGGCCAACAAAATTTCTTTTGCTTGCGAATCTTCTTTTCTTCTTCTTCTGTTATTACTCGAACAGTTTCTCCTTCAACCTTTAAAATATTAAGAGTACCATTCTTTTTGATAGAATAGGTAGTCATTGTATTATCCAAATCTTTAGTTTGAAAGTCTGCTTTAGACCAATTAGTGTCTGGAAAGGCCTTCTTAATCTCTTTAGTAAGAGGTAGTTTTCTTTCGCAATATATAGTATCAAACATTCCCATTTGTTTATATATTATATTGTTATGCTGGTAATATCAACTGTAAATAATATATAATGAATTTCAAAACCTTCTTTTATGAAGCAACACATCAGCAAATAGATAAAGCTGTATCATCTGATGATTGGCAAAAATTTAGAGTATCTTTAAAAGGGTTATCAACTTCTACTAAATTACAAAAATTAAGTAATTGGGTTGTTAAAAAGCATAATTCTAAAAGAGCTAAACTTCAAGCTTCTAATTATAGAGGAGCTTTAAGACGTGGTGGGCAATTAAAACCGGAAAAATAAAATGGTAGAGGCGAGGGAATGGAAGCGAGGGGAGTCGAACCCCTGTGTTCATACTATTCTATTTATACTTCTACACGCTTAGGTAAATTTAGGATTTGATTGACTAAAGGCTCCTATGGTTTACCGACCTATCTTTTAGAGTCTGCCTATATGTGTGATTAAGGACCACATACCACCCCTTGCACTTATTTTATAAGAATCGCAAGTACTTCTATACCTATTATTATAATAAAAGATTTAATAGGATCCTCTCTTATTGTTAAGCAGCCATAAGGCAAAGCTCATCTTCATTACTGAAGAGGCTCTCTGCCATATTTGTCACGAATGACTTGACTGACACAACTGCATTGGTTATTGCCTTTGCATTTAGTTTTTAATCCGTTTTAAAGTAGCCACAGATCAACTACTGCGTGCAATACAAACTTCGAGTATGAGTCGAAACCAGTACGCCCCCAAAATTATTTATCAAAGATCTATTATTAATATACTATCTTTTAAACAAAGATACAACCTTTTCTTTTATTTTTTGAAAGATATTTTTTTTCTTTCTTAATATAAGTGGTCTTTTAAGAGGAATACCTTCTTCTCCAAAATCTCTATAAGTTCTTTTATGTGTATATTTTATATCTTTCATAATTGATCTCTGTAATGAGCCCCAGTTATTTTTTTAATTATCTTTCTTGTAACCGGCTCTTCTTCATATTCTATATGCTCTACTTTTTTAGGTGGTATAGTTTCTATAAGACTATTATAAGCTAAAACCAATGCTACGGCAAGAGGGTCAAACACCAATACAATAGCTAGCGTAAACCACTTTACAACAGTGTCCATATCTACTCCAAAGGTTTTTGCTACATACTTAAGTGTTCCAATATCTACTTCTTTGGAACCTTCAATCTTTTGATTGATTGAATCTTGACTTGTTTCAAAGAGTTGCGTAGTAAGTTCATCAACTCTTTTCCTCGTTGCAGATATTTCTTCTGATGATTTTTTAATATCTTCGTAAATTGGTTTAGCTGCTCTACTTGATAAATCTGGTAATCGTTTTTCTTGAGCTTTTCTTGCTTCATTTAATGTTTTAATTCTATCATTTAATTGACTTATTTCTAGAGTTAAAAATTCTTTCTTAGAATTTAAAGATTCTTGTTTAACATCTGTAAGTTCTACCTTGGTATGGCTCTGTTGATATGCTCCTGTTAAGAAACCAAAAATACCTAATGATGTTATACCCATTAAAACAACAACCGCTATAGTTAAATAAAATTTTAAGAGTATTCCGCAAGTGTGCCAATATCTATGCAGAAACGAAGCTGCAACCAACTTTCCAATTTCCAAACTTCCTGCCATGACACAAACTGCCACAAAACGAGCAGCATATAATGTTGCTAATCCTTGAACCGAAAAGAATGCAGCACATCCTGCTACTATTAAAGCTACTATACCAACTAACGCTGTAAACATATAGAATACTTATCTTTTACGGATTTATAAAGAAGTAATTGATCTTAGATGTGATATTATTAATACTACTATAAGCAGTAAGACTTCCTGTAGATGTAACAACACTAATTGATGGTATTTTCTTATCATCTGTCACATCAATTGATTGAACAAAGACTTTAGAACTTGTTGTTACATTAACATCAGCCACTAAAAGCTACATTACCAGTTCCAAGTAAAGATATTCTTCCCATATTAGTTATAAGCTATAAATGTACCAAAAACTGTTTTATTATTACTACTAGCTAGAACTGCTACTTCATTAGTATCACCAACTAATCTAAGATCAACGGATGTATTATTATCAATTGGTAAGCCTATTGATTTAGCTGCATTTTTAATATAAATAATACCACCTGTATTATTTAAAATTGTTATCTCATTAGCAGGATTTGATGGGAATGTTGTATATGTGGAACCATTAACAGCAGCACTCAATACATCCCAATTTGTAACTCTACTACCAATATCATAAGTTCTTAATGCACTTGTTGAAGGTTGGATTGAAGCAAAGTTAATACCTTTCTTATCTCCTATGGAAACACTATCGTGTATCGAATCGAAGTCTTGGGTTAAAACTCTCAAAGCCCCTAATCCTGCACCTACATCTGCCACGTTAGCATGTAATCCACCGGGATCTGCAATATGAACATCACCAATGTTTACGTTACCAGCAGTCAAAGAAACACTTAATCCGTCTAGATTAGTAATGTAAGAGGCCTGTGCATAAAGTTCTCTTCGAGCATTGCTATCAACTTTGACCCAAGAATTGTTATACCCTACATTAGGGTTTACAGGAACAGAGGATACTTGATTAGTAAAGATATAGTTAGAATTAGACATCTAACTATATTTACTCTTAAAGGGATTCTAATATGGTTTTAACCTTGCTATCAAAAGACTCTCCTATATGACTATTATACTTGTTAATACGCTTATGAAGCATCTTAACCCAACCAATGTTATTAGTTTTTTTGGCTTGTTTAAGATCTTGATAAGCTATTTTTTTCTTAGCTCTCCAAAAGTTTTTTTTATCTGTTTTAGATAACTTTTTAGGTGCTGTACTTCTATCTGTAAGTTTAGACATCAAATCTACTTACAACTTACCGCCCGATTTATGCGTAGCTTTATCACCTAAAAGCTGCTGCCAGGTGTTACGAACATCTTCTCTAAGAGCATCAACAGAAGGTTCTTTGATAGCACCAGTTCTAAATCCTGAACAAGTAACATAATTTAATACACGACGAACCCTCCAAGGATTTGTCTTATCCTTTTCAAAATATTCTCTCAAGCGACGAACACACTCCGGTCCATGAGCTGCCCACTTACCTTTAAGCCAAAGGCGAAGTTCTTGCCATTCCGGGTCATCAACTACTTCTTGGATATTAGTAGCTTTAACCTTTTGAGCTAATTGGTGAATACGATCTGTTAGATTTTTTAATTCAGTCTTCATATCTTATTTTTTTAATATTACGCGATTCAAACGCGGAACGGCACTCTAATTCTTTTATTTTTTCTTCTAGATAATCCAAATCATCTTTATCATATTCTCCAACCATATAACCTTCAATATGAGAGGTTGCTTTTATTCTTTTTATAATGTGTCTAATCTCTGTTACTTCTTTACTCAACCAACCAATAACTTCATTACTCAATTGTAACTTTTCTCTTTTATTCATTTTTAAGAGCTACTACTAACTCTTTCCAAGAAGCAAATTTTTCTATAGGTTCTGGTATCTCCCAACCAAAAAACCAAAATTTACCTTTGCGATATTGTGCTACTTCGTTGTGAGAATTGCCAAAATCATCTTTATCTTTACCAGTAACTAGATAAAGATATTCTTCTTTTAATTCTGGATTATTATTTGAGTCTGACATATTTTACGTGTTGAAAACATCTTAAATCCCATCCACCAGCATAGCTAATAGAACTTTGTAAAGCTTGATGAATTTCGTTTAATCTTTCTTCTAAACTTATTCCCGCATCTTCAATTTGCAAATCAAAACCTTCTACATGAAGATTCTTACCCTTTGCTACAGCGGAAGCATTTCCAAAATATCTTTTCTTACCATTAATCTCTGGTGCTGGTGAATCGGAACAAGCGGCAAACATTCCACCACTCATAACCATAGTAGCACCGGCAACTAAAGATTTAGCTATATCCCCATAATACTTGGCTCCGCCGTCTGCAACAATAGGTTTCTTTGCTACTGATGCACATTCTTGAATACAAGAAAATGAAGGTACATGAAATCCGGTTTGATATTTTGTCGAACAAGCACTTCCAGTACCAATTAAACATTTAGTAGCATCTGCTCCCCATTGCTCTAACTCTTCTGTTGCTTCGGGAGATGATGTATTACCAGCAATAATAAAAGTATTTGGGAATAAAGTTTTAACATCTTCAATACGTTCTGCCACTTTAATATGATGTCCATGAGCTACATCAATTGTTATAAAATCAATTCTACATCCATCATTTTTTAAAATTTCTAATTCGGCTAAACTCTCTTCATTAACTCCAGTAGAAATACTAATAGTCTTCCAATTCTCTGTATTAGCATTTCTTACAAAAGGCACTGTAGCACTATTGAAACGATGCATAACATAAAAGTATTCATTTTCAGAAAGCCACTTTGACCATTCTTCATTAATCACTGCCTTCATATTAGAAGGAACAATAGGAAGCTTGAATTTGTGATTTCCAAACGTTAATGATGTATCAGCTCCACTTCTACTTTTTAATTCAGAATATTGAGGAACGAGATATATATCGTCGTAATACAAAGATATGTCTTTCATAATTAAGATTAAATCTTAACTACTTCTTTAACATTTATCAACTCAAAAAGTCCAGGTTCATTACCAAATTTTACAACCTTGGCAATATATCTTTTACCATCAAAATTAAATTTAATAATATCCCCTTCTTCTATACCCGTCTCTGGACCCTTTTTCCATTCCTCGGTATCTACATAAAACCTATCACCTTCTTTGGTGACATAATCATCCACTTTAAACATGATTAAAAATCTTTAAAAATTTTAGATAACAATCTTGAACCCCAATGAACTGATGCACAATAAGAAGTAACACCCAAAACTGATCCTAATGATATACCAAGTAATATGAAAGCAAAACTATTGGATCCTTCAGTTACTTCATAAATTAAAGCACTGGAAAATAAAACAATTAAAATTAGGGCTGTGATATATTTTGCCTTAATAATCATTTTTACTATTTACCACTGAAAGGGTGTATTTGATAAAATCATCTTTAATTAAAATAAAAGATTTTTGGAGGGAATGCAATAAGTAATTTGATAATGCCTTCAGAATTAAATCCAAGAGTTTGGGATAGTGAAAGAAAACTACATCCAGACATTAAAAAAGCTTTGTTATCCATATCAAAAGAATTCTTAGATGATGTGGTTGCTCCTATAACTATAAAGCACATTATTCTCACTGGTTCACTTTGCACCTATCAATGGAGACCCGAAAGTGATTGGGATCTTCATATTATTGCAGACCCAAAAGAAGATACCTGTAAAGAAACTGTTTTAGATTATTTCAGAGTAAAGAGTAAGGATTTTAATGATTCACATGATATAACAATAAAAGGATATAAGGTAGAAGTAAATTTAAAAGATTTAGAAGCTGAATATCAAGGTAAAGGAATCTATGATTTAATTAAAGATGTGTGGTTAGTAGTACCACAAGAACCTACAAACTCTTTAAATGACCCAGAGGTTTTAACTCTAGCTCATGAATTTCAAAATAGAATAGATGACATGGTTGTTCAAAAAGCTCCTTTAAAAGAGTTTAAAGCTTTAAGAGACGAATTAAAACAATTGAGAACTACGAGTTTAGCAGAGGGAGGAGAATATTCTATAGGTAACTTAGTTTTCAAGACTTTACGCTACAGTGGTCATTTACAAAAAATAGCTGATTATCGCAAATCTTTATTTGATAAAGAATTATCCTTAGAAACCTTTAAAAAGTTTTTTGAAACAGAAATATCCATCTAATACTCTCCTTTTACCCCCTAAGTATTAGTATGAGTCCAGAGCTTTATTTCTTCTTTAAACTTGTATTTGGAGGCCTTATTTTAACGGCTTTATTTCTGAATAGTATTGAGAAATAAAATTTATTGGGTAGCCGCAACTAATAATAAGAGCTTGTAATAGTCTTGTGGACAATTTACATCATCTGATAAAACTTCAGCTAATACGTCTTCTTGATATCCTTCTTTAAGGACGTGTTTTAAATGTAATAAAAGCTCTTTATCTTTCGGATCGCGATGATGTACTATGCGAAAATCTTCTAGCAACGCTAGGTTTGTTGAATCTATTAAATCTTGAGTATCTTTAAGTGTCATAACTTATTTGCTATTATTTACGCGTAATTGGTCCCAAATTAAAGTCTAAGTATTGATATGGCAATAAAAAGAAAAGAACCAGTTAGATCGGTGGTTTCTATTAGTAGCGTTAAAGTCAAACTTTGTCTCTATGCTAGTGTTGCTATGATAACATCTTTAATATCCGATCTTTCTCATCACACAGATTCCGCAGACGGTGGGTTTCACGGTATAAATGAAGTAAGAGCTACTATAATATTTTTAAATGTTATATTACAAGGCGTAATTGCTTGGAGAGCCTTTATCGATGGTTCTGTGTTACAAGAACAACAAGATTTAAATAGAGATTATCAAGAAAAAACTCGTCCCAAAAAACGTAAACCTCGAATTAAAAATTAATTCAAATCTTGGCTTTGTAAAGCCTTTTCAGTTTCTTCTGCTGAACCCTTTGCTGCATCTCTGATGATATCAGGAACATCATGGCCCATTAAAACTAAATGACCTGCATATCTTTTTGCATAGTCTGTATCTAAGGATATATTTTTTAAAGTCTCTATATCTGCCTTTTTTTCTTTGACTGCCTTATCATAAGCTACTTTAGCCTTATGATAATTGGTTTCAGTTGGCTCTTCCTTTGTTGCTTGTTGTACAATCGGAGGATTAAGTCCATGAGTATCTGCTTGATCGTCGGCTGTAGTAGCATGAGCACCTGTAAGACCAGAAAGACCTAAAGCCGCTGCGGCAGCTATATCACGAAACTTAGCTTCTTCTATAGTACGAACTTTAGAATAAGCTTCTCCTAAAATAATTGTGTCAAAGGTACGCATTGTTATATTTACTTACATAGCGGCACTATTGCCCGTTGGTAATTGATCTCCCATAGAAGATTTTAAATTGGCAGAAACACCTTTGCCATAATTGGTTGTCCCTTGTGGTGTTGTATTGTTCTTATGTGCTACGTTTATTTTAGGAGTATAATGACTTAAATCTAAAAGATCATTAAAATCTTTATTATAAAACCTTTTAATGAAAGTAGTAAACATAGGATTGTTTCTTAACTCTTCTACAAATGCTTCCTTTTCATCTGAAGTTTGTAGACTTAAAACATTACCATACTTGTCTTTAACTGAATTGGACCCTAGAATATTATGCATTAAACGCACTAATCCATACCAGTCCTTCTGATGTTTTTCTAATTCTAAATCAAAATCAAAATGTTTGCCATTCTTTTCAAAAGAAATATGTGGCATCTCTAAGAGAAGTGACTCATAGAGATTTTGGAATTTACTCATAATCCTTTTTGAATTGTTGGCGATTATATATTCCCTTCTTGGGTTTGATTTGCATTGTAGGCTTGTGAACTGGTGCTCTAGTCTTAGAAATCAATTGACCTTGAGTTGGTGTATTAATTGTAAATTTTTCCTTCTTCTCGTTAATATCATTTTCCCAATCTCCTGGCTTAACTGGATAACCTGATACTAAATTACCATCCGGTCCTTTGATAAAGAAGTCACTATGAGAACAAAAATCTAAAAGCTCTTCCTTGTTTTTAAATACTCGGTCTTCATCAACAACTGGCAAATCATAATCCATTCCTTTATTACCTTTGTTGACTTGATTGACTAAATCTTCTAAAGTCTCAGATGTATACCAAGCACTTGTCTTCTTTGCTTCAGGATCTTTATAATAAAGAGTGTAAGAACCTGATTTAGAATCCTCGTTCATCTTTTCTTGGGTTTCATCTTCCTCAGGAAGAGTCTTTTTTTCGTAATGATTTATTGCCCAATCAATCTGATCTTGAAGGCTAGGCATATTAGGAACATCAATAGTATTCTGAATCATACTCATAAGATAACCCGTAACGTAGTCTGAAGATTCTCCCTTACTCTTCATTACCTTGACCATATGAGCTACTCTGTTGGGCATTTTGACAGAATTATTAGAATCTTCTCCTAGTTCTTCACTCTCACCTTCTACAGGTGGAATCTCTTCGCCATAAACAGATTCTGCTCTCTCTTGAGCTGAAGGATTTATTTGATCACTAAAATTTTCATCTTCCTTAAGGTAGATTCTACTATAAACTTCTTGTAAGTTAATTTGATCTTTATTCATTTGTATAATAATTAGTCTGTAATGTGCACTATTTTACATTTTCAGCTGTAAGCCTTCTATTTGCAAAAGAAACTAAATCCGCTGAATGTACTGGAGTTTCATCCGCCACTTTAACGAAAGTTTTATATTTGTAAGGATTATAGGTAACTGGGGTGTCAAGAGCACGCGGTTCTTCATGAACCAAATAACCCACTACCCCAGCATGAACATTCTTTTTACCTTCTCGATTTACTCTTTCATTACCAGCTGCACTAACTTTAAAGGTTGCATCTCTTACCATAAAGGAAGTCTCATGACCAATGACTCTTCCAGTACTCATATTCTTAACAGAAAAATAGGGGGTCTTTAATTTGTCCGAAAGATTGATATTAAAGTAAACAAACACTCTTCCAGTAAACCCTTTATGACCCGTTCTTTGAGTTAATTCCGCCTCTTCAAAATACTCCTTAAATGATAACATATGCTATATTTAGGCTGGTAATGCCTAATATTCTATAGTATAATATTATATGATTAAAAACTTAGATATTGAAAAGATTGGCACGGATTTAGTTATTGCCTATGAAAAGGAACAGGGGAGATTAATTTTTAGACCCAAGAGCAAAGGTTGTGGGTGGGATCTTTGTACCGGTAACCCAAAGGAGACCCGTTATATTGAAGTCAAAGCAACCACTAAGAAGAGACTAGAAGGTAGATGGTTAGAGAAAGCTAGTCACAATCAACTTCAAAATAATCCAGATTTCTATATCTATGTTATTACTAATATTGATGAAAATGATGTTAGTAAAGGGAATATTAAGATCTATACCAAAGAAGATATTACTATTGTAGAAGAGATCAAGTATATGCTAAAGCTTAGAGGTGCTTCTCAAGATAAACCAGCTCTCTAAAACCTTTTTTACGAAGTACATTCAAACAAGCTTCGTTGTCAGAATAGACATCAGCCTTTAAAGTTTTAATACCAAGGTCTTTGGCCATATCAGTTAACCAGTCTATAATAACATAACCAAATCCCAGCCCACGAAATTTTGGATGAGTAACTAATCCAAAAGTTGCTTCTTCGTCTTTTCTATTATAAAAGGAAAAACCTCCTATAACTTCTTTTTCCATTCCGTCCTCCGCTGAAAAAACAACGTATCTGTCTATCTTATTTAAATGATGCCAGAGATCATTAGTATCCTTAAAGTCAGGAATACTATTCATGTTGTCCAATGTTGTAGAATCCTTATAAACATCTATCCAAAAAGAAAGATCTCTTTTAGCTATTCTTCTGCAACTAAAGTCTAGATATTCCATAAGAATACTTAGATTGTTTTACTCCAAAAAATACCCCCGGAATTACGCATTGTCAAGAGGCGCCGGGGGTTTGCTATCTTTATTTAGGATTTTTGGTTAGCTTTGCACTCTTCACAACCATCACAATCACAACCCTTCTTAGCGTATTCACACTTCATCTCATTTTCCTGAACTTCTTTCTTTTGGTTAGCTTTGCACTCTTCACAACCATCACAGTCGCATCCGTCTGCGGCATAATCACAATGATACTCTTCTTGATCTTCGATTCCAGCAGAGGCTTCTACTAAGCCTAATTCAGAAAGATTATCATGAACTAATGCTGTTAAGTGATCTACATCACTTTCTCCCTTGCCAATCATGGGTAGATACTTTGCAACGTACATCTTAATTGTTGCAATGTTTAAATTAGGTGTTCCTTTTAATTTCTCAGCGATCTTCTTTGCAGCAACTTCGTCTTGCTGATTATAAGCTTGTTCAAGTCCAGTAGACTCATTATTTGTCTTCTTGTTCTTGTTCTTAGCTAAAGTAATAATGTCTGCTCTTGTGATCTTGTCATAAGGCTCTGCTGCACCTGCAATCTTCTTTTCCTTAGGAGTAAGTTTTTTCTTCTTAGCTTCTAAGATTAAATTATAGGCTTCTTCTAACATTATTGTGTCTCTGTTTTTCATGGTTATTATTTACTTACCAAGAGCGCGCGCCGGAATGAGTATATTAACCCGCCGAGCCAAAAAAATTTTTTTATCAAGGGGGTACAATTTCAGAGTGGTCCGTGCTCTCTATAATACAAAGCTATAATAAAAAGGAGTAATAAAACGAGCATATTATTTGGTTAATATAGCATCTATAACCAATTCTTCAATATCCTTATTATAAATTTGAAGTGGTCTCTCTGTATCCGTAAAAATAAGAGTCTCATTCTCTAGACCTTCTTTACGCATACAAAGAACTCTATAGTTCCCCTGATAGGCTCCTCGAAGCTGGACCTTATATTCTTGTACCCTCCTACTTGCAATGTGTTGAGCCGTATTCATATTATTGTTCTGTTTCAAAATCCTCTGGGTTAGCAAATCCTTCTTGAAAGAGATAGTCTGTAAGAGAGACAATGTCCTCTGGCAAAGGAACTTTATTATCTGCTCTCCTAATGCCTACTCCCTGATCATCAATAAGGAATAGATACTTGATTCCTTTAAACGTAATAGGGTGTCCTTCTTTGTTCTTTGTATTAAATGTTCTCATTGTGGTAGTGGTTGGGAAATAACATAAATTCGCTTTGTTTCAGTATCATAGGCCATTGCACTATAGGACTCTTCAGGATCTTCTTTAAAGTCTCCAAATTGAATAGCACATTGTTCTAAACCTTGATTCCATTGTCCCTTAGAGTCCCATTCCTCTTTGGTCCAGGAATCATCCATCTTAAACTGATTATTATCAATATGGTCTATAAGCTCATTATTAGTCCAAATAGACTTCTGAGAAGTCTTAACATCATTAATAACCTTATAGATACCCTTATTACGATCCATGTTCCTATAGAACTCCGGATCATCAATAGCGACTCCGTTTCTCTTAGTATAGGCAATAGTATTCCCTAATAGAATATCTTCTGCTTCTTCTATGGTCCAATTATCTCTTTTAAGCATGTATATATAATAGTAAATTATAAGGGAAACCTCAACCCTTAAAAATTGATATAGATAACAAATCCATCACTATCTACAAATTTACCATTCTCATACTTTATATAATGATAGTTAGTAGGATCTTCCAAATATACATCATCTCCAAAGGTATGAGGATTTACATACTTCTTTCCATCTCTATCATAGATACCTCTACCAATAGAGAGATGACCTAACTTAACTGCTATCTTCTTAGAATCAATCATACTCATCTTCAAAAGCCTTTTTAAGCTCTCTATTCTCTTTCTTTAATTGCTTATACTTCTCTAAAAGCTTAGTATATTCATAATGAGTAACATAAAAACCATAATCATCCTCTACCATATCCGGTTCTCCCCAATCAGCTAATATTGGTTCATAACGAGTAATTTTCATAGTCTCTATTATAAGAGATCATAAAAGAAAAACAATAAAAAAAGGACTCCGAAGAGTCCTTTTTCTTTATTAAACTGAAACCTCCTCTAATCACCCGAATAAGAACCCGTCTTACTCGCATTACTATAATAATCTGATATAGCCTTATTTTTTCTCTTCTCATGCTCAACCTCTCTCAAATCAGCAGGTTCAACATTTTTAATAACTATGGATTTTCTTAATTCATCCTTACCACCACTATATCCAGAATCATCTATCTTAGACCAAAAATCATCATCAGAATAAGCAAATTCATGTCGGAGATCCGGCCAACCTCTAGAATGAGAACCATAAGACCAACTTATAGCCTTCTTTGTCTTAGGATCATATTTGTAATCAGTTCTATAAAGAATCTCATAGGTATACTTCTTTAATACATTATCTCCATTCTCTTCGTCCTCTTTCAATACCTTATTAGTATACAGAGACTCTAACATGATTTGATCTTTATTTTTCATACTATTAGTATAAGGGAATTTGATTAGAACTTCAAGCAGGAAGATCGGTTGTATTGTAAGGACCGAACTTAAAGATATTGTTAACTCGAACGCCAAGTTGACGGCGAGATACATTAAACTCCTTACCCTCACACTTGACCCTATAGACAGTATTGCCCATAACCTTCTCCTTTTGACGCTCGATAACTTTACCATACTCCCTGAAGCCCATTACAGAGACCTCCTGGCCAGGGAAGAGAGCTTTGAGGGCGGGCTTGGTGTTCTTATTTTTCATACTATTAGTATACAGAGACTCTAACATGATTTGATCTTTATTTTTCATATAAAATATATTATTACTTATATAAGGGAATAGCAATTTAATACTTTGGCGATTTAATACCAGGGTACCCCCCTATATACGCGGGATTGCCCCCCGGCCGTTTCTGCTTGCTATTCCCCTATTAACAAATTTGAACGTCCGGGGTCCTAGCATACCGCGGTCGGTAGTATTACCCCTGGTCGCTATTAAGACCGGTAGGTATCCGACCGCGGTCGTTAAGCTTAGGCGGCGACCACTGGGACGATGTGGAAGGTGTACTTGGCGTTGCGCAAGGCCTTCTCTTTGTCGGCCTCGGCATTGTACTTGGCAGCGTCCGTGCACCAGCTACCCACGTAGCCGAAGCTGTAGCCGCAGGAGGAGGCGGAGGCCTTGCCCTGGCGCTTGATGGTCCAGCGGTAGGCTCCCGTGGCGTTGGTCTCCTTGTTGATGGCGACGTGGCACTCGACCAGCGGGCGCGTGGAGGTGACGCTGAGGACGTCTCCGTTAGGGGCTGTGGCGGTGTATTGGGTCTTCTTATTTTTCATACTATAAGTATAACCTATAATGGGGGAAAGGTCAACCCCTTAGCGCCAGGTGCCTACTAGCTTGAGCTGCTCCTCTGTAGCGAGGGTAACAACCTCCCAGGAAGCGAGAGGGAAGGAGCCGTACCTGGACTGGTACTCTGGCTGGCCTCCCGCTGGCGTTGTGCAGATGCCGAACTCATCGACCTTGGTGACGCGGTGGACACGATCGGTGTTGGAGTTGAGGGTGACGATGGAACCTACTTCGATGTTCTTATTTTTCATACTATTATTATATAATGGTTATGGGGGAAAAGAAAGTCTAAAGGAGCTCCACTTTGGTCCTGTGATTGAAGGTGACACACTGGCCTGGTACTGTTGGGTAGGTAGCCTCCGGGTTGATTGATGGAACTACCACGATGATCTTAGCTGAGCGGTAGGCTGGGTTCCGGGCCTGAGGCCAGTACGGGTTGGCGCACTCATAGATGCCGCTGTTGCCGTACTTGAATCGCTGACCTTTCTTTAACTCTCCAATGGTGATCTTATTGTTCATACTATTATTATCTATCAAGTAAGGGGGAAAGCCAAGCCTTAAAGGGGGAGTCCTACCCCCAGTGGCTTGTACTCGGAACTCACCAGCTCCTTGAGAGCGTTTCGATGAGCCTCTTCTTCCTTCTCGAACCAGGCGCGCTGCTCGTCGTCGTAGTCATAGTAGGAGTTCTTACGAGCCTCCTTGGCCTCGATGAGGTCCTCCTGGTGCTCGTACTCGGCGATGTCCGCGTAGCCGCTGCGGTAGGGGGTGAGGCCCATGATGTCCTCGAGGGTGTAGCTGGCCACGGCGAACCACTGGATCTTGGGGTTGGCCTCGCACTCCTCGGTGAAGGTTACCTCGCGCGTGAGGAGGTATCCGGCGAGTTCGATTTGGGCTTCGGTGGGTGTGGTGTTCTCAATTTTCATACTATTATTATAATCTCTTTATGGGGGAAAGACAATACAAAAAGGGAGGAGGCCCACCACAGACCTCCTCCCTTACCCCACCGCGGGTATGAAAATGATATTAGCTCTTATCTACCATGGCTAGGAGAGCTTCATCTGTAATGAACCTCTGCTCTAGGTGCCTAAGCTCTTCTTCCATGGCCTCTAGCATTTGGCCTCCTACCCAGTCTGCGAAGCGTCCTGGCTTCTCAATCCAAGGTGAGTCTGGGCGATGAGTTGCTGCTCTATAGAGCTTCTCTAGCTTGTTGGTTCCGTCCATCAGCTCTTCTAGGACTTCGTAGGCTTTGGTTTCGATCTTCATATTAGTCGTTGTTGTTGGTGATTCTCTCGTAGAGGTCTGCTGCTAACATTAGGGCGTCTTTGATTTCGTATTCGAGGACAGAGAGCTTGTCTAAACTCTTCTCCAGCTTCTCGATGACTAACTTCAGTTGATAATCTTTAGGAGGTTGTTCCATATTAGGCGTGGGTGGCAAAGGCTTCGTCGAGGATCTCCAGGCTCTTCTCGGTGTTGGTAAGCTCCTTGAGAGCCCTCTCATGCATCTGGATCCTTCCGAGGAGTCCCATACGAGCATAGACGTTGGAGGTTAGTTGGAAGTCCTTCTCGAGGTTCGCCAGAGCCTCCTGGATGCGGACCGTGCCGAGGGCCTTGATGGAGTCGATGATTTCCTGATACTGTTGGTGGATGTTCTTATTTTTCATACTATTATTATATTATGTTTAGGTGGGAATCTCAAGCTGCAACTCCCAGGGTTACATTCTCTGGGAGTACGTGGGTGATGCTCTCTGGGTAGATATCGGCGGGAACGTGGTTCCAGGTGAACTGGGTGCAGCCCTGTTCCATTCCCATCTCGAAGCGATACTCGTGGATGGTGATGATGTCTTTCTGGACCAGGGAGCTGAGGACTCCGCGCGCGACCTTCATGTCGACGCCTTCGTAGTCGCTGAGGTTCTCGATGATGCCGAAGTCGTGGCCGTTGCCCTCGGCGTCCTTGAACAGGAGGGTGAGGATTTGGGTTTCGAGCTCGGTCAGTGTGGTGTTCTTATTTTTCATACTCTTAGTATAAAGCATTTAGGGAGAAACCTCAACACTATTGCTGCATACAAAGTCCTGAATGGTCTCGAAGAGAGCCGGTGCTTCGATTGCGTATCCGTCTTCGGTACGAATGAAGCTATCGACTATCCTATCATTCTCGTTGTACACATCAGTGTAAATGGCTGTTCCGAAGTTAGGTACGTCCTCGACTACATAGGACACGTGCTTAAGTTTCTCTTTAGTGGAAGCTGTGATTTTCATATTAGGTAGGTGTTAGGTGTTACTTGATGCCTTTGGCTTTGAGTTCTTTAGCGAAGGCGTCATCCATTTTCTTCTGGGTCTCCGCTGGGTCTTGGAAGGGTGCTTGCGCGTAGCTAACATCGTTCCAGTGGAAGCTTACATTACCCCAGCTGCTTGCCTCGTACGTTGCGGCATTGTGAACCACGGCGAGGTGCTGATAGTAGGCAGCGGTGAGGCCGGCGCTTGCTGCACTGAAGGCCAGAGCAACGAAGCCGAACGTGAGGAGGTCTATAACGTATTGTTTAATTTTCATACTATTATTATATTGGGTTTAGGTGGGAAAGACAATCTTAAAGGCCAAGACCCTCGAAGTCATTGTCCATGGTAACATCGCAGAAGATCTGCTTACTATAGAGATGCTTTACTACGAAGCCAGGCGAGCAACCGCAAGAGCAACCTGCCTTCTGGCTCCAGCTGAACTTATGGTCTGCCATATTGAGACCTACTGCTGCGCATACTTCAGGTATAAGTGCGCGAAACTCTTTTATAGGGCGTTTACGGCGCATAGCGAGGTTGTCTATGATGGTCTCTCCAACCGGGAAGAAGTAGAGGACGGACTTCGTGGTACGCTTTTCATTGCTCCACTGCATACGTGCATTCTTAATTTTCATACTATTATTATATGAGGTTTAGGTGGGAATTTCAATCCTTATCGGCTACGGACAAGGTCCAACCCATGTCGGACAATCTCGTCGAATCCGCCGTAGCTGTTGTAGAGGTCGACGATCTGGCAGTTCACGTCCGAGCTTCCGATCTCCTCGACGCCCCACTCCTTGAGCTCCATCACCGCGGTGTTGCGGACCATCTGCTTGAACATCTGGTCCAGGGCCTTGTACTCGTTCATGATCTCTTCGAATGTGTTCTTATTTTTCATACATTTATTATCTAGGATTTATGGGGGAAAATCAAATCGATTCGCCCCTCTCAAGACCTTTGATGACGTGCAACCAGGACTCCCTCCAGGCCTGGTGCTTCGGTCCCTGCATGGCCGGCTGGCTGATCATGCGGCGGATGTTCTTGATGACTGTGGTGGCTTTGACGGTGTTCTTATTTTTCATACTCTTAGTATAAAGAGATTTGGGGGGAAAGACCACCACAATCTTTCCCCCCTTACCACCTCAAATGTTACCGCTTCCTAACATCGACGGTAGGGAACCCAGTCTCTGGATCGTGATGGTCACAATCAACCAGGTAGGTGTACTCAATGTCACCATGGTCCTCGAGACAGATTCCAATGCCTGAGAAGTCTAGAGCATGCTTGGGATTCTCCTCATCCTTACAATACTCTGTAGCATACCAAACGATGTACTTGGCTGCAAGATACTCTGCATCATGAAAGCGAGTGTCTCTGCAATTCTCCTTCACACACTTAAAGAAGCGCTGAAGCTGATTGAGACGACCAGCTTCACCTTCTGGGTATCCATCATAGTGGACATAGATATTAGCTGCGACTACTCCGCGATCGGAGAACTTAACTTGGGAACGTGTTGCCATATTATTAGACGAGGTATGCTGAGGCTGGGTTCTTGAGGACTTCGAGAAGATCGAAGAGGACCTCTTTGTTGTTGTTGGTGACGTTAACCAGATCTTTGATCTGGGCCTTGAGGGTAGCGATCTCCTGGTGGAGCGCTTCGATCTCTGCTGCAACTGCACTGTTGTTATTTTTCATACTATTAGTATCAATCATTTAGTGGGAAAATTCACGATAATAGAGAGGCCGGCGCTATTATATCATGCTGTTGTATTAAAGTGGAATCGATGGGACTCGAACCCATAACCAATAGATTAAAAGTCTACTGCTCTACCATTGAGCTACGATTCCAAATGGTACATCGGGCAGGGATCGAACCTGCGACCAAGGGTTTAGAAAACCCCTGCTCTATCCACTGAGCTACCGATGCATAGAGTGCCCCCGGAGGGATTCGAACCCCCAACCAATCAGTTATGAGCCGACTGCTCTGACCATTGAGCTACAAGGGCGTAATACTATGGAGCTTCTTCAGGCTCGGAAGGATCTATAAGATCCTTGATCTCCGCTTGAATACGCTTGATCTCATCGCTAAAGGCTTTGCTAGATGCCTTCTTACGATCTCGCATATCTTCCAGGTCCTGGCAGAGTGCGAATACTTTTGCTTCTTTCGATGTTGTGTTGGTGTCTGTCATAAAAAGTACTGGGTATCGGAATCGAACCGATGCTCGTCCCTCATCTAGGGATTCACAGATATAAGCTGTGCGATGCTTCCAATTACATTAACCCAGTGTTGATGGTTGCCGAGACTTACCTTTAGGAGGCAGAGGTCTCGGTGAGGGAGAACTGACCGCGTGCCGTCTTAGTGGCGCACGTACGAAGGTGACGATAAACCTTACGGTAATCGGCCTTGATGGTCAGCTGCTCGCCTGCAATAGTCTCTTGTACTTTAGTAAGGATATCCTTTACGGACAACTCCTGCTCTGCGGTCAAGATATTACGAATTAGATCCGTGAGTGTGACTTTAGTTTGCATATTGAGTAACGCCGGCCTTTGTATTATTGTCCTGAGGCTGTCGGCCGGCATTAACGGCATCAGGGTTCGTTGAAGACTTCTTGACTGCTTCGAGGATAATATCCTTCAAAGCTTCTTTACTCTTTGGTAACTTGCCAGGTGAGAATTCGATGATCATATTATTATTATTATACTCCTGTTAGTGGGAAAGTGCAACACCCATTTCTTCTTTAAAGTCTTCAATACAACTGTTAATCATAGTGAGAGCTTCTCCAATGGTCTGTCCCTCCCACCATACGTCATCGATATTGATAATGTCTGGAAGGTCACTGAAGCTGACTCCAAGCTTATTATGACAATGAAGATTCAAAGCTCGGCGGAATTCGGAACGAGTCACTGGAGGGTCTTTAGGCCAGATCATGTTACTTCTTTACGTTGTAGTCGCTAAGACGATTGGTACGATAAAGATCCTGAAGCCAGGTGCCGTGAGTGACGTCACACATATGCATGAGGAGGAGTGAAGGCTTACGTTGAGTAAACCCTAAGAGGTGTAGGAGGTGTTTCATTGTTTATATATTATAGCAATTGGTGGGAAAGGTCAATCTTAAAGTGGTACCTGTGATCGGATTCGAACCGATACTGGAGCGATTTTAAGTCGCTTGTCTCTGCCGTTGGACTACACAGGCATAAAGGGTTAGAGGGTTACGAAGTATACTCCAGCTATAAGAAGGAGAGCCTTGTACTCTGGATCGTCTTGACGATCGCTATCAATGATTCCTTCTAGGAGATCATTATCTACACTCATGTGTATAACCTTCGATCCGTGATTAAGAAGAAGATCTGTACGGATCTGACTATCACTCATATCAGGATAGGTTAGCTTGTAATCAGCGAGAAGTGCTTCGCCGGCCATTTCAATTTTGCGATACAGGTTTGAATCAATCATGTATATATAATAAAGGATTAAGGGGGAAATGTCAATCTAAAAAGAAAGAAAAAGGTCTAGTGTGTTCAATGAGGAATAAAAACTTCCCGAGCAGGCTCTCCCTGCAATCTATTCACTAGACCCTTAATCTTTAGCGGCTGCGGCGGCGAGCAGTGAAGCGGCCCTGCTTGTTACGCACGTTGTGAAAACGTGGGCGAAGCATGACGTTATTACTGCGTCCAACGAGACCGAGAATCTCATAGCGACTCTCATTGATGCTCTCAGAGATCAGCTCAAGCTTTGCTGCCTTGCCTGTACGGCTGGAGACAGTGCGGCCAGTGAGATCACTGATATTGCGAACGATCGTATTAGCGATTGTTTTTGTCATTGTTGTTGTTTTCCTTTCTTTCGTTTGTTGCGAAATTCTTTTTCTTACTAGTCTTAGGAACCTTATCTAGTACAATAAGCTTGTTGAACTTGAAGTCCTTTACCATCTGCTCCCAGTCCGCTGTAGCTATTGCCTTCGGTCGGTTCTTTACCCAAGTAGGTACTTGGTAGATAGGTCCTGTCTTTAAAACTCTCTTTGATTGCCATACGTGCATATTAAAATAATACTATAGGTTAAACGTTTATCAAGCGGCTTTCGTTACTGCCCTCTTGAATTTCCTTGGGCGATTGTCTGGAATACGATTGATATCCTTAATTGGACAAGCACAATTCTTCTGTAGAACACACTCGGCGCATCCGAGATTGAGGAAGATGTCTGGGCGCCAGCATGCCATGGCTGTTACCTGGGAACACGTCTCCTTGTCCTTAACCAAATCGATTTCCTGGGTTTGGTAGTTAGGATCCATCTTAGGAAGGGTCTTACGAACCTCCTCCTTACGAGCTTCCCACTCTTCCGGGGAAAGGAATACCTTTTCCTTTTCTACCTTTACCTTAGGCTCTTTAGGCTCCTTCAACTTGATAGCCTCTTTGTCCAGGGAACGACATACGCGACACTTGAACTCGGTAAGGAGTTTCCGGGTATCCCCGTTATACTTTGCCAGGTAATTCGCTAGCTGGTTACCAAACATGGAAACCGTATTATGCCGGCATTCAGAACAGGTAATCTTATTATGTGGGAACTTCTTAGTTCCCTGGAAAGTCTTTACCCAGGTATCAATTCCTAGGTATTCAAACTGGTCTGCCTTGTTGATACGCTCGTTCTTGGGAATACGTTTCCGGGAAACCTTTACTGGTACCCGGGAATCAGCGATGGCTTGTTTCCTGGAAATCTTCTTTTGCTTGTTCTTATTTTTCATACTATTAGTATAACGGATTACCGGGGAAAAGTCAACCCCCAATTAGTGTGGATATTCGATTAGTAGAATGAGATCATCCTCTTTGATGTCGTCATAAGGCACATCTTTATGCGCTGTACGCGCGCTAAACACGTGATAAATCGCGTTATCGTGCATAGACTCGAGCTTTACAGGATCATCCAGATGCTCTGCGTATTTCTCTTGGAGATGGGCGATTAGTTTCCTATAGGTCATATTAGATGGCTTCCTTGGTTTTGTTTGCGTGGTAGTCTTTGTGAACTCTCAAGAAGAGTAATTCGATCTCTTCGTTAATATCTGCAAGCTTAGCGAGGCGAGAGGCTCCATTAAGAGCTTCTGTATCAAGCTGCTTACCAATCAGCTCTAAGGTCTCTACCATACCTTCAATGGTATAAAAGAGATGTATAGAGCGTTCTTCTTCCGACATGATGGAGAACTGATATGCTTTATTTTTCATACTCTTAGTATAAAGGATTTAGGGGGAAAGGTCAACCTCTAAGAACCCCAATCGATCTCGAAGACTCGGACTCCGTCTTTAGGTTCCATCTCGGTAAAGCCCTCGAGGAAGAGGCAAGCGGTGCTACCATCCTCTTGATCAATCAACTGGCGATTACATTCGCTAATGATCTCCCTCCAGCTTGGGTGTTCCATTACTTCGCTGTAGACCTCTTTATCAGAGATCCTCCAGTAATCGCTATAGAAGACGCACTTACCTTCGAATACGGCGCCCTCATCAAAGATATCTGGGTGATTGACAATCCAGTCTCCACTATCCAGACCCTTATCCAAGGTCTTATTTGTCTCAAAGATAGAGAAGGTAAGACCTACATTGCCTTCGCGACTACGGTCTTTACAACGGCCTTCTACGGCCTTCTGGAGGCTATTATAGGAGGAGGTGGCGGTGAGCTCTAGGAGCGGTGAGGTGGCTTTCTTATTCATATATATTATTATCTAGGGTTTAGGTGGTAACGGCACTCTCTTCTTCTCTGTTAATGTAATACTGCCGGCTCCTCCAGGTCTCGTCCCAGTCATCGCTGAGGGTAGTATATTGCACCTGAAGGTCCTTAATCATCTGCTCGACGAACTTCTTCTGGGCGTCAAGGCGGATGAGGCGGTGGTTGTGGGTGGTGATGATCTCGTCGTGGTCTTTATTTTTCATACTATTAGTATAATGGGTTTAGGGGGAAATCTCAAGCCAAATCGCTTACTGGGATCCTACGAGCATTCTGATAGCGCTCGTTGTAATCGCTAATGCTAATACCGCCAGGCCACTCCATAATGTAGTCATCTTTCTCTCCCATATCATTGACGTGGCGAACCCACTTAACAGGCTCAACCTTTGCAAACGCGTTACGGAGGCGAGTATCAAGCATTCGAACAGGCTTCATCCACTTAGGCTCACTCTCGAACATGCCGGTATAGTAAGGCTTGTACCAATAGACGTAGTCATAGACTCGCTGGATCTGGCCATCAATCTTCATCAGAGTGAAGGCCTTGCTGCCCTTGAGGCGGTAGATGTAGGCTCCCATATTAGGCGTTGGTATTGGGGTTGAGGTGGTGGTTGATGTAACTATCGATGGTCTGCTGCGCGGTCCCACTATACTCATAGGTGAGACCATCGAGCATGGCCATCAGGGTTCCGATGATGTAGTCCGGGGACTTGCCCGTGGACTCCAGGTGGGTGACGATATCCTTTACGGTGTTCTTATTTTTCATACTTTAAGTATAAAGGGTTTAGTGGGAAAACTCAAGAACCAAATGTGATAGGGTTATTCGTTTGTAGGTGCAGGTACTGGGGGAGCTATCACAGGCTCTGGGAACTTAGGAGGCTCCGGAGTAGGGGGTAACTCACCAGTCGGATGCTTGGTAGTATCTTCGATCATATATCTATTTAGTATCCCATGGCTCCTTTGAGATCCTCTAGAAAGGTAGTGAAGTCAAGATGGAGGCACTCCTCACTCAAACGCTCTTGAATCTCAGGATCCTCGCTCTCTAGAACGGCTTTAACGTGAGAATCATCTAGGTATTGCTGAAGCTTCTCCAAGGCATCGTAGACATCGCTTCGATACATATGGTAGTTACCAATGATGTAGTCGAGGCCCTTGGGATCTGTATTGATGGTGTATTCTTTATTTTTCATACTATTAGTATATAGGTTTTAGGGGGAAAGATCAAGCGAATACCTCGGCGGCTGTAATATACTCAGCCTGGGCAATACCTTGCTCCCTAAGCTGTTTAATAAGGCTCGCCGCGGTGTTAATATCTATGACCTGGACATAGGAGCTATTATAGCCCTGGAAGGTCAATTCTACTACCGTTCTATTCTTATCATCATATTGATGGACGCCTGTGCGAACACTAACGCCTTCCATGATCGATCCGTTGATGGGGTACTTGTTTTTATTTTTCATACTCTTAGTATATAGGTTATTGTGGGAAAACTCAAGATCTTAATAGGCAGCGTGGGTCTTCCAAAGATCCCTCATCTCCCTCCTAAACATCTGATAGGTCTTCTTGTTCTCGGGAACTGGAGTGAAGTTAGCCATCTTCTCATAGTACTCCTCCAGGGTCTTAGCGGCCTTCATCACGTTCTCGTAATACTCGTCTACTGTGGTGTTGTTATTTTTCATGCCCTTATTATAATAGGGATTGTAGGAAAAGAAAAGAAGATTCTGAGAAATTATAGGCTTGAGGTTTCCCCCATATTGCTATAGAATATATACATAATCAGAACACGGAAGAGCCTCGATCCGAAATAACAGGGCGAACAGGGTGTGACAATCCGAGGGTAGGGTACTGGAGGCTGCTCAAATTCCTAGCGCATTCGAAGCTTGACCTTTCCCCTATTATCCTATATAATTGAACTGGACCCCAAATGCCGGCTGCACCTAGGGTATTATATAGGAATTCTCTGGAAAGGTCAAGCCTAGAATTTTTGACGTGAGTTTCCCTTTCCCCCACTTTAGAATACCTAAATCCAAAATCTCTAGCGACCGGTCATTAAGAAATTAACGACCGGACGTTATAAATCTCAACGACCGGTCGTTAAAAAAGTTAACAACCGGTCGTTATCAAATACCCCTCTATCTGGGTGGGGTTTCCTAATATCCTCCTTTTTCCTTGACTTTTCCCTAAAATTCCTATAAAATTAAATTGGTCTGGGGAAAAATTTGGGGGGCGGAAGGTTTATACACTTTTTCTCTTTATGTTTTCCCGGGAAAGAACCGAGGAAATATTTTGGGGGTTTAAAGTCTTTATATAGATTCTTATGTAACTTAATAGTCTTTATATGAGCTATAAGGGATTTTGTGGAACGTATACTTGATTTGACTTGCTTAAAGTGCTATTAATAGCTAATTGAGAAAGTATATAGAGTTGTTTATATAGGAGGAAAAGGTGTTATTAGCTTTATTTTATACTATAACATAATAGGTTTCTTCTTATAAGGGGTATTATTACTAGAATATAATTCCCGGGAAAAGAATACTTTTTCTTTATTTTTAACAACTTTTCCCTTATTTTTAACAACTTTTCTTTATTGAAAGGGGGTATTTTTTCTTGGTTATGATAGTAAAAATGCGTTAATAGAACATCATGTTGTATTAAATCATAGAGTGCTATTAAATCGGTTATATCAATTCTATACTATATACTATTCTATATAATACTTTAATAGAATCTAATGTTCTATTATTTTATAGGGTTGTATTAATCTATATCTCCGCCTGGGACATTAGGTACTCCCCAGATAGTTTTAAATTTATCTGGTTGTCTTGGTGCTTGATATATTTTTTCCTTGTCGGGTTCTGATAAACTATCCGCGGCGACTATCTCCATATCATTGGCACCGAATTTAAATTTACTCAAGACATTCTTTGCGTGACTAATAGACTTAAAGGTAGCAATTTTGGTTTTATCTTCTCTGGCCATCATATATTTTCCGGTACGTTTGTTTCTTAATACTTGGGTTTTAAGATCGGTTTCCGGGTTACTTTTATAATACCCAGCAGGTATTAATGGTTCTTCTTCTCTTTCGAGTCCATGATTGCGATCGTTTTGTTGATCTCTATAATCATGCCAGGTCTTAGTATAATGAGGAAGATATGAGGGTCTTCTATAACCTTCACTATATTGTTTAAATAGTCTATCGAATTTCATTATTATTATTTATTCTACTATATTATATTATTGGAGAAAACTCCCGACAATACTATAAATAATACTATATGAAGTTTGATACCTTAGTAGCTAATATCCTAGAAGAAAAGAAGGTCAAACGAGATCGTTGTCTTAGAAAAGCCGATGCAGTCTATGGAAAGAAGACCTCGGCCTATAAGTCGGGTGCCGTTGTAAGATGTCGCCGAGGAGAGATCTGGAAAAAGAAATGAGATTTGATTCTTTAGTTACTACTATCTTAGAAGGCTTTGAGAAAGAAAAAGAACAGGGTCTTCATGGCTGGTTCTCTCGCCGAGGAGCCGATGGTCACAAGGGCTGGGTGGATTGCAAGACTGGTAAGTCCTGTGGTCGTCAAGCAGGAGAGAAGCGTAAAGGTTATCCAGCTTGTCGACCTACTATGGCCATGTGTAATAATAGAAAGAAGCTCAAGAAGGGATCTAAACGTATCTCCTGGAAAAAGAAATGAAATTTGATAAACAAGTCCATTCTCTATTATTAGAGCTATTCGATAGTCCATCATCTTCTTGTTGGATAGAACTCTTAAGTGATGAGATGTACAGAAGCTCCTTTACTTCTCCATCTAATGTTAACTATGCTATTAATCTATTGAGAACCTATATCTATGATACCTTTTCTACTACGGAAGTTGATACGCTATCTCCTAATATCAAGAAAGCCTTAGAGAATAATGCTCCCTATATACTATCCTTTAATGAAGAAGGTTATGAAGACGACGAAAAGGATCCTCATGCCTTAACGGGTTCCGGGTCATCTCCTCAAGTATTCGGCACGGTTATGTCTTCTCTCAAGGACTTTGTTTACAAAAAGGCTATCCTATTTAAGAGAACTAAGAAAGATGTTCTCTGGCCAAAGTCTCTAAGTCTTGATACTTTAAAGCCACTGGAAGACAAAGGGGATCTCAAACGTATAAACATTCCCGACATTAACGTAGTTGTACTCTCAGCTTCTAAGGCAGAACCCTCAAGAGTCAGACTCTATGATCGTATGTCTCCTTATTTCTCTAAACAGCTCTCCTGGGACTTCGGTACTATAGATACAAACCAAGATCGTTACTATATCTACGTTAGGAAATAAGAGTCTTGCTTAGCTCTATGAATTTCATAGTCTAGCTTATCACTCACAGAACCTCCATACATCATCTGTTGCTTGAGTATATTAACTAATATCTCTATAATGTATTCTGGTGACTTCTTGTTCTTTAATAGAAGCTCAACAAGAACTTCTGGGCTTGGAGATTCCATATAGATACTTATCCATATGGAATGGGGTATTACTTCTTGATAAGATCAACGTGATACCTAAAATTAGGTAAGTCAATCGGTAGTTTAATCTTCTTAAAGTCTTCTGTCTTTATATATAAACAAATAAGAAAACCAATAGCTATGAATATTGCACATTTCATAATACTATTATAATAGGTTTTAAACCAATTACAACCCGTTACTCTGATTGAATATTAAAGAAGACTGCTCAGGTATTACTTTGAAATTATCATCCAAATGAAGCTCTAAGGTCACCGGATAGAATGGTAATGTAATACTACGATCACTTCCGGTATCTATCTTAATGCCACTAGCATCTTCTACATTGACCTCAATAGGAGCTGGCTTCTCACCTTCTTCTCCCTCATACCAATCTACTGTAAAAGGATCTATCTTTAAACCATATACAGAAACATCTTTGATACCATAGCTTCTTATATCAAGCTCTAAGGTATAACGAACTCTAACCTTAATGCCATAATCATCTAAAGAATATCCATTAGGCTCTCTGGAATGGAATAAATCTAATTCTACTTCTGCTTCATACTCATTGTCAGCTAAGTCTTCTAAGAGAATCTTACGAGGCTTAACAATCTTATTAGTATAAGCTTGTTCTAATATAATTTGATCATGGTCTTTCATCTTTATTACTTATAATAATTAGTCCAACATTTCAAAATATTGTGGAAAGAATCCTTCTAGCCTTAGGTATTCATTCAAAGCAAATACCCTTTCCATATCTTCATCTACATTAATGTCCTGGCCTTGGAACTTCTTTATTCCAATAACCAATTGATTATCTTCAGCATTATAGAAGACATTGTAATCTTGACCCTTAAACTTAATGTGTAGTTGTTCATCTGTTTTCATTTCAAGCTTCTTAAATTATACCATAGCGAACGCTTTGTTTCAAAGTATTTAAATATCTCTTGTATCTCTCTCTGGTCCTTAGGAACAAAGATCTCTGTGACTCCTACTATCTTCTCCTCGATATAAATGTTCTTAGGATACTTTGCTAATAGCTCTTGTTCAGCTTTTAACACTTCGTCCTCTGGTCCGTATGCAGAAGTCATAGGACTTACATACCAGTCTTTATATTTGTCCTCTTTAAATCTCTTCATGAAATCATAATGATGAGTGTGTCCAAACTTATAGAACTCTCCGGCTCCACCTCTCTTAGGTATGAATCTTGCGAAATATAATTTTAGGTTTCTCATAGTACTTGCCAGGCTTCTTTAATAATTTGAAAGGGTTTGACCAACATGCCATGATCATGGATAACTCCATCAATAATAGCGAAGCAATGACTTCTATTAGCAACATAGTATCTACCGGTCGGAAACCTCTTGAGAAACTTCTGTAAGGTAATAGAAGCGAATTTAAACTTTCGAAATTTAAGTCCATGAACTCTTTTAGAATAGTTTACCATCTTCTCTGGCCAATGTCCACGGCGACGAACTCTTTTGGTCTTAACTCCAATGCGATCTGCAATAGTATAATCTAGCCCTGTAATGATAGCGAACGCTACGATAGTACAATTATTAGTATCCTGGATACCAGAATCTTTGAAGCCACCGTCATTGTATTGATAAGGTATTGTGGTGCTGATCATCTATATATAATATTAAATTATTAGAGGAAGGTCAAGATAAAAAAATAGGAGCCTTGGCTTGACTAAAACCTTAGCTCCTATTTTTCTTTTATACGTTATCCCTCACCACTAGTAGGTATCGACGGGATCAACGAGTCTACTTATTTTCTTTATCTCTCTGCATTTTGCTCCGACTTGAGACGGTTGGAGGGGTTACTCCAGTAGCATTACTAAAGAAATTATTGGTATGAAAGACTTTTTATATTATAAGCCAGCCTCTTTGGCTGAGAGCTTGTAGAGATTAAGCAGCCACTTAATCATCTACTCGGTGTTTCCACACTGGCAATTTTTAAAATGTATTATCAAAGATCTATTCTTATTTATTTATATTAACTCCAATTGCTGGTCATTGCAACTTCTTTTTACATTATTTTTTAAATAATAATAATCTTTAAGAGTTGCATAGGTTGCTAACATCTTTGGATCTTCTGGCCAATCCAAATAAGGATTAATATGTTCCACAAGACGTGCTGCAATCTCTTGCCATTTATATAATTCCATAGCTGTCTTGTCCATGCTACCAGCCATTTGTTCGACTAGTTCTTTCCAGTAGTTTTTTTCTTCTTCTAATGTCATAAATTGTTTAAAGGCAATGGGTAATACTCTTCTAGGTTTTGAGAATACTCACAGAATGGTCCCCAAGCATTAACCCAATTCTTTGCTAATGCACTTGCGTTATCGTCTTTTAATAATTCGCAAGGAGATCCTTTGTATGCTTGTAACTCCTTTAAAATCAATGGCATATCACTTTCTGTTATTTGTTCTTTCATTTTATTCTTTTAATATATTTTGAAGTTCTAAAGTCATTGAAATTTGGATGCGTGTCATTATCTATGATCCATGCTTCTTCAACTTTATCAACTAATTGATTGAAATGTAATTCTGTATTTTTATATGAATTCATAATTCTTTCTTCCGGAACATTTCTATTTCTTCTTTGATTGGATTCTATAGATGTTTTTAAATCTACTTTAACCCAAACTAATACAATTCTAAAGCCATCTGCTTGTGATTGATTTATAAGTTCCAAAAGCTTTTGATAGCTACTACCAATCTTTTCTATAACTATATTAGACCTATTGCGTACGTGTGTAGCATTGTAACGATGTTTATCAAACTTTGGAGATACTCTATGATGCAATTCATTAGTGTTCTCCGGATTGGACAAGTCTTTCTTTTCTTTGCGAGCCAATAGCTCTGTCCACTTGTCTGATGTTAATACTTGAATGTTAGGAAGATTAATCAAACCATATTTAAGAACCGCTGACTTACCTGAAGCCGGCATACCATAAAGAATAACTAGATTGTGATCTCTAATGTCGGGCGTTACATTCCTTTCTTCTTTAATAAATTCTTTAAATTGCATATTATTTTATAGTTTGTAATACATCGTTAGGAATAACTCCAACGACCCAATCAATATTTTTGTATCCATACTTCTCTTTGATCTTTTGATTGATCTCATCATAGGTTGCTTTGGTATTAATATTATCGTCTATAACTATTACAGATTTGTTTTCTAATTTTACATTTTCAAAATTAAAGAAACCTTCCGGAAGAAATGCTGCTTGAAGATAATTTGATCTTGAAGCAAATTGTATATCACCAGAAGCTACTTTATTTAAATCTATAAGATCTTTATCTATAATAAGTTTTGATATTTTTTCTACAGAAAGGGGTTCATTTTTTAATTCTTCATCGTCTTTAGATATATTTAAAAGTTTTATCAAAGCATCTTTGGCTATATCTTTTCTAGCAACTGATGTGTTCTTAGCAGAAACTAATTTATCAATACAATAAGGATCTTTTCTATATCTTTCTACTAGATCACCTAAAGTATTCTTAGGTACTAATTGTTTATCGGTTGCTCCTACTTTATCTTTAACTGCTTCGTTAAAAGGAGATCTTGAATGAATATACAAAACTGTTGAATCAGGTTTTTCAATTAATAAATTATTAACTATAGCAGCTGTATTATCTACAACCGAATCGTAATATTCTTTTCTTAATCTTAATGTAACTGGATCTTCTGATTTTTTATCAGAGTCTCTTCTTGATTTAGATAAATGGAAAAGGAATAACTTTAAATCTGATGTCGTGTTTACAAGTGAATCATAGACACTAGCGGCATGAACATTACCTTTCTTTAAAGAACCAAAGAGTCGAGCTATAGTATTATCTGTTTTATTTTCTGTAAACTTATAATTCTCAACTGGTTCCTTTGCTGTATCCTTTTCGATAAAGAATACATCCTTCCAGGTTTTAGGTGCTTTGTATATGCGACCTGCTGCTCTAGAAGGATGGTATTTAGCTTCTTTAAAGAATTCTTTAAAATTCACTAAACTATTTACACTCCTCCGGTGCTATCACCATTGTCATCCTGTTGGAATTCAATCACATTACCCTTAGCTTTGAGACCTGCAATGTGTTGAGGATCAAGAATAAAATCACGAATCTTCTGGTGAAGGAAGTTAAGCTTGGCTTTGAGGTCGTCGCAAGCCTTTGTAAGCTCCTTACGAGTGTCTTTCTTCTCGACACCATCGGCAACTGTGCTCTTGTTGATCTTATAACCAAAGAGATGCAACAAGCCGTTGTTATTATTAACCCTGATACCTTTGCCATAATTGGTGTAGGTATCCATTTGCTTCTGTGTGCGAGCCTTAGGATTACGATAGAGATTAAGGAGGTGCTCCTTGGCTTGACCTTCCAATTCTGTCTCTGGCTCATAAGCCTCGAGCTTCTTATAGTCTTCTTCCTTAGCCTTCTTATAGTCAACATTCAAATGAACATTGTAAAGAGCGGTTTCACCAAGCCCTTTGGACTTGTACAAGAAGGATGCAATAGTCTGCCCCTTGCTAAGATAATCAAGGAGCTGGGTGATGAGTTCCTGGGTGTGCTCTGCACCAGTCTCGGTGGTGATGTTCTCCATATAAACTGCGGTGTATGCTTCTGTTAGGTTGTTGTTATTCTTCATGTATATATAATATGTAATAATTAGGGAAAGATCAACCCAAAAGAATCCTTTAAAATTAATACTTGATATATCGTAAAGCTTTATTAATATAGAAACAATGTCTAATAACATTCTAACACGCGATCAGAAGAAATCCTTAGCACAGGAACTCTTTCAACAAGGTAAGTCTAAGACTGAAATATCTAATCTTCTAGGAGTACCTAGATCAACTATATTTGATTGGGTATCAGGTCGTAAGCATCATACAGTTACTACTATTGTAGATGAATACTATACAGAGGATGGAGAATTAGATGGTGAAGATGTTTATGTTCCAGCTGATCCCATTGCTTCTATTCTATCACAATCTGCTCAAGATAGGGATGCTAAACAGTTTATTCAAGAGTTAGCACCTATTGTTTATCCAGCACCAGAGAGAACAAAGGTAAGACAAGAAGCTAATAAGATTGCTTGTGTTATTGGAGATACACATTTTGGTTGTGAGGATTGGAATACTTTAGACCTTTTCTTACAAACCGTTGCAGAGACTAAACCAGAGAAGGTTATTCTCAATGGAGATACTATGGATATGTTTGCAGTAAGCAAGTATCCAAAGGACGCTCGTTACAAGCAAAGTCTTATTAAGGAGAGAGAAGCATATCATAAATTCTTAAAGCTTCTTCATGATGTTACAGAACCATTTGGTTCAGAGATTTTAGAGACTAATGCTAATCATTCCGGTAATTCCGTTGAAGGAAGGCTTTGGAGATATCTTAGTGCTCAGCTTGGAGAGTTAGCAGAGATTGCTAAAGATGAACTTTCATATCAGAATCTTTTCTTTCCTAAGGAGTCCTGGAGTAGAATCAAGTTAGTTGATGAGGTTATTCTTCCAACAAACTTTATTGTCTATCACGGAACAGTTGTTAGAAAGATTGGAGCTATGTCTGCTCGTGGAGAGTGGGAGAAGAAGATGACTTCTACTATGACTAATCATACTCATAGAATGGGAATGACTTGTCAAAGAATTCCAGCAGCTGGTCTTCGCGGAGACATTTATAATACTAACTATGAGAATGCTTGTGCTTGTAAGATGGATCCAGACTATGCTCCTAATTGTAATTGGCAAAACGGATTCTCAATTATCAATTACACAGATGATGTAATTGGTGTAGAACCTATTGTGGTTCACGGAAACAAAGCTACAGTTACTAGCTTAGGAAAGACGTTGAGAGTCTGAGAAATGTCTCTTGAATGAAAGACTTTTTAATTCAGCTTCGCCAGCTGCTTTTCTTTTCTTTTCTTCTTCAGCTCTAGCAGCTTCTCTTTCTGCTACATCTTTTCTAAGTTGAGCTTGAACGGGTCCAAATAGTTTTTTAAAATCTTCGTAAGAGGCTGGAGCATTTAGATCTTCTAATTCTTTTAGAAAGTCTTGAGCTTCTTGTTTATCAAATGGTCCATAAGACTTTTGACCATCTAAGACTTTATAATCCTGGCCACCCCAATGGACTATGCGAGCCATGATTACTCCTCGGATTTTTCTGGAACTTCTGACAATGAAAGATTATCAGCTAATGAAATAAAAGACTTTGGAAGATGATCTTTAACAGTCATATCCAAACCTTTATAAAGTCTCTTAACCTTTTCCATATCACCTTTCTTAAGGTTTTCTGCCACATCAACCAATTCCCTTAAGTCTTCTACATAACGATCTAAAACCATATCATATTCTTTGCTTCCAGACCAAATCTCGGCAAATGTATGTCTAACACCATCATTGATGTGCTCTTCAGCTGCATGGAGAACTTCCTTAGCAAGATCCATATAGTTAAATGATTCTTGTACTATGCCTACTTTACTGTAAGCTTCGGCAATTAAATTGATATCTTTCTCGTTCATTATCTATTACTTACCCTCTTTGACTGCTTTAACTATTGTAAATTTAAAAAGTAAAAGATCCTTTTTAGACAATGAATTGTTATCTATTAATTGCTTTGAAGAAGAAACTATATTAAACCCTTCACTTACTCTTTTAGTTTTATCTTCTAGCACACTTTGAGCTTCGTCGGGAGTTTTATAAAATCCCATCCATTTAACCGTAAGTTGATCAACAGAGTGCACTATATACTTACTCCCTTTTACGGTCGCAAATTTAATGATTTTGTATAACTATTCCTTCGTCGGTATTCCAATTATATTTGGGAGAATACTTTTGAACTTTTTTAGGTTTATAATCTTTAATTCTACAAGGATTTTCTTCGGTATAATGCCAAGAATAATCTTTTAAATGTTTTTTAACTTCTCCCATGGTATCATAAGGAGAGCACATAGAATCATACCAAGCAGCTCCTGACCATCGTTGTACAACGTATCGGCTCATGCACAAATGTTCTTAGAGAAATTCTTTACAGCAGACCTTGAACCAATAGGCTCATAATACATCTTAGTTTCTTTAAAAGATTGTTGAGACATAATTTGTATCTCTGCTCCGGTTTTATGGCCGAATACCATTCTACCTAATCGAGGTTTAACAAAATTATGTTTCTGCGCACAAGCAGCACAAACAACGGTATTAGGGAGAATCATGAGACGCTCCGTTTCAATTGGGTTACAACAGGTTCTGCAATTCATATCCAAATATATTAAAGATTAATATTTGGAATTGCCCGATCTCTTTTTACGTTTAGGTTTATATTCTTTAGGGAGATTTAAAACCTTTCTTCTATATTCTTGATACCATCTATCAAGTGCCTTAGAATCTTCATTACTAAAGCTAGATTCTTGTCCAAACGATCCAAAGTTATTTTGGGTCATCTTCTGTTATTATTAATTTTTCTTGTTTGGATTGTTCTGTAAGACCCCAAGCTGATGGTGAAGAAACCATATTAGCCATAAACGCTGCTAATAGGAACCACCACGGATTGGCATTTCTCCAAAAAATAACGTAAAAGAAAGGTAGAAAAGTCAAACTATACATGCAAATGCAATATACAATATAAGTTATGTGTTTCATTATTAATATAATATTATATTATAATAATAAATCAATCTCTTTTTCTAGAAGGTCTTTTTGTTTTTATCTTAGTCTCTTCGTCTATATGAATCTTTCCGGCGGTCAATATATGTTTAAGAGTTAAGAAAGCTTCTTCTGCTTCTTCCTGTTCTATTAAGTCTTCACTAAGACTATCACATATCAAATCAAAAGTATCATTAACGTAATTTTTAATAAAGGTTTCTAGCTTTTTGGAATTCTTTATATAATCTTGATACTGTTCTGCATATTCAATAGATATTTCACTAACACTTCTATTAATAATATCTATTGTACCATCTCGCATTTTATTACGAAGGTCATCCAAATATTCTTTTTCAGTTTCTTCATAAAACTTTTTAGCAGCATTCTGGAAATCTTTTAAAACCTTTTCCTGAATGTATTCTTTAGACTTTGAAGCCTTCACACTTATACTTATGAAGTATAAGGATAATAAAAAATACTATTTAACTGGATACTTTTGTTGCAACTCCTCGTATACACTATGGAGAGCCCTTTGTAATCTTCTCCAAGGGCCTTCCCATTCCTTCTTCTCAAAACCTTTTTCTGTCTCTTTGGAAGCACCATAGAGACCAACTATTGTCTCTAAGAACTCTTGGCTACGTTTAAGATACTGAGGTATCTTAAGATTTTTATATTCAAAATAATTTTCTGGAGGAGAACTAAAGAATGCTTTAAGTTCATCTAAAATAAGATTACGTCTAGCAGCCCAACCCTTTTCTGGATAACCTTCTGTCTTGTTTATTTGTTGATACTTGCGATATTCATTCTCCATGAAATGGCGAACGTTACCAACCACTTCACCTATTTGAACTTCTAATTCTCCTGGGTCTGTATAATAATCTACTCGATCCCATTCTAAATTATTACGAATATCTTCTATAGCTTGTTCATATTCTTTGGTCTTTTCCTTATACTTTTGGACTCCGTGAAGTAACTCGTGAGATATTAAAGCATAAAGGTCTTTCATCTTACCACCTACATAATCATTATTAATAACGATTACTGGTTGATTGACTCCAGCTCCTCTATCTACTTCGTATATAATTGCTGAAAGGTCTTCTAAAGGATTGTCATAATTGACGAATACTAAAGCATTAGTATTTTGATATCCTTCTTTCTTCTTACGATCTTTAAATTTAATATTACTAAGTTGTACTCCGTGATATTTGTCCGGACCTACTTTAACTTCTTTAAATACTATGGGTTTATTGTTTATTCTATATTGGGACAATTCTTTTATTTGAGACTTAGTAATCTTTTTAGGATTTATTCCTATTTCATCCATCCATGCTGTTGCTTCTTTATACTCATCTAAAGCTTTTAACACTTGAGCATTCTCTTCTGGAGTGAGTTCTAAAGCTCTTGCTTCATTAAGAAGCTTATCTGTTATAATATTAAACCTTTGAGTCACTATATATTTATCACAGATCAAATAAATTCATAATCATTAATCGAATATAAAGATACTCTTTATAAATCAAAAGATAAATGATCTCTGGACCGTTTTTAATAAAATAATAAGTCAACCAAAAGTAATATTTTAATTTTTCAAACATTACATTCCTCTGCCTCCATGCATTCCCCCTCCACCACCCATACCGCCTCGCATTCCACCTCCGCCCATACCACCCATACTTCTTCCTTGATAAGATCCGCCCATGCCTCCTCCGCCCATACCACCCATACTTCTTCCTTGATAAGATCCACCCATGCCTCCTCCGCCCATACCACGACCTTGATATGATGCACCCATGCCCCCTCCACCATTCATACTTCTTCCTTGATAAGATCCACCCATGCCCCCTCCACCATTCATTGCTCTGCTTTGATATGACCCGGCACCATTCATACCACGACCTTGATAAGATGCGCTAGGATTCACTGTCGCGGCTGTAGCCGTTGTGGTACCACCTGTAGCTGTCGTTGTTCTGTTATAGGTAGTATTACCATTATTGCTAGGACCTGTATAACTTCCTCCGGTATAAGTGTTATTAACTGTAACATTTCCGTTATTACCATTATTCCAACCAAATAGGCTATTACCTGAACCGCTTCCCGAGCCTCCACCATAGTTATAACCTCCCCATCCCATACCATTGTAAACTGGATAATAACCTCCACTATAACCTTGATATCCACCAGCATACACAGGATATCCTCCTCCACCCACTACTCCATACCCTGCGTCTATAGGACCCGGATAATAAGCACAAGCTGAAAGGCTAATAATTGCTACGAATAAGATTAATTTGTATATGTTCTTCATGATTTAAATATATTATAGATTTAAATGTGGATACTCAACTATATTTTTTCTTTATATGCTCCCAAGCTCTTTCGTGTACATAGTATAGAATAGTTTTTGCAAAGAAGTCAAATACAGATACTCCTAATGAAATAAAAGGCTTACCAGTAAAGAAGAAACAAGCGAGGAAGGTAGTTATAGAGCCAAGGATTCTATAAGAGATAGCTTTGAGTAATGATACAGTTCTAGTCTCCATAATCTTAAATTAAAACTCTTCTAAAGCTTCTTTTGCCACTTGATCCTTCTTGTATTGATAGTAAGGCCCTTCAACAAACTTATTCAAATTTACTACATTAAAAAATGTGTTTTCATTATGAAGAAAGTACCAAGTATCATCTCTAGGGTCAAGAAAGATATAAATAACTTCTCCTTTCTTATTAGAGACTTGAGCATAGTTAAATGAACTACCTTCTTTAAGAAACTTAAATGAGCCTATCTTATAATCTTTTTTGTACATATTAGTCTTCTTTAGGGTTGTTTACTTCAATCATCTTCTTTTCAGCAATTGCATATACTTCAAAGAAATCTTTAAAATCTTTTTTTTGCTCTTCATTCAAATCTAAAAGTCTAGGACCAACTGATTCCAGAGTACAACATCCTTCCTTCTTATCATATTTTAACCAAGCAATAACACAACATATTTCCTTGTGCTCAAAGAGACTTAAAGAAATATAAGCTCCATTAGGACTACGAAGATGATCACCTTCATTGATATATCCTTTATCAAGATATTCTTGAATCTTACCATATCTTTCATTAGGTGACCACACAATAAACTCTCCGTTATCAATAGATGGATTAATGTTACAGTTATTTCTAAACTCTACATTGTTGATTCTTACTTTGATGTTCATTTTTTTAAAAATTGATGACTAGGAAATACTTTGGTGGTACTTCGGACAGGCTACACGTTCATCGTATACTATGCTTCGCTATCACCTGTTGCGGAAGTTCTTTAGCTTTCAGAACTCGCACCCTAGTCAAATTATTAATATTTCTTAATTTGCTTTCCGCCTTTAACCATAACGAACCCTTCGACCTTACCTTTTTTGATAAGGTCGAAGTTGTTGTTATAAGCTTTGCGGTTTGATGTTCTTTCTCTTGATCCTTTGCCTGCCATATGATTAAGCCCTCTCCTTCTTAGGGAAGAGGGTCTTGAGGGTCCTTTCGAAATCTGCTCCGCGAGTTGTGAGAGCGGACTCTGCACCGACCCAGAACTCACTATTGAACCGAGTGTCGTCTTCGAGACGGGTGAGACCTCGTCCGAGGTTATGACCACCGTGAGTCATGTTCTCCTGAATGGTATTGTAAACCCTCCAGAGATCATTACCCTGATCAACATCCCGACGAACTCCGAGGAGTGCATCTGGCTTGATGGAGGTAGGAAGGTTCTGGCGATAGCGGAACCTGATGTAGTGAGCGAAGCGCGCAAGAGCGTTCTTCTCTTCCTGAGAGAGGATACGATCTCGGAACTGCTCAACCTTCTGTCCGATGACGCTGAACTGCTTGATGCCCTGCTCCATAGTGCTCATGAGCGTGGAGAGCTTATCATCACCGAAGCGATGCATTGCTCGGATATTAAGGTTAGCTCCTGTGGCAACCACAAGACCGTTAGAACAAACCAAACGGAAGAAGCCCATCATAACCTGGAACCTCTTGGAGCGGTCGTGGCTATTGATGATGCTGATCTGAGGCATACCCTCACCAACAAGACTGCTGTCTTTGTGTTGGGTCTGGATGAGGTCTACCTTATGCATTCCGTAACGGCTCTTGCCCTGACGAACGTTGCGGATTGTCCATCCAGAGTCGATTGCCTTCTCGAGGAACTCTCCGGTGTTGATGAAGCTGTAGCGATCTGAAACGATCGGTGAAGGCTCCGTTGCGGCGATTGCTGGCGCCATCTGAATTGCTTGGTTTAGTGTGTATGTGTCCATATTATTTTTTTATTAGGTGTTTGTGTTGTTGTTATTCTTCCTCTTAATAATATCCCCATTATTGGGAAAACTCAAGCCAATTGGGAAAATTATTTCTTTTTAGATGTAAATTTACCCTTTGCATCTCTCTTAGAGACGCGAGGCTTACGAAACTTCTTAGAAGAAAGGATAACCGAATTTACTTCATCTTCACTAAGCTTACGGTATTTTAGGAAGTCTATTCCTTCTGCAAGGTTCAAACCTTCTTTAGCTAAGAAGCTTAAACGCTTTAATAGATACTTGCCATGATATCCGTGTCCTTCTTCTGAAAGATGATTTATCTCTCTAAAGATATTAATAATGTCATTCTCTGAACCATTCCAATAGTCTGCTGAGATTAAAGAATCTTCATCTTCTGCTAGGTTAGCATTGATATCACACCAGCGACTAAAGTCTACTAGAGTTTTGCTACAAAGAATAACCTTTGAAAGAAGATTACTTGTATAAGATAAACTTCCAAACCAAATTGATGTTGCATTTGTGTATTTCATAAGACCTATAATAATAGGTCAATGTATACCAAAGTCAACTACTTTTGAAAATAAAAGGTAACACTAGCTCTTTGATCCGTCTTGCTATTAACTTCAAAAGAAATAGGTTTAAAGCCTTTTGAAATTAAATCTCTTTGAATCTTATCAATCTCTACATTGATATATGCTTCTCTTTGAGCAAAGCTAGGCTTTCTTGGTATTGGTATTATTATGGTTTGTTTTTGCATTAAATTTAATTCTTGATTTTCGTTAAAAGATTTACTATTCTTTCTATACAATCAGCAATCTCCGAAACTTTTTTCTTATGGAGGGGTACACTAGGTGTGGGTAATTCTACAGTTACATTACCAGCTATACTTTTATTTACATTAGCTTCAAAGCCGGTTTGAACCGGTGATATAGGATTACTTGTGTAAGAGTCCATTTAAGATACTTACTTGTCCTTATGCATAAAAGCAAATGGACATTTAGCAACTTCTCCTTGTTCAAAGTTTTTAGGAGTTCTAAAATTCTTTAAATATCTATCAAAGAATTCTGTATGAGCCTTGTCCCAAAGTCTTTTGAATTGTCCTCTATCATAAGAGAATTGAGACTTAAAGTGTTCTCTCTTAAAAGGTATCACTTGCATAATAGGAGTTCCTTTAGGAATCAAACCGCTGAAATCCTTTCTGAGAAAGAAAGGGAAATGGACTGGAGAAGGATACTTGTCTGTGTCAACCATAGAGGTTAAACATTTAAACGGTAGATCATCATAATGTAAAGGATGAGTAAACAAACAAGACCATCCCTTTGGGGTTTTGGTTATCCAATGATTAATCCATTTAAATACTGTAGAATAAAAACCATCTGGAGTAGGATATAAATTGTGTTGTTCCTTTCTAGTTCCAGATATTATTTCTAAATCTTCCCATGCCCATTGGAATTTTATCTTATCTTGTCCTTCATTATACACCCAAACATCACAGGGTAATAATATATGATACCCAGAAGTCATAGCATCTACTACTGGCATACATTTCTTAATAGTGCTATTAGGGTCGCTATAAGAGTCTATACCTTTTTTATCGTCTATATAAGAGGGAGTATTCTTAAACCAAACTGGGGTATTGCGAGAGCTGGGTTCTGGTTTAGGTGCTATTTCTAAAAATTCTTTGGTTTCAGCTATAAATTTAATTAAGACCTTTTTATTGAACATATATTTAATTTAACATAAATTAAGACCTTTTCAATAAATATTTTAAGATGGATCCTAATATTACCATTTATAATTCTTATCGTAAGTCGCTTAATACCATCTTAGGAAGTTTTCCAGTGTATAATAATATAGCTGCTGGATGTATAGCTAAAAAGAATGTAGCTGTAGAAACTGCTTTGGATTTATTAGCATTAGACGAGGTAGCCGATCAATTCTTTCTTATACAAGAATTTCCAGGAGATTCTCCTTTATATGATCCATTTACAGATATAGGATTATTAATTGATATTAACAGCAGGACAATTAGACCGGATGCGTATGAGGAGATTTACACTTACAATTTGCTCATATAGTGTAAATATATAAAATAAAATTATGCCCGGAGTAAGAATCACAGATCTACCATTAGATAATTCAAAAATTTCAAATGCAGATACTTTTATAAAAGTAAATGGAGACACCACCTACAAAGTAAATGGTGATACATTTGTAAAACAATTTTCAGGTATCACCGATGCTGCTAGTCTTGGTGATGGAATACCTATATTCAGTTCTTTATCCCCTGATAGAACAAAACTTATCTTTAATACTATATTAGAAGGGTTTGGAATAGACCTTATACAAGGCACTAACACTTTAACTATACAATTACAAGCTGGAGCATTCATAACTCGAAACATGATTGCTCCGGGTACTATTGACGCAAGTTTATGTGCTCCTGGTCTTATTTCAGCCGATATTATTCAACCGAATAGTATTGGTTATTCTGAATTAAAAAACGGAGATTCAACAGAAGCTGTTCAGGATAGAATAGCAGATGCTTGGGTTAATTTTAACGGAGCAAGAGTAACATCCGGAACTGGATATGCTCCAGAGGTGCGAACAGCTGGATTTACAGATGTTGCTGGTAATGCTGGTGATCAAACAATAGAAATAAATTGTCCTAATCACGGGATAGCTACTGGCAATACAGTTAATCTTTCTAATATACAATATTTTGCTGGTGCTGTTGTTACGGTACCTACTAATAAAATATTACAAAATAGAGTATACGTACAACAATATCAAACATTTAATAATAGTCAGGTTTTTGTAGCTGGTAATTACATAGCAACAAAAATAAATAATAATGTCTTTCGAGTCAAAGTTCCTAGAAAAGTTTACGGTACCTCATCGGGTAATGTGACAGTTAAAAAGGCTGTAGGTGCTCAAGCTAATGGTGTTTCTGGAGATCAAATTAGTTTAACAGCTGGGTCACCAAATGGTCAATGGCAAGCTAGTATTGGTACTATTAAATGGGCTGCAACAGATGTTGGTGTAACCTTTTACATCTCAGCACCAGGCATTTATAATCAAGAACCTATAAGAATAACTAGTATTGACACGGCAACTAATACCGCACAATTTACATTATTAAACGGTAATGCAGCAGATTCAAGAGTGTTAACAGGTAATGCTTATACATTTAATAGCTTTGGTATACGTTCTTGTTTTAACGTGGATGGTATATCAAAACTTGGCACCGGACAATGGAAGGTATCATTCAGACATGATAGATCAGATAATTTATATGCAGCTGTTGGTAATTGTAATGATCCTTCTACAACACCGGATACAGCCATTTTAAGTGTAAATTCTCAAGCAAATACAGATGTTACTATAACAGCTACTAGAGTATCACCACCAGCTAAGAATGCAGTGACTTCTGGTTATGTGGATTCAACAAATATTTCATTAGTTGTTTTCGGAATATAAAGGCGTTTATTATAAGTATTTTAACTTATGGCCATGACATCTAGTGTATCTTTAAATACACAAGCCCCTCTACCTTACAAAGACTGGATAGAGTATCAAGATGCATTAATACCAGAAAATGCTCAAGAAGCTTATTTAGAATATGTCCAAAGCTGGTATAAGAAACAACTTCAAGACAAAAAAATTGTAAAAGATAGTGTAAAGCAACAATTTATACAATTAGCTAAAGATCTTAGTTTCTTATTTGCAAATGCTGAAACCCAAGACCCTTTCTTAAGAAATATAGATTATAATAGTGACGAAAATTTAATTTATGCAATTCCTTTCTTTGCTAAGAAATTAAGACAGATAGCCACAGTTTTACAAAACAAAAGAGAAAACGTTAAGAGAGCAAAGTTAAAATATAATTTAGTAGGTTCCAATGAGGGTTTAGAAAAATTACTTTATGAATATGTTTTAAGAGGATTTACCAATACAAAAAATTCTATTACCCAAGTACCAGCTTCACCTTTAATAAATTACTTCCCAGATCTTTCTGCTGTAAAAGACAATTTCTTTATTGAATTAGAAGAATTACATGATACTCAATCATATTTTGATTCAGACCCTTCTGTTAATATAAATCAATATCTAGATATAAATTCTTTATCAAATACATTTCCTTTAGAAGGTTTAAATGAAGAAGAGATCAATACAATTATTTCTACAAAGCTTTTACCAAGAGTAGCTGATACACCTTTATCAAATATTTTTAAAGATTATGTTTTAAATACTCCATCATTATCAACAGTTTCTTTATCTTCCTTTGCTACTAATTTGGTTTATAATGAAATACATGCTTCGACCAAATACCTTGGAGAACCGGTTTATGGTTTAACTGCTGTAAGATTGGAAGATGTTAATATACCTGATGTTGTTTTAAATTTAAAATTTGAGCAAGGTAATAATTGGTTCTATTGGCCAAGCGGAAATAAAATATTAAATAATGATATTTTCAATAACAATTTAGATCCAGTATACATTAATAATTCTAATTTTGTTTCTTCAAGTGCCACTGGAGGAACCAATTATACCAATTCAGATTTAATTTTTACAGATAAAAACGGTATTGTCGAAGGAGCTTGGTTGCAAGGACCACACACAGAAAGACAAGACTTGAATATAGTTGTTAATATAAATGGAGCTTCTACTAGAGATTTTATATTTCCTTTCCCTGGTATTAAAATATCTTCTAAAGAATTAACATTCCAAGGATATGCTATAGATGATACTATTAACGAAGGTATAGATAAACTTGCTACACAATCAAAAGTTAAATTGTTAAGTGATTATTATTCTTTTTCTTTGCCTAATACTTCTAGTAATTCAATTTACATCAATCAAACAACTTTAATAGATTCGGGAGCATATGCTTCAGAATTTTCTCCAGAAGCAGATAATATAATAAAGAAAACAAAACAAGAAGCTTCTTTACCTATTTATAGTGAAATTAATAACGGTGTAATAGATCAATCATATTTATTTAAATTCCAAAGAACAGATTTACCAATCGCTTTAGGAGCTAATAATATTCACTGGCCTATACAAACCTTTGTTACCAGTTCTGATAATTTGCCTATTACAATTAAAGAAGATTGTTGTTTGCCAATTATCTTAGGAAATATTAATCCAAGTTATGCTATGGTCGGAGCTGTGGCTGGATTTAATTTTTCTGATTCAGATGTAATATATAAATTAAATAACCGAGGTGGAGATCCAATGGAAGCTGCTTGGCTAGGAGCAGGATCAATAACAAATTTAGATGCTCTAAAAGGTGCTATACAAATATATGATACACCGGCTACAAAATGTGCTACTTATATAGATGGACCAGTTCAGAATTCTTGTTCTTTTAAAGTAAACGGATCAGATAAAGTTTCTTTTGTTTGGATGGATCCAGATACTCCAGCCGACGAGGTATTTAAGTATGTAGAGCATTTACCTAATTGTCAATATGGTAAAAATTATCCACACAATTATTATAAAGATCAAGATTATCAAAATGTAAATCCTATCAATAGTTTAGATTCTTGGACTAAATGTACTTGTAAGTCTGTACAATATTCTCCAATAGGTCATGAGGGAAATAATTTAAGAGATTATAATGGAATGGCTGATTATCTTTTTGCTGATCCAGAGGGTTACGGAGTTGATTTTGCAACTAATACTTGGAAGGATACTAGAGGGTTGGACGTATATAATAGCCCTCAATTTAGTTATTACAAAATAACTGGAGGAGATAAACAAGTAGGATGGGGCAAAGGTTATTGGAGGACGGGTACAGGAGCTTCTTTCATATTAAAAACCGGTAAGCGTTATACCTATTACAGATCCTCATTAAGAACTGATAAATCTAGTGGTAATGTTGCACCTTATTTTGTTTCTAATTATGCTTATAAAAATGTAAATGGTTTGTATTCTAGTTCTGAAGTTTATGATTTAGTTATAATGATAGACGTTAGTAAGTCTCAATCATATAGTTTAAGTAAAGTTAAAAATATAGTTACAACAACTATAGATAAAATTTTAAATAACAATAAAAATCAAGTTCAAATATCTGTTATAGCTTTTGGTAGTGTAGCTTCTCGTTTGAGTTGGTTGACGAAAAATTTTAGTGCTTTAGAACTTTTTGTTGATCAATTACAAGTATCAAAAGATCCAGCAGTAAATCAAACAGATATATCAGACGCTTTATTATTAGCTCAAAATATTTTAGATACTAGAGTCGTTACTAATGATACTAAAATTAATAATAGTAATGCTTATTTAGCTAGTCTCTGTAACAACCTTGGTTATTACATTTATCAACAAACTCACAAATTAGGTACACCTCAAAACATTCCTCAAAACGGAAAAAAGAAAATATTAATATTCAGTGACGGAGAAGAAACACTTTACAGAAACAAGAGCCATTTTGCTTTACGCCCATTTGATGATGCAGCATCAATAGCATTGGATTTAAAAAATGATAAAATAGAAATATATGGAGTCAATATAGGAGAACGTTCTTATTTTGACGATACTGTAAAATCCATGTCATCCAACATGGCAGATTATTTTGATTTACAAAGATATCTAGTATCTGGAGATGGAGATGAAAATTCTTTTGCAGAATACATTTCTATGAAATTAGGTAATACAATTTCTGTTAGACCTACTTGGTACAAGGCTATAAGAGACGTTAATGGAAATTGGTCGGCTACTAATGAATTATCAGATATGATAATAACTCCAGGAGATTATTTAACATATGTACACCGATCAGCTGTTAATTATACAGCTGCAATTATTAATGCATCTTTTATAACTCCTAGTATTTCATTTACCGTAAATGTAAAATTAGATGGTTGGGATTATGACAATAGTTATTTCACAGCATCGGCTTTAGGTGATCCCTATGGAGGCAAACCTTTCTGGGGTAAAGTATATACGTCACCAGATTCTAATTATAATTTCTTTAAAGGGGTCAATGCTTTTGGTGGTCATGTAAGATTCTTTAATGACTATACTCCTTTACATCAACCAGAAATTTCATCTTTAATTTTTAATACAGGAGATAACATACAATATGTAAGAAACAATAAAGATTCGCTTGTTTGGTCAGAGCCCTTAAACTTTGGTGTTTCTTTATCTTCTTATAATTGGAAACAATTGACTTTCAAAGAAGATTATTCCAACTTACAGGATTTCTTAAGATCAGGTAAATTAGACGAGATTATAGAAGATACTAATTTACCAAGCTATCTAACATTAGAAAGTTATTCTTCTTTTAAACCAGCATATTACAATTATTATGCTAGAAACGGTTTTAACTACACTCAAGATCTTTATTATTTAAATAGATGTTTAAAGAGCTTTGTGACCTATCACACTGGAGTAGCTATACAACCAAATGAACCATATGCACATTTAGATAATGTTCACTACCCAACTGTAGCAACAGTTTCTTTTCCTTCTCAAGCAGTTAGTGATAAGCAAGTCGGGGAATATCTATTGCCAGAAAAATTAGGAACTCCTTTTTATAGAGGAAAGGGTTATTCAATAAAATTAGATAATGAATCTTTAACATATATAGATTCAATAAGTGCTGAAAGAATGTTTTTAGATTTAGAAAAGTTTGGTCCTAGAAATAGAGGTCTAACTAAAAAGGATCAAATAAGTCCAACCAAGATTACAAATATAACTAATAAATGGATGATGGAACCTTATAGTTCTGCTTCTAAAGGTGGTGTTATTATTAATACTTTAGAAAATCAAAAGCTTACACCATATCAAACCAGTTATGAAGTATATGGTAAAAATCATTATGGGCTATCGAGACAAACGGATGTGTTTGAATTTTGGACACCAGCTATTCCAGGTACTTGGAATAATTCAAAAGAATATCCACTTACCTTCAGACAGGAATTACCAGCTGAACAATATGCTTTAAGAAAAGAAAAATTACTAACAAATAAAGGAAAATTAGATAATTGGAGAACAGATATATACGGAAATGATTATGGTATATATAAACCATTCTCTCCAGTAGACGTAGATGGTTTATATATGTGGTTCTCAGCTGATAGAGGAACTATTAATCAAATAGCTTCTAGCGGTCTTCTAGATGATATTCAAGCTGAACACGGATCTAATGTCTTAAAATGGATGGATCGTAGTGGTAAAAATAATAATCTTGTTGCTATAAGTGGAACACCTATTTTACAAATAGAAAATAATATCCATAGTATATACTTTAATTCTACCAGTAATTTTACTAATGCTTTTAATTTAAATTTTGCTACAGCTACTATGTTCATAATAGGTTCTTATGAAAATATAGAAAATGATTATGCTTATAAAAATTATCAAGTAATGGCATCTTTCGGTCAATATGTGAGTGCCTTAGATCAAAATTATGTTACAAAAGGTTCTTTAGCCTTCGGACAAAGATATGGGGATTTTGTTTTTGACTTTGGTAACAATCAAGGATGGCCTACAAAAGTTGCTACTACAGAGTATCTATCATCAGTAGAAGAATTGCCTTATAATATGTGGGCTGTCCAATCTCTATATTGGTCTAGTACAGGTAATAATAGTTTTACAGTTCCCTCAAGAGTTACTTCCATTACTGCTTTAGTAATCGGCGGAGGTGGAGCTGGTGGCGGTAGTAATACATCTGATGCTGGTGGTCAAGGAGGCGGTGGTGGTGGTATATCTTATACAGTAATAAATATTGCTCCAGGTTCTACAATTCCTCTTAAAGTAGGTAGTGGCGGTTTAGGACTGAGTGGAAGTGCTGGTAATCCTGGTGTAGCAAGTTATTTTGGTTCTTTAACAGCTTTTGGGGGGTCTGGTGGTGGTTTAGGTTCTGCTATCTTTAATGGAACTATGGTATTGGGTGGATCAGGTACTTTATCATATGGATCTTCTGGAGGTGCTTTTGGAACAATTGATTTTAATGCTTTAAACGGTGTAGATGGATATTACTTTTTATCAGAGAATACCTATTTTGGAGCTGGTGGTGGTGGTGGATCTCAATCTAATTCTTTGGGTGGCTTGGGTGGCTTGGGTGGTGGAGGAGATGGTTCTAATAAATCATATCTAAACGGGTTGAGTGGTGTAGGGTATGGTAGCGGTGGTGGTGGTGGTGGTCCGTTGTCTACAGTTAATACTTTTGGAGGAAATGGATCTAATGGTTATATTAAAATATTATGGCAACAACCTACTTCTGGTCTTACTCTAACTCCAGTGGCATCTACATATCCTACAACTTTATATGAAATTGAGTTGACAGACTATTATGGTTATGTGCCCGGATTCTATCCTCCAACTTCAAGCCGTTATATGTTTGAAGCAGTCTTCAATCAACCTTATGCTCAAGCATTTATAAACGGTAAATTATACGCTGACAATAAAGGAACTTTAGTAAAAGCTGATACCGGATTAAATTTTGATGCTCCTTTATTTTCTACTGGTGGATTCTGGGTTGGTTGTTATGTACAAAATAGTCTATCAACACCTTGTAAAGTGTCTGAAATTCTTTTTTATAATAGAGCTCTCTCAACAGAAGAGAGACTAAATGTTGAGAAGTATCTCAACAACAAATATAATCTTTATTAAAGATTAACTAAAGAAAGAAGATAATTTGCTTTATTAAAAGCAGAAAGAATATCTTCCTTGGTATTATTGATACCAGACTTTACAGTGGTTACATAATTATTGAACTCTAAAGAAGTTAATAGGTTTTGTGTAAATTCATTTATCTTTTTATAATTAGATAAAATATCCTCTGCATCTCCCTTGTATTGATTTATGTCTTCTAAATTTATATTTGAATTAATACTAGGAAATAATGAATTTTGAATTCTTGATGTACCAATTATTTCTTCTTGGAGTTTGTCAAATAAACCATCTAGAGTCTCATAAAGATCTCCGAGAATTTCATGAACATTAATATCTGCTGCATACCAATGTAATAGGTGAATGGAAGAATGAATCTTCTTTAATGTAACTCCGAATTGTCTCGTTGGATCAAGAGACACACCTTCTGATTTTATTTTAATAATTTCTACTTCCATATTATTTTCTTTTAAAGATTTGAACTCTTACTAAATGTTCTCCTATTGATTCATCTGAACTAGATATTAAGTTATATCCTGTAATAGTTTCCATCTTTGGCTTTTCAATATTTATGGGTTCTGGTTCCTCAGGAGCTGGTTTTTTAATCTCAATATGATTATTAAGATTATATTCATCATATTCTTTTTTTAAAGATATTAAAAAACTTTCTCTATCTTTAAATCTTAATCTCCAAACCTTTATAGGAAATAAAACGTTTAAAGCATATGCTCTTTGAGAGCAAGTTTGGCAAGGTTTATCTTTTCCTGTTATAAAATGAGTTATAATACCTATAAACTTAGAATGTAAAATACATGCTACAATATCTCCCAAACCTTCAGCATTTCTTAATCTTAGTTTTGGGTGTTTCATTTATTTTATTTATTATATTTTGATAAAATATCTAGTACGTCTGTACTCATTTCTTTAAAATCATTATTAAAAAGATTGGCATTTTTAGATATTAAATGCAATTGTCTTATAATATTAGTTATTTGAATACCTAGAGGATACTTTTCTATTATTTCTTTAAGCGCCTTAGCTTCATTGTCCAATTCGATTATTTTCCTATTAGATACCATTTTACCATTATCAAAATCTCCTTCCCAATGCCACTCTTTTAGGTTTGAAAATTCTAGAGGTATTTCTTTGAGATATCCTTGAAAACTATTATCTTCTAAAATATTAGGAGCATATCCTATTAATTGTTTATTTTTATTAAAAAGAGCTAACATTTAATTACTAATTGTTGCGCCGGTATAAATCCAGGTATTATTTTGCTGAATATATTTTAAAGTATAAACTTTTGCTACTTGCATTTCTTGGTGAGTAAAATCAACTAATATAGTTCTATAATAAGATGAACCAGCTGCATAAGAAGCTGGAGCTGGAGCTGTTGTTGTTGCATTTGATGCAATTGTAACAGAAGTTGCTGTATACACGGCATATGAGATAACAAGCAAACCGGAATAACCATTACCAATAACTCCTCCGGTTGTACGCACATCATCAGATCCACCTCCACCAGCTCCGTAGAAAAATCCACTTACATTATGATCTCCACCACCACCTAGACCGCCTCTGCCTGATATACGTCCACCACCACCACCAGAATATTGAGTTCCGTCATATATAGGTCCTGCTGCTCCGTCTCGTTGATCTCCACCTCCTACACCACCAGTCGCATAGTTTCCAGTACCAGGTATACCTCCTCCGCCATTTGCTGATCCAGTACCAGCTTGACCTCCATAAGCTATTATATTACCAAATGTAGTATTGCCACCAGCTCCGGTTGCCCCAGAACTTGATATAGAACCAATACCACCAGCTCCTACGGTATAATTTATTACGCTACCAGGTGTCACGTCAACTTTGCCAGAAGAAATACCACCACCACCACCACCACCAGCATATCCACCATTTGCATTATAAGATCCTCCAGATCCACCACCTCCAACCGCAAAAACCGTTACAGATGAAACACCAGCTGGAACTGTCCAAGATCCAGATGAAGTAAATGTTTCACTCAAATAACGAATATTATAAGAAGGTGAAGTAGGAGACGCTGCGGCTGTGCGTATGTTTGCGTTATTCGTTATATAAGTGGAACCAGAAGGAGTCAATATTGAAATACTATTATTATCACCACCAAGAGGATTTGGGGAAGAAGTATATGTATAATGAACTGTATAATCGTCTATACGGGCATCAGCTAAAATATTAGAAGCATTTGCTCCGGACCCTACGTTTAAACTGGTGGAAGGTTCTGTTGGTATATAACAAATAGAAGAATTATTATTTGTAGATTTATCTAGTAATACATTGTATATAAAAACAACAACATTAACCATAGAACCGATATTATAATTGGTTGGTGGGAAATTCGTATTTAAATAATTTAAAGAATTAGTTTGTATAGTATCTATAGTTGTACTGAGGGTGTAGGCATTGACTATAGAACCATCACTAGCATTATTAAAACTGTCTGAGTTATAATTGTTATGTTCATATTGAACTGTAAAATCTGAAGTATGCCAATATGAACTTAATGTACTAATAGACGTGTGATTTATATTATATTTTTCCACAGCATCGTTAGAAAAATCTAATGCCATTTTATTATAAATCGTAGAATTGGCGGATATATCATTAAACCAAGTCAAGATGTTATTTTTTTTATAAATATCTGAAGATAAATTACATACGGTTGTATCGAGAGATAATAAATTGTAATTATGTTTGGCTATAGAATCACCAACACATTCTTCTCTTTTAATTTCTAAGGTTAATGTTCTCATATTTGTGTGCTGTATATCCATTTACAGTTTTGCATTATATACACTAAACAAGATATATTAGATGATTCATAATTATTAGAATAATTAAAATTTAAATAAGCTCTAATAACTGGATTATAATAGTGAGTACCGGTTTGAGGGTAACTACATGGGCAGGTAGCCGATTGATTACATCCATTAGATTGTCCATTGCAATTAAAGTCTCCATTACTGCAATATACATAACCACTATAGTGATTAGTACAATATGTTGTAATAGTTACATCATTAGTAGAACAAGCTCCGGTATCTTGTAATAATCTTACAGTTGATATGGGCGTAGATGATTCTTGTTTTAAAGCATAAACATAAGCTATTTGATTTTCTATATATGCTGTTGATCCGCCAAGACCGGAATTTGCTGAAAAATTATCATTAAGCCATTTGGTTATTTTTTTTTCTGTTGTAGGTGCTACAGTAGCTTGTTCTATGGATCGAGACGTTACAAATCCTTCTACAGCTAAATCTGTACCAGTTAATACTACTGGATAAAAAACTACTACAGGTTCTAACCATTTAGCACTATTAATTTGAACTTGAGTCACACAATTATCCCAAGAAGGTTTCCACAATGTACCAATTGCTGCAGCATTTTTAAATAAAATACTTTTAACTTGATAGTATTCAACAAGAGGTTTCCAAAGATTTTGAGCACTTAATTGTACCGATCCAATCCAAGTATCCAAAGTTTCGTAATTCAAATTTACTGTTGATAAAGAATCTCCTATGGAATAAGAAGTTGGTATATTGAAAAATGTGTAGCTCATTATATTTTACTCCAAGACGAAGATCGATTATTATACTTGTATCTTACTCTTACAGATTTTGCACAGAATCTATCCGTGACATAATAATTATAAGAAGATCCATCAGATGGTATTTTTAAAGTTTTGCCACCATAACCTGGGCAAGTACAAGTAACATTAGCTCCTCCAGTTACAGTAACACTACATCCATCATAAGCATTGGTACAACCACCTTTACCAGCTTTACCTCCGTGGTGGTTGCATCCTCTGCTAGGTCTTCCACATTGACCATTACAAGTTACTGTGCCTCCACCATTCGGTACGTGGCAGTCATGAGTATATGAAGCTTTAAATCCACTTGCTAAATCAAATTGATAATTTTCGTAAAGATTTACATAAACAGAAACAATTTGATTGACTGTAAAATTTGATACGGGAAAATTAACATTTAACCAATTAAGGATGTTGTTTGTTGAATATGTTACATTATTAGTTTTCCAGTCTTGAATTTCAAATAACGTATTGTAGTATAGAGCAAATTCATTAGCCCAAGTACCACTTAAAGATGTTACAGTTTTAAAATCTTGGATCCAAGTAGCAGAAGTATAAGCCACATTATTACTTGCTTCTATCCAAGCTGCACTATTATTAGAAAAAAGAGTATAGACTTTATTTAAATAATTTGATGTGGTTTGAATATAGTTTATAGAAGTACTAAGATTGACTACGTTGGTATTAATAACTTTTAAAGAATTAGACAGACACAAATTTTCATCTAACAAAAATATGTTAGAACACGTCTGGTCTATTTTAGTAAAAAGTGTGTCGAGGTCTGCCATATTATTTCCAATTAATTTTGTATAAAGAAGTATTAGTAGGTGCTATTTTATTTAAATTGTTCTTGATGCCATTTTCTATTATTTGTTTAACTTGATCTGGAACATTTAAATTATGTATATTAATGTTATAATATTTACTTTTACTGCCAGGTAATTGCATTTTATACCAGTGTTTGATTTGTTCTATATAACTTCTCTCACCTACAGACATATTCCACAATAGAGACCTATCATCTGCGGCGTGTTTAGATGAAAAATATAATTGTTCTATTTCTCCTTGAGTTAAAGACTTATTATAAAGTCTTAATTCTGCAACTTGTCCAGTAAATTTGTAACCATTATCTATGGCTATAATATCATTTAAAGTTGTATTTTGTATAGTTTCACAACCTAATAATAAAGATGTTCTGTATATATAATATAATTGGTAAACGTGTGGAGAGAATGTAACAGTATCGCCTTGTTGAACAGAATCTAAATAAGCTTTGATTGTTCCATTGACACCATCAAATGCCAAAGTAAAATGATGCCACCCAGGACTTAAATTATTAATGTCATAAGGTAATATTTTTATATTAACAGAAGGGCTTGGGTTTTTACCGTTAGGTGTAGCTAATTTAAGTTTCCAACTTAATTGTTTATTAATACTAGCATATTTTCTAAGATATTGATATCCTGTAAAATCTCCAAAAGAAAACATATTAACATTTAAATTATTAGTTAATCCTACAAGATTTAATTTAGTTATAATATTCCCGCTACTGTTGATAGTGTATATATTGTCATCATTCAGGTCTACCAATATGAGTCGATCTTCAGTTGATACCAAAGTCGTATTACAAGGATCTGAATTACTATCTTTAGGCACTCTTACAAAATTCATAAATCTTGTTTGTTTTGTATAATCAAAACAAGGATCAGGAGGTAATGTAGAATATTTTCCTAATCTTTTTGAAAATATTATTTGATTATTTAAAACGTTTATTTTAGTCAAACTATCTTGTCCGTGTAATACCCAAATATAATTGTCTGCATCAAAACTTATTTGCTGCACATAACCTATATTTCCAAATATTGCTTTATTCCTATAAAGATTACCACCAATTATTTCCCATATATTGTTTTGGTTATCTACAGCAGATTGTAAACCGAAACAAGATATTATGTTTCCATTTAAATCTATTTGAATAGAATTAACATCTTTGGATAAAGAACCGTTAGATTTGTAATTACCGTTTGTGTCTAAAACTACATAATTTTTTGTAACATTATCAAATATATATAAGTTTTCGTATTTGTCTGTTTCTATTTGAGATATAGAACTTAATGAATTAACTAAATGAGTTTTAGCATTTAATATATTATTAGTTTGAAATAGTGGTTGATTGTTAATATCATATTTAATTCCAGCCAAACCTTTTGTATCAAAAACCCAATAGGTATAATCTATCAACCTTTGAACTATTTTATTGCCCTTAGAAAAAGATATATTTTGGGCAGTTAAATTTTCTAAATTTGAAAATCTATAATTTAGATTGTATATTTTATTTTTGTAATTGGAAGTATCATTACTATCTACTAAGGTAATAATTGGGGTTGTTAAAGATCCTTCATTTATAAGACCAAATCCACTATCATAATAATTACCAAATATTTGTTTTCCAGACATATTCTGCCAGTCTTCTGTATTCAACCACATAGAAACAGTTAATTGGTTTTGGGATAACAATTCTGTAGTGGCTGGAAAAAGAACGTGATTAGTTCCATCTAAATTTAAACTATCACCTAATAAATTAGATTCTTTATTAAAATATAATATACCTTCACCTTGATTAGGTGACTCATCCATTAAAGGAGAAGAATCCCATTTAGTTACTTGTAAAATAGAATTAGAAGAAAGATGTTGAATATAATTTAATCTATTTTCTTTTCCTGTATGAAAATAACGATATAAAACTCCAGGTTCTAAATACATTTGCGACGGCATATCAAATGTATAATTTTCTGTCGTATTTAATCTATCGTGATATACCATCAATTTAGTAGATAGAGCTTGATCAATTGTGTAGTATGCTGGGTTATAATATCTATCCATCCATACTTTATTCCCATCCATACTACCAGATAACCAAGAACATAACCAAGTATTACTATAGCGAGTAATAGAAGGAGGCTGAGGGGAGTCTGGTATTTTTTCAGAATAATCTTGAAGCTTGATATAAATTCTATCAGAAGCAAATGGAGTCTCACCTGGAATAGCACCATCTTCAATAAGACCGGAAGAACTTAAAGGTATTCTTTTTGATGTAGGGCCAAAATAAAATGGACTATCTTTATCAGGCGGAAAATCCATTTCAATAGTGTCTGAAGTAAAACCTAGATAAACATTATCTAATCCTTTATCTTGGTTAGTTCCGGAATACACGTTTTCATATTTTCTTCTGATTCCTTTTTGACCCTGAACGTATTCTAGACCAAAGCTATAATTGTATTCTGGTGTTTGATAATTTTTAAGACCATGTAGAGCTAACGGATAAGTTACTCCTTGTGTTGTTTGTATATAATACTCTGGAGGAAATATTCCTAAATAATTTTGAGAGTATTGAGAGTTTATAGTACTTAAATCTAAAGTTAATGTATTTTGATTATTTAAAGGATTAACTTTATATTTTACTAAAAAGCTATCTTTAACATCACTATTGAGAGATGGTTTTTCTTTGTATGAAATAAAATTAAGAGATGCTTCTTTTGGAAATTTATAGGCAGATGTAAGATAAGCTAAAGAACTTAATCCATAAAAATTATTACTAAATTTTACAACAGCTTGTTCAAAACGAGGTAATAATAAATCATCATTAATTCTAAATAAACTAATAGTGTCTGGTCCTAATGCATAATCAAATCTTTGAGCATCTATATAGAAATTTTTAGCACTTAAAATAGGTGTAATTACTGGGTGAAATATAAGACCATTAAATCCTTCAAAAAGACTTGTAAGAAGATATTTGGTTTTTACAGATTCTACTATTACAGAATTATCTGGTTGAAATACAAATCTAAATACATCATTTTGATTAAAAGAAGAAACACCAGTTACAGCCCATTGATAATTGTCTTGTACTTTTATTAACGTTAATAATTCTAAATTATGATCTGCTACTGGACTTTTAATTAAACTTTGACCAATAACCGGACTATCTATTTCTGTTAACAGACCAGTATCTTTTGGTTTTAAATCATCTGTTAAAAATTCGGAAGCCTTTTTAGTATCGGTTAGAAATAATCCGGTTTTGTTATTAGTTGTAAAACTAATACAATTACTAAGAAATTCATCAACATTAGCTCTTAATCCATTACTAAAAATAATTGGAGTAGGGCTTGTTGTAAATTGGTTGCCTAAAATAGAAAATTTTACAGGGTTACAATTAACTGTAGATAAATTTGTATATAGATTTACACTTACCATTATCAATATTTAGTGTAAAATCTTTGTTTTCAAAGCAGGTTTGTTATTTTGTATTGACCAAAATTATTTGCAAATGGGAGAAGAGCATTTAATGTTTCTAAAGTAAATTCTTTATGGTTAACAAAATTTAAACTCAAAAGGCCTAAAACATATGCATTATTTCTAACAACGAAAGATACATTATATCGCTTGGTATCTCTATTATAACAAATTTTTGGTTTTTCTAAATTAGCTTTATCACCACCCCAATTATTTGCTCCTAAAAGTGGTATTGTTATATGGCTATTAAATGCCAAATATATTTCTCCATCTTTACAATCATATTCGGTTATAGTTATATAAAAATCAAAAGTCGCTTCTTCTATAGCTGTTTTAATTTGTTGAATACCAGATCTTATAGTAACAAAATAAATTTTAAAATTTGTTTCATCAAACCAATAATCTATAGGTACCTGGGATATTTTATTAAAAGAACTATTGTTTTGGAACGGTACAATAATTCCATCTGTATTAACTTTTATTTTTTCAAAAATAAACCCAGTTTCTGTTTCGACATATATTACATCATAAAATATATCAAACTTAGAAATATTATTTGTATTTAATTCTCTATAGAATGTAGGATTAACATCTTGGTATTTTGCATATACAGCCGATAGAATTTTATTAGATGCTTCTATTTTCCCGTTTAAGGTTCTCAACCATAATTCTCCGTTATTATATTCACTACTAAATATACTCATAATAATGCTCCTTTATCCCCTGCTTTATTAGATGAAGGTACAAAATCTATCACCCTGATTTGAGGGTTTAAATTCAAACTATCTAATTCATAAGGCTGTAATAATCTATAAGGTCTTCTGTGTATTACTTTTATATTTGTATCTGCTAGTGGTGCTTTAGGAATTTCATGCCAATTAACCAACATAGGTACTATGTATTTTGGATTTTTGGTTTCAAATACATAAAGAATGTCATCATTGGGTCCAAACATTTTAGTTGATACTAAATGCATTTCCTCAAAGAAACCACTATTTAAACCATCCATGTTCGGTGCTATAATATTTATTATATAAAAAATATCCACGAAATCGGGTTTGCCTAATTGATATACTTGAGCCTGAGCTGTAAATGTTTTATTAAAATATTCTGATGTAGCAAATGTTTTTGTTATAGTAAAATTTCTAGGATCTCCTGGTTCATCTGGATAAGGCAATTTTGATGTGTCTGAAGAAGTAGGAGCATAATAAAAACTTTTTACTATATCTGGACTACCGTCATTAAAACTCCAAACAATTCTATTAATCTTATTAGGTAATTTTATGGCGGAAGGGTTGAATGTTATAGTTGTAGGTCCAAAATTATTAATTATATAAGTACTTGCTGCTGTATAATCTAAAGCAATATATTTGGCACATAATGTACCTCTTGTTGTAGAATTACCAAATTCAATACCAGCATACGTTTCGTCAGCTAATAAATATGGAATGGCTCTAGAACCTTCTATTCCAGCCGATAAGCCACCAGTTAATGACAACAGTATTTCTTGCGAATTCATTTATTATACCTATTAATTAATTACAGAAATGGTAGGTGTAAATGCACAAGCTAAATTATTGTCTAATATATATGCTGGGTTATAGGGAGCATTAAAGCCATTAAAAACTACAAATCTACCATTACCATAAATTACAGAGCCATATCCGCCACTAGCTAGATTAACCTTAATCCAATTTATACCATCGTAAGAGTACATTCCAGTGCTACCGTTAAATGAATGTGCTAAAAATATACCATTGCCGTAAGTTAATGATGTAAGGTTTAAACTACTATTATCATCTCCATATATTTTTCCATCCTGCCAAGTCAATCCGCCGTCAATTGAATATGCTGGAAGGCCTCCCAAAGAACATATAGCTACGAATTTACCTCTTCCATAACTTAATCCTCTCCAATACCTAATGTTCGGATATGACCCACCAGGAAGAAGTCCTCCTTGAGACCAGGTAGCCCCTTCGTTATCTGTATAAACAACATTACCACTAACACCATTACTGGCATCAGGAATTATCATATATCTGCCATTGCCATATGCTGAACCTTTAGCTTCTACGATTGTAGGCAAATTTCCTCCCGCGGTCCAGGTAACCCCATCATTAGAATATGATGTCCATTGATAGCCAGTACCCGCTGTTGCTATAAATCTAGTACTGGCAAATCCTAATGATATATATGTATTAACGTTATATAAATTTCCACCAGCTGTCCAAGTAGCTGCATTATCTGTGGAATATGCACAAAATTGAGTAGTATTATTGGGTTTAGTACCTATAGCAACAAATCTTCCATTACCAAATGCCGTAAAATTCCAAGTCACTGCGGACTGAGTAGCTGGCATAGCTGCTGTTGTTCCGGTCAATCCATCTTCTGTATAAACCGAATATGAATTCGTACCATCACTAGTAACAGCAACAAATTTTTTATTACCATATGAAGGAGCATTCCAGGGATATTGAGGAAATGATGTAGCTTTTACCCAATTAACATTTACATTTGTTGTTGTTAAAGTTGCCATAACAATTATGTAATTTTTGTTATCTTTCTATAACTACCTGGTAAAGGATCTAAAGTGCCTCCACCTTGGTTAACAAAAACATTAAGGACTATATTGGAAGCGAGGCCTGAGGTTTTTACTAATGCTTTAATAAAAGCATTATGAGAAACAGAAGTTGTTAAAGATACTGTTCCTGGTAGGTTTACTGAATTTTTAGACGTTGCTAAAACTCCTGCAGAAGCTGCATTGCCTACAGCTGCTACACCGGTCGGTGGACCTTGATAATATTGAGAAGATATTAAATTAAGTGTATTACTAGCTGATAGCTGATATGTTACAATTCCTGCTGTATTTTTATAAAAATATAAACTATATTCTATTTCATAAACAGAATCTGGAGTTAAATAATCTATTGTAGGATATAAGGCATTAAAAAATGGTAATGGTGAAACTGATATATTTAATAATGTTGGCACCGGAGAAAGTATGGTATAAAACTTCGGAACTCCTAAAGCATATAAAGAACTATTACCACTAAGACCCATATAAACTCCATTGTTAAAATTTAATGATAATGTATTAGGACCATTACCTGCATTATTGGTTACAAAACCGTCTGATAGTACCATTTGATTGCCGGTTCCAAAAAATAATTTAGTAGAACTTATAGATGGAGATGTAACAGATGTTGTGAATGTACCAGTTGTGAAAGTAGCATTATCTCCATAAACATTGCCCGTTGCTAAAAATTCACCATTGACTGTTAAAGCTCTGCTAGGTGTTGTTGCTCCTGTTGCTATGCCAACGTTAATATTAGTGGCACTTAATAAACTTTTCAAAGCATTAGAAGCTGTTGATGCTCCAGTACCACCACCCGCTATGGATCTTACTCCATTGGTTTCAATAATAGTTGTGTTATAAAGTGTATCCATTAGAATCTAATTTGTTTATGTTCTAGACCAGAGCGACAATTTATGATACCTCTTCCGTCTGGGAGAGTAATATCAACATCTATGTGGTCTGAACCGGCTAAATAATTTGCATCATATATTTCTTGTAATCTAGCGGCATCTTCTTTAGAAGCAGCTATAAATTGAGTTTTTTGAATTTCTTTAAATACTTCTAAAACTTCTGGATTTATTTCTCCTTCTGAATTAGTTGCTGTATTAAGAATTAATTGTTGTTGAGGTGTAGGTTGAGCATATGTTCTTTGAACCCACTTACCGTCTCTAAGAGTAAAATCTTTTTCTTCCATGTTATTATATATTTATATTAAGCGCTTCCGTTTACAAGTCTATTATACAAGTCTATACAATTAACAAAACAAGCTGGATTACCTAGGTCTCTGGAATTTGTTAATGTTGGTAAATTCTGATCAGAAACAATACAATTAATATATTGGCCTTTGTAGTTGCTTAAATAACCGCTTATAGCATATCCATCAGAAACAGAGCTAGATCCTTTACAAGCATTTAAATAAGCATTATTACTAGTTTGATATCCAAAGAAACCTCCACCCCAAGTAGCAGTATTGGAACCAGTGCAATTATAAAAAGTTCCAGCAATAGAAATTGATAATTTACCAACAAATCCACCACCAGCTAATCCATAATTAAACCCCTGACAATTATAAAAAATACTATCAGACACTCCACCATTAATTCCAACAAATCCGCCACCTCCACTACCACTGTTGCTCCCAGAACAATTAGTAAAGACTGCATTTTGTATAATGGAATTATCACCACCAAATCCACCTCCACCATTATCACAAGAATTTGACCCCGAACAATTAGTAAATGTTCCAGATAAAGTAGAACCACTTCCAGCAAATCCACCTCCACTATTACTACCAGAACTTATGCCTTTGCAATTGGTAAATGTTCCAGATAAAATTGCACTACTTCCAGCAAATCCACCAGCTCCTCCATTATTTCCTATGTTTGATCCAGAACAATTAATAAAAGTTCCAATTAAATTACCACCAAAAGACCCTTGACCATTTTTTGAATTAGTTCCAGAGCAATTAACAAATGTTCCAGAAACATTAAAAGAATATAACATATCAAAAATTATATTTTCCCAGTATAAGTTAGTAAAATTACTTCCAACAATAGCACTTATTCCAGAACCATTATTTTTGATTGTGAATCCTATACAACGAATATCATTAGCAGATTGATTTATAGTTTGGTCACTATTATTAGAAATAATATTAACATGACTAGCATCCCTAGAGAATCCTACTACATCTACATATTGAGTATCTAAATTTAAAGAGAAAGAACCGAGGTCATAAGTCCCAGGCATTAATATTAATGTTGCTCTATTAGAAGAACTTAAAGGTAATCCATTTGGAGATAATGTTTTGGCTTTTGTATAAGCTTTAAGAAGATTAGTCCCATTTGTTATTACATTATCACTAGTTGTTACATATACAAAGTTGGGTGTTGTAGTAGCTATACTTGTAGTATTGAGAGCATCTATTAAAGAGATTTTTTTTGTTATATCGTCATTAACAACTGGAAACACATCATCTGCTGTAGGAGATGTAAGTGTTGGTAAATCTATAATAGTTGTATTAGCCATATGTTATATTTAAGCGTAATAAGTTCCTGAATTTAAAAATTCTAATATTGTATTAGATCCAACTACAGTTACTCTTGGAGAACCAGTTGTGATTCCGCTATAATAGTCCGTAGGTATAGAAAGTACAACAGCTCCGGATCCACCTGACCCACCAATAGTGGCGGAGTAATTTCCTGCTCCACCACCACCACCACCACCTGAATTTGGAACGCCATCTTTTCCTACACTAGCATTAGTTGCTTTTCCATATCCACCAGAACCACCGCCACCAATCCCCCCAGTACCTGCGGCAGCTGCTACCCCGTTTCCAAGATTGTCAGTAAAATTAGTACCACCACCGCCGCCACCGCCAATCCAATAAGCTCCATTTACTAATACACCTACTTTAGAACCTAAAATTGGATTTACTATACCAGCACCACCAGTACCACCAGGACCGCCACCATTGGCGTCTCCTCCAGCAGCACCAGCACCTCCTCCTCCTCCTCCAGGACTGTAAATAATATTACCAGATGATCCTCCATCATTACCTTGTCGCGATGCAACAACACTATTTCCACCAGGATAAATAAGGCCTTGAGCATCAGCAATAATACCACCACCTGCTCCACCACCACTACCCTTACTTGCTAGATCAGCGGATGAAGAATTACTGTTTCTGGTTGGTCCTCCGGTACCTCCGCCATATGCTACTAAATTGCCAAAAGATGAGTTTTGTCCTAGGGTGCCTTTACCTTGATAAGAAGAAGCACCTTGAATAAAAACACCACCGGCACCACCGGCACCAATTGTTGCACCATAGCTTGTCCCATAATTTAATGTAGTAGTTCCACTTATAACTCCACCGGCTCCGCCTCCTCCTGAAGAACCTCCGCCACCTCCTCCGCCTATTAATAGGTAACTAATAGTATAAGGAGATGTATTGCTTCCATTAACAATATTACCCGAACCATCTAAACAATTAATATAAAAACCATTAACCAAAGATGGAAAAGAAGAATATGTAGTTTTATGATTTATAAAACGACCTTTTACGGTGTTACCTATACTACCAGTACAATTAAAAAATGTTCCAGAAATTGAAGAACTATATCCACCCCAATCACTAGATGCATCGTAAGAGTTAGATGCTATACAATTATAACAATTGCTATTTAATGTACCATATAGTCCAATAAAACCACCGCCTTGAGCTCCGTTATTAGAACCTTTACAATTATAAAAAGTTCCCGAAATTATTCCATACCATCCGGCAAATCCACCGCCATAAGTTGCTGAGTCGTTATTTGAACCAGTGCAATCTATAAATGTACCAGAAGATGTACTGGAGCTTCCTGCAAACCCTCCACCATAATTTGCTGTATTTATTCCAGTGCAATTAATAAATGTACCATTACAACTTCCACTAGATCCGGCAAATCCACCTCCTTTAAAACCAGTATCAGTATTAGAGCCAGTGCAATTAGTAAATAAACCAGATATGATACCACCATTACGCGTAAAACCTCCAGATAATCCGATGGAATTTATACCAATACAGTCTGTAAAAATTCCAGAAGCTATACCAATATCCCAATTATTACTTGTACAATTTTTAAATGTACCTGATAAAATATCTGAAGATATAGAATTAAAAATTATATTTTCATAATATGCTAAATTTAAATTACTATTTAAAATAACCCCTGTACCGTTTGTAAGTGCTGTATTATTTGTTGAGAATCCAACACAACGAACATCATTAGCAGTTTGATTTATAGTTCTAGATGAATTAGAAGATGTTATAATAGTACCTTTAGGATCTCTAGTAAATCCTACTATGTCTATATATTGTGTATCTAAATTTAAAGAAGAGGATCCTAAATCATAATTAGCTGGTGGAAGAATAATTACAAATCGATTAGAAGAACTTAAAGGTAAACCATTAGGAGTTTGAGTTTTGGCTGTTGCATAAGCATTTAAAAGTTTAGTTCCATTAGATATATTATTATTGGAAATTACTAATAAATTATAATTTGTTTTACTACCGAATGCGGAAATACTAAAAGCGTCTGATAAAGAAATCTTTTTGGTTACATTATTATTAACAATAGGTAATATATCTGCAGGAGATGGTATTGAATTTAAAGTTAAATTAGATATTTTTGTATCTGCCATAAATCTACTTATTAAGCACTCCCATTAACTAGTTTGCCGGAATTATCTAAACAATTTATATAACAAGCTGGTTTGGTTGAATCTCCGGAATTCGTAAGAGTTGGAAAATTTGTGTCATATAATAATTTACAATTAATAAAACGCCCTTTTATGATTGAAGTATAACCACCAATACCACCTCCTCCTGATGTCTCATCAATCCCTAAACTATTGGTAAAAGTTCCACTAGCCGAGCCACTTGCTCCTACAAATCCACCACCAGCATAACCAGTATTTTTTCCTATACAATTAGTAAATGTTCCAGAAGCAATACCAGCAGTGCCAACGAATCCACCACCATTACCTCCAGTATTTGTACCAGTACAATTTATAAATGTACCAGAAGCATAGCCATAACGACCAGCAAATCCCCCACCGAAGTTGTTTGCTTCACTTTTTCCGATACAATTAATAAATATTCCAGAAGCGTAACCGCCATAACCTGTAAATCCCCCAGCACCAAGATTACTTCCAGTGTGGAATCCTTTACAATTAGTAAATGTTCCTGAAGCATCTCCAGCATTGCCAACAAATCCACCACCATTACCTCCAGTATTAGAGCCTGTGCAATTAATAAAAATTCCAGGAGCGGTGCCACTTATTCCTGCAAACCCACCGCTCAATAGTTGAGAATTTATTCCATTACAATTTATAAATTTACCAGCAGCAGATCCGCCATATGCACAATAAGCACCATTTGGATAATTAAGAGTTGTAGATGTACAATTTTTAAATGTGCCAGATAAAACACCAGCATAAATAGAACCGAAAATTATATTTTCACAGTAAGCTAAATTTAAATTACTAGAAAATGCATAAGCTTCAAACGCACTAGTATTTTTAACTGTAAACCCTATACAACGGACGTCATTAGCAGTTTGGTTTATGGTTTGACCTATGGATGCTGATGTTATAATAACATGACTAGCTTCTTTGGTTAATCCAATCAAATCTATATACTCTGTATCGAGAGTAAGAAAAGAAGTTCCTAAATCATATTTGCCCGGTGGGACAATAATAGAAACTCTATTTGTAGAACTTAATGAAGATCCATTAGGAGTTAAAGTCTTGGCTGAAGTATATGCCGCTATAAGATTATTCCCGTTAGTAACCGCATTGTTGGTAATTGGTACATAAACATAATTTGCTGCTTGTAAAGGTAAACTACTTAAGGACGCAACGGCATTGGCAATTGTAACTTTGGTAGTAGATCCATCACTAACTTTTATAACTGGTAATATGTCAGAAGAAGATGGATTTGTATTGTATGGTAAATTTATTATTCTTAATTCTGCCATATCTTTAAAGTATTATCTTAGAACCATCTTCTTGAAGAAGGTATCCAGAACCACTAGGAGTTAATAAAAGAAAAAATCTAGATTTAAGCTGCAATAATGCATCTATACCAAAACTTATATTTCTTAACATATTAAGCTCCTAGGTCACCAAATAAGATCCATCCACCAGTAGAACCAGCATAAAGTAAAGTTGCTGCTGAATATTGTTTATTTGTTTTCAATAACCCATCTGCTTGATTAATAGTTATACCATTAGTACCTCCAGATAGAGCAATTCTTTGTGTACCGAGTTGTAATAAAGTAACTTGGAATCCGTCTGGATATGTTCCAGTACCTACGGAAGCTGTCAAACCAGTTGTTAGGTTTGTGGAACAAATCGTATATCCTGAATCATTAGTTGAAAATGTATAAGAGGTTCCAGATTGAATATTAAGAGGCGCTAGAACATTGCCTATCCATTGTGTACTAAATGATTGTACAGTTGTTCTTGTATCTACCCAATTGGCACTTGTATTATTGACTTTACTATAAACAGAGGCATTGTTAGCAGAAGCTGATTGTAAAAATGATATACTATTCCAATTAGCGGTGTTAGGGTTTACATAACTATAAACAGAATCCCAGTTAGCACTTGCAGAATTAACTTTACTATAGACAGATGCATTATTAGCAGAAGCAGATTGTAAGAAAGATATACTATTCCAGTTACCTGTGTTGGCATTTACATAGCTATAAACAGAACTCCAATTGGCACTTGTAGAACTTACTTTGCTATAAACAGAACTCCAACTACCACTTAGAGAACTTACAGCACTATATACATCAGCTGATGCAGATGCTCCAAAATATGTAGAATTCCAATTGACCTTATTAGCATTTACATAATCATAAACATCACTCCAATTGGCACTTGTTGTATTAACTTTACTATAAACAGAAGCATTATTAGCAGAAGCAGATTGTAAGAATGATATACTATTCCAGTTGGCTGTATTAGCATTTACATAGCTATAAACGGATTCATGTTTGCCACTAACACTATTATAAGAAGTATAAACAGAATTCCAATTACCAGTATTGGCATTTACATAACTATAAACAGAATCCCAATTAGCACTTGTTGTATTAACTTTACTATAAACGGATTCATATTTGCCGCTAGCTCCATTATAGGAACTATAAACAGAATCCCAATTAGCACTTGTGGAATTAACTTTACTATAAACACTATTCCAATTATTACTATTTCCTTTTAGATCTGTAATAATTCCATTAGAACTAATATCACCTACAACAGAAAGTCTACTGCTAGGAGTTGAAGTACCTATGCCTATGTTTCCTGTAGAAGTTACTCTCATTCTTTCATTGGAAGCCTGAGTGCCTCCTGTGAAAAGAAGAAGATCTCCATAAGCTGTACCAGTACCGACAGCTAAATTAGCAGTCAATGTATAAACATATGAATCATTAGCCTTTACAATATCAAATGCTGGACTATATCTAGTACCATCATATTGACTACTATTGACACCAATATCCAAATAATCTAAGCCAGTATCATTTGCTATATACAAATCACTACTTGCACTAGCACTAGGTACTGTATTTTGTATAGAACCAAATACAGAAAGTGTACTGGCATCAATTATATTTAAAGGAGAATAATCAACATATTTTGCTGACATAGGTGTACCTAAAGTGATGTGAGGGCTTAATATATCCTTATTAGATGTTAAATTTGTAACATATGTATAAGGAGCCATGAAATTATTATAAGCATAATTCCATCCACCACTAGCACCTACTACAGAACTATAAACACTATTCCAATTGCCAGTTAATGATTCCATTATAGCTACACCAGCTGTGTTGGCATAAACCCAAGTGGCATAATCTAAAGTTTTAGTATAAATTCCTATATCTGCTATAGAAGTCTTTTTTGTAATTCCAGCCTGAGCTATAGCGGTTTGTTCCGTACCGTTTAATGGATCAGAATTGTATAAGCTTACAATTAATTTTACTCTATCGGAGGTAATATCAGGCATATAATATATTTATTCAAAAAAATTTAAGTTATGATTTAAAATCTATAAACTTCAACTGGAGAGAAATACTGATTTGAAGTATCGCCTATTCCGACTTCTCCATGGCCATTGTAACCACAATTATAAACTCTTCCTTCTCTTGTAATGATACTAAGAGTCAAGTAAGAAGAAGATCCATAAAATGCTACAGAGGCTGCATCGTCATTAGGAGTTCTTACATATAATAATCTATTATGAGAAGAGAAATTTGTACTTTGCCCTGTTTGACCATAACCATTATAACCACAAGCATAAACTCTTCCGTCTGTTGTTAATATTGCAAACCCATAAGTTTTAGCTATTATATCTTTGATATCGGAGAATGAAAAATTTAACGCAGTTGAAACATATGTTAGACTAGGACCGTTAGAGTAAATACCAGGCGCATATACTTGTGAAGGGTAGGCTCTGTCTGTATTAGAAGCGTCTCCTAATTGACCATAGTTATTCCAGCCCCAACTATATATCTTAGTACCAACATAAGCATAGCTAGAAGGGTGCCCTCCGGGTACATTAGTTGTTCTAAATTTTTGAACAGTTGTACCTAAACTAGTTATCTGAGTTGCGTATTGTTTATTTCCAATAACATTTAAACCTAAGAAACCATATTGGTTATCACCTGTACCCCATAAGGTACCATCATTACATAAGAAATATGTTTGTCCTCGAGCACCGGCTCCTCCATTATTGCCGTGTATTTCTTTGACATTTGTTAAATTTGTAAGAGCAGCTTTTAATACTGGTCCGAATGTTGATTTAGAAGTAAAATCACCACGACCAAGTTGTCCCCAATCACCATATCCACAAGATTGAACAGTGCCATCTGCTTTTAATACGAATGACGATGATACCCACTGATTACTATTCATGAATACATTGATATTATCAGTTCCTAAACTACTTCTAACCGTTGGAATGGAAACGGCTACATTATTTCCGGATCCTAACTGACCCCATCCATTGTATCCCCAAGTCCATATTTGACCGTTAGAGGTCATGGCTATACAAGATACTAAATTCTGTCTATCACCATCACCAGAGCAAGAGAATTTTACAACAGGAAGACCACCGACTGAAATTTTTTGAAAACTTGTTTGATGTATTGTAGTTCCTACTCCCAATTCTCCATGGACGTTTATACCAGTTCCCCATAATGTACCAGTTGAATCTAAAACATACATACGATCACCAGGCATCCAATATTTTACAATTTCATTTACATTAAGATCACTATCACTTATAGCTACAGAAACTGGTGATGAATTATAACTTGTTCCGTAATATCCTGTAGGTAAACTGCCGTAGTAATTAAATCCAGCTACATATAATCTAGTTTGATCTGTTTGAGAAGATGCTTCTCCTAAAATTCCAGTTGCATGACTATATCTATTATTATAATAAGCATGTCCACCAATTGTAGCTATTGCGAATGCTGCAGCACCTCCACCGCCGCCGCCAACTATGTTTATTGTAGGGTCTTCTAAATATCCTCTACCCGGGTTATCTATTACTATATTAACAACTTTTCCATTCTGAATTATTGCGTGTGCTGTTGCTTGTTCTGTGTCTGTTGTATCTGTCGGTGCGCTTATAGAAACATTAGGAGCAGAGCCATATCCAGTTCCTCCAGTTTTAATGAAGATAGCTCTTACGGTACCACTCACCATAGCCTTGCGAGGTCTATTCTTAACAAATCCAGTGACATTAATGTCTTTATTAACAGTTAAAGTTCGAGCTACAATGTTGCCCTGAGAACTTAAATTATTTACATAAGTGTAATTTGCTTGTGCTGTTGTTAAGTTAGAACCTAAGATAAATGTATTTTGATGATTTGTAGTATTGCAACATCCACCTAAAATACCAGTATAGTTTTGATTTGCTGTATTGCTACATCCTCCTGCCACTATAGAGAAACAACCCATTGCACAATTGATTGATCCGCCGGCTACAACAGAGCTTGTGCAACCTGTGCAATTATTTGTTCCACCACCAATTACTGTATAATTGGCATCCACTATATTATAATATCCGCCACCAATAAAAGAATTACCCGCGTCTGAAGTGGCACAATTATTAGATCCACCTATGATGGCATTGGTAGAACCGTCTGCTCTGTTAGATATACCACCTCCAATGAATGAATAAGTTGAAGTAATACAATTCAAGCGACCACCAGCAATAACAGAACAAGCATTTGCTATTTTATTATTATATCCACCACTGATTGTTGAATGCGTTTGAGATATACAATTACAACGCCCTCCACCTATAGAAGAGAAACAACCAGCAGCAGTAACACAATTACATCCATCAAATGGTTTTATAGAAGATAAAGTGCTACCAGTTGTAAAGGGACTTCCACAAGCATGAATACCAGTTAATAAAGATCCATCACCGTAATAAGTTCCACACACAGCTCCTTGAGAACTGATATTATTAACATATGTGTAATCTTTACTACTTGCAGTTAAATTAGATCCTAAAATAAATGTATTGCAATAAGCAGAAGTATTACTATTACCACCAGCAATAAATGAATAACAAGCTGATGCAGTATTGGCTTTGCCTCCTACTACGGATGTATTCTTACCAGAAGCTGTATTTTGATATCCACTTCCTACAAAGGAATAATTACCAGAAGCTGTACTATCAAACCCTCCTCCTAATGCGGCATAACAACCACTAGATACGTTAGAACAGCCGCCGCCTATATGTGAAAAATTTCCTGTGGCACAATTTAATTTTCCACCAGTTACTGATGAAGAATCTCCAGGAGAACAATTTATACAGCCACCTAATACAACGGAATGAGTTCCGTTTGATAAATTTGTTACACCGCCACCAATGAAAGAATTAGCACCATCTGCATTATTATTACAACCACCTAACACGCTAGAGCAATTAGATGCTGAATTATTATAACCAGCTATAATACGATTATTGGCACTGATATCTCCATTGATTGTTAAAACTGCATTTGGATTTGGCGTATTTATACCAATATTAGATGTGTTGGTTATTACTATAGATGAAATACTTGGTGTGGTTCCAAACACCGTTGTAACAACAAGTTTATCTACTAATTCATCGTATTTTATATTAAATCCAGAAATAGAATTATTTAAATTTTCTCCAATAAAAATAGAAGGACTTTTAAAATCATTGGCTTGTCCATTAACTAGATTTATACCATTAGCTGATAAAATCGTAGTCCAAATAGTAGAACTAGAACTAATATTTCCATTTACAGTTAAATTTGCATTAGGAGCAGTGCAACCAATGCCAACAAATCCTCCAGTAACATCTCCGTCTATATAAAAAGCAGTTGCAGCTTGTGCCATTGCCACAAACATTGGTTGATAACCACTTTGTCTAAGCATTAATGTTGTCGTTGATCCACTATAATTTACAATGTCTAATCCCCTGCTACTAATCATTTCCGTTGTACTTGAAATAACACCGCCACTAAGGAAAAGATTTCCAGTTACATACGCATTGCCTTGAGTCCAAGTATTACCATTAACGTGTAATGGGTATTTTGGAACTATTGTTGCTATACCCACATTAGCTCCCATGAAACTAGAAGTATATGCTGAAGCGGTTGCAGTTACGGTTAATGCCCTGGAAATTGAAGCTCCTTGTGAGACACTTAAACTACCTAGGCCATATATGTTATTAGTTACAAAAAGATTTTTATTAGCTCTTAAATCGGAATTAGTTAAAAAACTACCTTGTAAAGCTAAATCTCCATCCACGTTTAAATCTCCAGAAGCACTTACATTTCCCGCAACAGTTAATAATTGATTAGGAGAACCGGTTCCTACACCAACATTACTACCTAAGAAAACTGCAGCATAGGCACTAGTTGGAGGAACTATAGCACTAAGAGCACCTGTTAATACGAAATCACCTCTAAACGGATTATCATAACTAGCTATAGGATCGTGACCCGCATCAGGATTAGTATCTGAAGTATAGGTATGGTGATTCTGGCGGTGATATTTTGATATGGGTCTCATTAGTAATAATATTTATCAAATTGGACTGACATTTTGATCACAACAATGTGACGTAGCAGATCCCCAAGTATTAGAAGGGGCATATACATAAGTGCTTGGATAAGAAGACTCTAATTCTGCATAGGTAATAGGGTTGATATTACATATTCTTACTACAGGTAAAGAGAGGTTGTAACAAGACATAGATTTCCAGGACCAACAAAATGGATCCGTGCATCCAGTATTAATTCCGCTCAAAAGTCTAACATCTGTAATAGAAAGATATCCAGTTAAATATTGTAAAGCTTCATATATTTTTTTCAATTCTCTATTAATAACTTGAGGCACATTAAATTCATTAACGCCTACTTTTATTGTTTCATTTTCTATATCACTTGAAAATATTGGTCTACTAGCAACGGCTATTGGTGATTTGGCAAAATACCTTACAGTTCCATAAGGAGTCTGTTCTGTTGCTATAATAAAACGAGAATCCATTGTATTTCTAAAAGATTTAATATTTTGGACTAATCGAGTAAATGTTCTATTATAAACTATGTCTTGAGCAAATTCATCTCTACCTACTAGTAATTGATCTTCTGTCCAATATTCATAAGGAAGACCTTCTCCAACTTTGAATAAAGTTACTATATCCTGACATCTTATTATACTATTATTTGTTGAAAAAGATAAAGATCTATGAGAAAAATATTTTCCAGATGTGTAATTTAATATAGCTCCATTAGAATTATTTAAACTTCCATAAGGAATGTTTACTATAGATATAAAAGTACCTACAATAGAATATTTAAATATATTTTTTGTTGTTACAACATAAAAGAAATCGCCTCCTTGATCAAATAAAATTTTGACTATTTTATGACCTTCTGTTCTAGCTTCGTATAAAGTAAAATTACTCACAACTGATCCCATGTGATCAAATACATAAATTTTGTAATTGTTTGTGGCAACATAAGGTAATGTCGTTGTAGGGTGTATGGCTATATTAGAAGGTATATTGGTTGCAAATTCTTCTGTGTAATATGTATAAATCCAATTTAAATCTTGAGTATATTGTTTGACACAACGATTACCGTAATCCAAAACAAATACATTATCATTGCTATACAATACTTCAGAAGGGGCATTAAATTTATTAGAATCGTTTATAGTACCAAATCCACCAACAGCCAATTGAATATTAATTTCTGATATGTAATCAAAACTTAAATTAAATTTATAAACTTTGTTTTTATAGTTATCTACCAAATATAAATTGTTATTATCTCCGTCATAATCTATAGACACTGGATTGACTAATAATTGTTTAATTTGGAGATTATTATCAAATATTATTTCCGTTGGTATTTTAGCCGCAGAAAATGCTCTTAAATTTTTACCATCTAACACTAGTATTTCATTATCTGTTTCTACGAAGTCTCTTATATTTGAAAAATAAGAAAATCCGTTAGAAGTAGCATAATTTGTATTATTATAATGTAAATTATGGAAATCTAAAGTATGCCATTGTATGCCTCTTGCTAAATCTTTTGTATTACATCCAAGCCAACCATAATACAATGTAGGAGCATCCGTGTTAATGGTTTGTATATTATTTTTTAGATATGTTAGATTATCATTAAGACGGCTAATAGATGTATTGAATATATCAGCTTCACCGAATTCATTAGGTTGTATATAAATTTGATCTAGTGTCCAAGGCAATGTAAGTTGAGCTTCAGACAATAAACGTATTTCAGACTGGTTATATGTTGGCCATCTATTAAAAACTGTTATAGGATGTTGTTGTAACGTAAAGCTACGAGTGAGACCATTATTATAATTTACATCATAAGAAAGTATGTAAACTCCTTTGGAATCATAAGAGTGATATACAACATCATTTATTAAATGTTGGGCAGATAATCCATCACCGAAATATATATTGTAAGATACAATTTCTACATTTTCAATTTCTTTTGCCAATTCTGGAGTTTCAAATTCTATTCTTATAGAGTCTCCGGTTAAAGCATAATAAGATGAAAGATATATTTCTGGTTTTACACTAGTACTATATGCTACTAAAGAATGTCTTTCTGATGAAATTACTTGATATATTGTACTCCACAAGTCTCTACTTCCAGAATATTGAGCTGTTGTATATCCGTTAAATGTACTAGAAGGTATAGAAATTGGAACTGTAGCACTGGCTGTTAATACTAAAGAATTAAATTTATAAGGACTTACATTAAACGGTATAGAAGCGTCTCCTACGTTTAAAATAAATAAATCATACAAGCCATTAACAGCTGGTACATCAATATGACCAAGCCATCCACCTTCTTTAGAAGATAAAGTATATGTAACTACTCCTTTATTAAAATCTTGAGTTGATCTAACAGGGCTATTAGAAGAATTTGCTGGTGTTAAAGTTTGTAATACTCCGACAAAAAGATTGTCTTCTAAATTAATAGCGGTAATAGGTGTAAATTGTACTCCTAATTGTGTTACAGTATTGTAGTCAAAAACAATGGCAGTGTCTACAGCCGAAGCTCTCAATGTCATTGTTTGAAAATCTACAAGTCGAGGGTTTTGGTAAAAAGCACTTAAAGCACTAGTTGAACCATATATAGCATTTCTAGCTGGAATTGTTTGAGACGTTATAGCAAAATTACCTGTATAGGACCCGGTCAAACTTCCATTGCTCGTTAAACCATAATAAGTCAAACCATTGACTTTGGGAAACATCCCATTAAAAGCAGATAAAGATAAACTTATGCCGGATAGGGAATATATTTCTTGGTTATTGCGATCATATGGAATACTTGCAGAAAAATTATTAGAAGAATTAGCAGCTAAGAAAATTTGATCAGATCCATATGTATATTCATAAGAAATTGCTACCTTGTTAGCAGAAAGATAAAAAGGTTGCGAAGAAGTCTTTGTATATCTATAAGCTGTAGGAGCTTGCGCTAATGTAAAATTAGAGCCATCTAATATAGTTATTAAACCACTATTGCCTTGTCGCCAGGTGTAAGGTGGATATACAATAAATTTTGTAGGTGTGAAAAATTCACTACTTGGAATTGTATAAATTGTTGTGTGAGATTTAATGTTGTGAGCAATATTCCATCCAGGAATAGTAGCATCATAAGCACTTAAACCTATTCTTGTAGTTCTAGCTCCATTTTGTATGGAATGTTTAATACTTGATATATCACTAAATTTTGTAGAAGATAAGGAATAATAATATCCTAAATCATTAGCTATAGACCATTTAAAAGAAGAAGCACTAATCTTGGGTAATACATTTGTATTACCATAAAAAGCATAATTATTTAAATTTTCTTGCGGACGAGTAACAACATTTTTATCATTGGCGTTTGCTAAAATTAAAGAAGTTCTATCTTGATATGTTGTATTAAAATATGTATTATATATACTATTATCTGGATGATCTTTAATTGTTAGATTTAATGTACCTAAAACATTGTTATTTTTGTAATGAGATATAGCTGATAAACTAAGATAATGATCATTGAAGGCATTTAAAGAAGAGCTTAAACTTATAGAAAAATTTATGCCGCTTAAATTATTTGAAAAATTATTTGAGCCTTTGTATATATTATTGAAAAGGTCATATGCTGTGACGGGTGAAACTTTTTGAGAATCATATATAACGCCGTCATAACTCCAGGTCCAATACATAGGAATATCTTGGGGTATATTGTATAATGTGCCTTTAATAGGCACTGCAGCTGTTAATGATATATTTGTAATTCTATTGGCATTAAAAGCTGATAACAATCCAACTTGAAATTTTCCTTCAGATAAATAATCAAATAGATTTGGATTAGTAATTGCTTTGGCAGTTTCGTTATATTTTTGAGAAGATAAAATTATTGTAGTTGTATCTGGTCCATATCCAGACACGGCAATTGTCCAAGTGGAGCTGTTAAATCTTATGGCACTATTAGGACTAATAGTTGAAACAACTCTACCAGATTGATCTACAGATTGTAAAGATACTCTAGAAGAAAGAGGTGATGTTGAAGTAAAATTCCAAGATATTAAAGAGTTAGTTAAATCTCTGGCAGGAAAATTTGGAAATACAACTAAGTCTGAACAATCTAAAACAATTTTATTTTGTTCTTCTTGCAATACTTTTAAAGATATGGGATATCCAGGATTACCTTGAACAATCCCTTGACCAAATTTCAATACATTAGCGGTTGTACAATCAGATCTATAATTAAAAATTGTACTACTTAAAGATGTTCTAAAGGTTAAATCAATTTCTCCGTGAGATGACGGGTCATAAATTAATAAAAATTGAGGAGCTTGAGTGGTAGGTACAAAGGGAGAATTAACTAAATCATATTGCAAATCTAAATTTGAGCCATAATAACAATATACATGATTTAATAGATAAGCATTAGAAGATGATAAATCTATAACATTTAAAGAAATATAATCACTTGGTGCAAATGTTGGTAAATCCAAATTTAAAATATTAAAATTAGAAGATAAACAAGAGGATAGATAAATAGATGAAATTGTAGATCGTGTAGTCCAAGAAGAAAGAGAAAAATTTAAATTAGTTACGTCATTAACTCCTTTAAAATTGGCACTAGAAAAAGCAGTTTTAAAAGTATAATAATGTGGTGAATATGGAATTTTCCATATCATATTATCAAATGGTGTAGTACCATCCGAAATAAATGCATTAAAATCATTAAGACCAGAAGCACTTCTTAAAGTTGTTTGATTGTTATAAACCGGTGATGTTGCATCAAAATGATAAGGAGATTCTGCTACGTATTTTACTTGTACACTTTTTTCTGGAACTCCTTGAAGAATATTTACAGGATTTCTATTAGCATCTAAATAATATAGACTTTTATATTTTAGATTAGTAGTACTTAAATTTATAGAAGCAGATAAAATACAATTAGAAATATCTTCTAAGGTCAAATCTGTATTAATACCACTTTGGATTAATTGGAATGTAGTCGTGTTAGGTGATTCTAAATTAAGATTATGAATAAAAGAAGATCTAAAACCATGTTTTAAATTTGGGGTTTCTTCTGGATAATCTTGTCCGATATTATTAGCTTTGTCTCCATAAAAAGCTGTGTTATTAAATTTAGTAAATATAGAGTCGGCTCTTAAATTGGTTTTGTTTGGTTCTAATAAAATGTTTAAAGTTACAGGATTATAATTTTCTGTAAATTTAATAACCGGATTAATAGCTATATTTTTTGATGCAGATAAACTATACAATAAATTAAAAGAAATGCTATTATTGCGTACACTGGTAACTGAAGGTTTTGAAGTTGTATATGCTAAATGTCTGTTATAAGCGTCTTGTTCTGCTGATGAAGAATTAAAAAAGAATGTAGTATCATTTAAAAAAACAGTTGACGTTCTTAAATAAAAAGAAGTTCCATCACTAGATAAAGCTATTGGGTAAAGAAAAAGTTTTTGCGGATATAAAGAATAAGACTTATAATTTAATTTTGAAGTTATATCATCTTTTGTTTGTAAATCTTGTGGGCCAAAATTAATTGAAAAATAATTAAAAACCGGGCCAACATTATATTTTCTTAAAGAAGATGGTTTCCATGTAAAGGTATTATTATCTATAAAGGATGTAATTTTTGTTAAACTATTATCCGGATCTATAAAATATTGAACAGCAGGACCATAGTTAAAATCAATTTGATTATAGACATTGAGAACTTTGTTAATATCACTAATAGGATTATTAACGAATCTAAAAAGATTTTCAGCTTGTAAGGCACTTAATCCAACTATAACACTATTATAGTAGTTTGGTACTATATTATAATACTCTTCCGGCCAATTGCCTTGTTTTGTTATAGTATAATCTGCCATGTCTATAATAATTATGAAGAAAATTCAAATTTCCCCTTTTAAATAAACCCTAAACCTTTATAAAATAAATATGTAAAAATAAATTCCATCATTCCATTATCGGTATCCCATTCAAGATATGAATCCGGGTAATCGCCTACTTCTTGGTTTTTTAAGAATTGTATATAATTTTGTTTGTTTACATTAAAATTACCCCAATCTATAATATTATCGGTATTGATAATATTTTGAGATGGTAAGAATTCATAAAATTCATAAAAACTTTGCCAATCATTTCCTAAATTAAGAGAATAAGCTAAAATATCTAAGCTATAATTTTCATTACCCTTTTTGTTTAAAGATATTAAATTATAATCTTCTACGTCATCTGGATTCAGATGTAATTGACCAGTTGGTATTAATTTATAAGAATTTAAAGATTTTGATTTGAGTAAAACTGGTGTACCTGCTGTTACAGAATAAGAAAGAGAGGATAATAACTCACCTCTATTAAAATTATGATATTTGTTATAAGAATTAAAATTAAGAGAATCATCCATTTCTCCGCCAAATAATCTGCTTTGATTTACACTAAGAACATTCATAGCTCTCTTAATTGCTAAAGGAAAATTTAATCTAAAATCATCACTATTCATATCAACAGATGCAGCTAAATCATATAAAGAATCTACATCACAGGTATCAACATCGGATTGATTAGATACAAAATTTGCAATCTTTTCATAAGTTAATACACCTAAGTCATCGTGTTTAAACGGTGCTTGACCGTATATATCCTTTAAGAAATTAAATAAATTTTCACTTTCTAATAATGATGGCATGAAAGCTAAAGATTTCATTTGTTCACCTAAATCAAAATTTTCATTTATTTTAAAAATATCATAATAATTTGGAGGGTAGAATGATATATTGTTAGGTAATGTTGTTCCAGAAATAGCCTTGTAAGTTACTCCATTATAATTTATATAAGAACTATCATTGTAATCTAGAGCTTGATATTTATTAATCCACCTAAACCCAGACCAGTCACCAACGGCTTTAGCAGACTTACTCCAAGGATTGTATTCTAATTGAGTAGGAGCTTTTTCAGCACTTAATGTATATACAAAACCTTTAGGGTTTAATCTAAATCTGTCTTCTATTACTTGAGTAGAAGAATTTATAACAAATACTTTATTTTCTATAGAATTTATAATATAGATTTTACCTAAAATATCTGATGTAATACCTTCTAAAGCAGTTTCTTCTGTATTATAATCTGGATAAAACCAATCTGGTATTTTATCAGAATAACTATTATCTGTTACATTAATAGAAGAAAATTCTCCAGTCTGGGAGTTTATAATTCCAGCCCATTGATAACTAAATGTAAACCAAGGATTTTGATTTACATCTAAAGTTAAATGGTTAATACCAGCAAATGGTCCGTATGAAGTCAATAAAACACCGTTGGTGTCTCTTTTTTCTAAATAGCCTCCTCCAAGAGCTAGATCTGTACAAACCCAAATGTTATTTGTGTTATCACAAACTATTTCTAAAGGAGATACATAAGCATCATATTGTACGGAATTTAATATATTACCAGAAGATAGATATTTTACCAACCATCCACTAAATGGATTAGAATAAGTAACCCATACATTGTCATTTAAATCAGTCTCTATGAATGTAGGTTGAATTGGATAATTATCATCAGTTGCCATAGAAATGGAATATGCATCTGATTGATCTCTCCACCATTCTATAAATCTAGGATTCTCAACATTTTCTATATTATTAAAATTTGTATAGGTAATATAATTTCCTAAATTATCAAATTTAAATACATAAGGGGTGTCATGAAAAGCTACCCATATATTTTTTTGACTATCCAATGCTATTCCCATAGGAGATACTTGATCAGGGATAAGAAAATTTGGAGCTGGTATAGAACTATATTTAAGTTTAGTTAAAACCGCATTTAAATCTATATCTATTAAAATATCACCAATAGAATTTACTCTGTATAATTTGTTTAATTCAGAATCAACCATCCAAGCATGGTAAGATGGGCCCGGTAATGCTGCTATATTAGACACTCCGTGAAATCCAGAAACTGCAAAGGTATTAGTTGTAAAAAATGTATCGTCGTTAAAAGATTCTATAATAGGCAAATTAAAGCTGTTAACATGGACTTTATCTAAATAATTTAAAGTTACTGCAGAAACTCCTTTATTATAATAATATTGTGCAGTCCCCATCATACCAGCCATAGGATTAGAAATCCAAAGTACTGGACTTATGTATTTGGATGATACATCTGGAATAGGAAAATATCCACTTCCTTCAATATAACAATCAATACTGCTATTTTTATTAACAAATGATCCCTTATAATATCCGCCAGTTTTAAATCCATCTTTGTCTTTAAAATTAAATTTTATAGCTGATGGACTATATACAAAATCTAATTCTGTTCCATTTAAATCATAAGCAGATAAAGAAACTGGTATTTTAGTAGAACTAAAAAGATCAAACATTGTTGTATCATCAAACGGTACATAATTTGGAAATTCAAATTCTGATGATGTTTTGACACCATTACCATCTATTAAATCATCATTTATGAAAATTTTGTTAAAACCAAAATCAATCAATATAGGATTTTGTTGTCCTATAAATCTAATATTAGAAATAGGATTTATTCCGTTTTGGGAAATTCTAATATAATCTGGTTCTCTCCAAGAGAATATATGTGGAAGAGTTACAGAAGCTAGACTATTAGAATAACTTGGGGTTTTCTTGTCTGAATTTAAAGAGTCATGTATAGATCTTATAGCACTAGTTTGTAGAGTTGCTATAATAGTACTATACGGTTGTTTTTGTAGATATAAATCTGAGTTATAAAGATCATCTACAAAATAGAATTGAGCAGTACCAGTGACTCCTATTACATAACCATTAGGGTTTATATTTCCAGAATCATCAATTTTAATAATAGTATCTTGAGTTTTGATAGAATTAATTTGATTACCATCTAGATCTAAAAATTTCCATTGTGGTCTTAAAAATGACCAATTGTTTTCTGGTTCTTGATATTGATAAGACTTAGAGAATTGAGAACCTAGATCAATATAATGGTCTCCGGTGTCTGAAGATGTTATATTAATTTTAAAAGGATAGCGATTTAAGTGTCCAGCAAACGTAGGAGGTGGTATTATGTCAAAATATATAGATTCATTTAAAAATAAATTAACTTCTATTTGCTTGCTATAGGTATAAGAGCCTCCTGAATTTGTATAAACAGATGCGTAAACATTATATTTGCCTGGAGTCTTATATTGATGAGAAGGAAAGGGATTACGACTAGTTTCTCCATCTCCAAAATTCCATAATACAGCTTTGTATATTTTAGCATAATTTGGATCTATTGAAAAATTAAAATTAGTTGCATTGGCATATCCAATATCTCTATCACTTAAAATTCCATTTATGTTTACACTAGATGTTAAAAATACAGAATTACCATATGGATCCGTTGCATATAATTGGACATTAAATTTTCCAGAACTTTGATATATATGAGTTGGTGTTATATCTAAAGAATTTGTATTATCTCCAAATGACCAAACAAAATCTGTATAATTTGCTATGGTATAGTTATCCGGATAAAAGGATAAAGAAGTTGTATGAGTATATCCAAAATTAGATGGACTTATTTTAATAAAGGCAGACATATGTCAATTAAAAGTCTGCAGCTTTAATTGCTCCAGTGATTTCTTTTACAACGATTCTAGAAGTTAGATTATCTATGTTATTGAATATAGGAAATTTAAAATAATCTAAAGTTATATTTTGACTATAAACTTGAGAATCGTTTTCTGGATATGTATTATTCCACAACAATACGGAAATACCTTCTACGTAAGTGTCCGTATCTTTTCTGTAAGTTTGTATACGTGATACTCCGTCAATATTTAAAATGTTTGTAGACAATTGATATAAATCAATTGATTGTCCGAGATTGTTAGCTACTCTATTAAAATTAGAAGAGAATACTCTAAGAACATCAGCAAGAATGGCTGAATCAGCTCTTCTTGTATTTCGATTTTTAGTTATTATTAATTGGCAATTATTTAAATCTTTAGGACTTGGAGTAATATTTGGATTAGCTACATAAAAATCCAAATACATATATACCGGATCCATTGGAACTATTTGTGAAGTCAAAGTCTTATTTGAATTTAATCCGTTTAGAATTATTTCTTTTTGAGGAGAAGAAAGATACTCTTGCAAATTACTACTAGGTACCATATACAAATAAAGATTATTAAAATTACAACTATTGGCAAAATTAATTTGATTTATTAATACTCTATTTTCTTTTTGAGGTTCATTAAGTCCTATATTATATAGATACTTGATATGACCTTTTAAATAATCATCGTTGTTTATTAATTTTAAATCTGATAAGAAATTAGAATAATTGGATCTTACATAAGATTCATAATCTGTAGTCGTAACTAATCTATATTGAGATCTAAATGCTTGAGGAGCATTTGCTCTTATGCTATCTACATTTTCTTCTTCGGAATAAACTGTAGAAGGATATTCATTATTAATCAAGGTTTGGCTTAATTGTTGAGTTGTTAAAAACTTTTGATTAACAATAATGTCTGACATTATTTCATTATAAATTTTAGAATTATAAGCAACTATAGGAGTGTTGTTTAAAGCATTGGGTCCTATGCCAGCTGCATTTTTATCAATACTGAGATAAAATATTTGAATCTGATCTCCGGTTTTTAATTTACGCCCATTAACATCATTACCAAATTTAATTTCATAATTTTTATTAGAATTAAATCTTACTTCATAAACAGAATCAGTTGCATTATAAAGGAATAATTCAGAAGCTCTTGTCCAATCTTCCCAGTGTCCAGTGTCAAAAGGTTTTACATATACAAAAATGTTAAAGTGATCTACATTAACATTCGGAGGCAATGATAGATATATTATTTCATTATCTATACCAAAAGCAGTATAAAGAGGATATTCTTGAAATCCTCCTTGATATATTAAATGGGTATTTGCTATATCGGAAATGGTTTCAGCTAAATCTGTATATTTTGTAAAATTAATATCGTGATTAAAAGAATATATATTATTACCTACGGTTATATTGCTATATCTAGGTATGGTGTAATTTCCAGAAGTAATATATTCAGATGTTTTAATTGTAAAAGGAACATTTTGGCCAAGTCTTCCAACTGGATTATAACTTAATAATTTTACAATTCTATTCATGTTCTCATAAAGTTGAGATTCTGTAAACATGGATTCCGAAGAAGTCTTATTAAGATAAAATAATAAGGTACTAAAACTATATCCTATGATATCTATTAAAGCTGATAGATTGGATCCTTGATAATTTTGATCCGTAAAAACTTGACCTTGATTTAATTTACTAATGATTAAATCTCTGATGCTTGTTCCATCAAAGGCTACATAAGAATTGGAATTAAAAGGGTCATTGCTCATAATATTTGAATGTTATTGGAAAATATTTTCATAGGAGTTTTAAATATATTGTTATTACCTGCTAATTTATATATGAGTATTACGTGATACATCAATTGGTCTGGTAACGGATATACTTCTATATTTACTATAGAGACCCTAGGTTCAAAGGTGGTTATTGCTCTTAATATATCATTGCCTATAATTTTACCTCTGATATTGTCTACCTTTTCAAAAAGATATTGATTCAAATTAGAACCAAAGGAAGGTGATAATATCTTTTGTCCTGGTATAGTTGTGAATATGTTGCGTAAAGAATTTGTTATAGCTGCTACATCATTATCTACTTGAATATCATTAGAGGTTTGAGGGTTCAATCCTATTCCGACATTTTTAGCCATAGTCAAATCTAAATGCAAATCTGTATAAACAGACATCACTTTTACTGGTTCTTTTGAAGGTAAAGTGGTGGAATACTGAGTTTGGCGGGGATTAATTAAATTATCTAGGTAAATAGTTGCCATGTCGGAGGTAAATATTTAGGTCTAACATACAATATCTATGAGTCAAAAATTCAACAAATTCCAAACATTATGCGAAAAGGCATTTTCCCATTTTTCTAATGGGGGTTTTCGCACTAATTCCCCAGTGAAGCTTACACCAGCTTTTTTCAAGTCAAATTTCTATAAAGAGAGATATCAGAGAGATGGTGTATTCGATCAATGGATTAAAGGTATCTTAGAATCCAATCCAGAAACCTTTTTCTTTATTCACGAAGTTTCAAGCAATTCAACAAATGCTAGTTCTAAAGATGCTAATGATTTAGCTGGTGGTTCTGATATCTTATTAACTTTAAAAACAGATCCTCGTACATTACAATGGCCTACAGAATTCAATGAATTCACTGTGCCGGGCAATTATGAATATGTTGAAGTATTAAATTTCGGTAACAATTTACCACCAGTTCAAGGTGTTCCTAACAAGTATGAGCGTCCTATTGGTGATTCAAAGGCTACAGAATTAAAGAATGATTTTGATATTCTAAACAATCGTCCTACGGATGATTCTTTACCTAAGAAGAATACTTCTATTCCAGCTTCTCCTGCTAAGGAAAAGCGTTACGTTTAATTAAACGAAGCTTCTATAGCCAGTAAACAGCAGAAGAAATTAATTTCGTGATCTAATACGAAATTATCTCTATACATATATTCACCTATGTCTATGAGGAGAATCTTCTTCTCCTTCTCTGTTAAACCTGAATCATAGACATAATCAAACATTTGCTTTAAAAGCAATTGGTAGTCACTATTGAATAACTTTTCTGATTCAATAACTTTCTTTCTAAGATCTAAAGAAGATGTCTTAGAAACTGCTAATCCTTTAATAATATAAGATGCCAAATCTGATATCTGATCGTCTTCTGGAATAACTAAAGAACCTGATACAGAAAACCTTTGTAGATCATTAATAATACGTCTAAGGTCTGGATACCTATCTGTAGTAAATTCAGCTAGTCTTTTAGAAGTATTAGCATCGACCTTGATATTTTCTTTCTTTAAAATCTCTACAACTCTAGTAACACATCCTACTAAGTCTGGTTGTAATTTAAAAAGCATACAACGCGATCTAATAGGCTCAATTATTTTATTGAGATAATTGGCTGTAAGAATAAATCGAGTAGTATCTACATATTCTTCCATGACATTGCGAAGAATACGTAATGCATCACCTGTAAGACCATCAGCCTCTTCTAATATTACTACTTTCTTCTTTCCATCTACTGAACGGGTCTGAGCAAAGCTAATAACTTTATTTCTAATAGTATCAATACCACTTTCATCCGAAGCATTAATATAAAGATATTGACATTTTAAAATATCAATAACAATAATCTTAGCTAAGGTACTTTTACCAGTACCAGGAGATCCGTGAAAAAGAATATTAGGTGTATCTTCTCCGATAGTATTAAAATGTTCTCTATTCTCTTCTGTGAGAATAATGTCTTTTAATGTCTTGGGTCTGTAGCGCTCAACCCAAAGTGTTTCGTAATGATTACTCATTAGAAGCCTGAGCTACCAAATCCATTAGCTCCGCGAGAAGTTTCGTCTGTTTCTGTTGCCCATGTAGGTTCTATGCAAAGTAATGGGAAGTAAGCAATTTGAGCTACTCTATCACCTTTGTTTACCTTGTAATCAACATCAGAAAAGTTGTAAAGCTTAACTCCTAAATCACCTCTATATTCATTATCTATAACTCCTAAATGTGGTTGTATGCTGTGTTTAAATCCCATACCTGAACGAGGAAGAATTAAATACCATAAACCTCTTTCTGTCTTTGCTACTTGTAATCCCGTAGGAACAACTGCTGACCCTTTAGCTGGTACTACTACTTCTTCAACGGAAGAAAGATCATATCCGGTATCATTTATATTCTTCTTAGATGGAAGAATTGCATCTGGATGTGTTTTTATAAAATGTATTCTTATTGGTTCTAACTTAAAAGGTTCTTCATTCATATGACTATAATAAAATACATTAGACTTTTTTCAACATGGAAATATCTGAGAAGCTCCATAAGTATAATAGTAAGATATTTGTATAATAATTCAACATGGAATCAAATAATGAGATAGATGCAATTGTTGAGCAATTGCGAGCTGATTCAGTACCTTCTAATAATCAAGTAGTTCCATCAGAAACTCCTCTTCCGGAGGTTAATGATGATAACATGAATGAATATGTTATTAAGAAGGCTACAGAAAATATAGAAGCTAGTTTAGATGCTGTTAATTCTTTAAAGGATATAGTCATTACCGGACAAAATCCACAAGAGATAGCAGCTTTAGCTTCTTTAATTAATGCAACTACCAAAGCTTTAGATTCTTTGAATAAAATTAATATGCAAAATAAGCAGATTAAAAATAATATAGAAATTAAACAGATGGAAGTATCTGCTGCCAAGAATATAAAACCTCCTACCACTAATGTGCTCATAGCAACTAGGGATGAAATAATGTCAAAATTATATGACAAAAATAAGAGGGATAAAGTAGAGTTAATACAGGATTCAGATCCTGACTTGTGAGTGCTATAGAATCAATTTTTTATCTGGTTGTGATTTTATTATTAGCTAGTGTAATAATAAAACACAAAAATTAAATTTTTATTCTTCTCTTTTCTAATTCAAATTCTAATTGCTGAAGAAAGTCTGTATGTGCTTTAGGCACTGTCTTAATTTGAAAACCGTATTTTCTTTTCTTTAAGTCTTTATAAACTTTTAAAAGTTTATTGGAATCTATAGAAGAGATATCTCCGAGATCTTCTATAGAATTATATTTCTCTTTATTGTTTTCTATGTGATCCAAGGCGTGTTCAAATTGTTGGGCCTTTTCTGGCTCTGATTTATAACCAAGCTTAGTCATTCTAAGCCAATTGTGAACCCTTCCGTAATTTTCTTTAGTAGGATGATCATTTAAAAAATGTATTACATGAGAAATCTTTTCTGATACATCTTTAATATCTCTAGCATCTGTACGAACAATTTGCCAATTAATGTCAAACTTGTTTACGTTCTCGTTCAAATTATAATAACTCTTAAAATCCATTATCTATTACTTATACCAATAGAAGTTATGTCTACAATCTGGCCAAATATAACCTTGGTTAATATCTGCATATGGAAAAAGCCTACTATAATGTTCTGGAGCTTTTTTTAATAAAACACATTGATGCGAATAATGTACTTTAGCATTGCCAAACCAAAAAGGAAGCTCATTATTCTTTGAAAAAACATCCTTGTAAGCTGCTATCTTCTCTCTGCAAGTATCTTTATATCCGCGAGAGATCCATTCATCACAAGCTGCTATACCATATTCAATTAATTGATTAAAATGACCCCACCACATCCATTTATTAGGATCTCTAAATCCAAGCTTCTTATCTTGTTCTGGATCCATTTCAAAAGACCGAAGTAATCCATAGACTTCAGCTCTTTGTTTACCTAGACGCCTCATGTCTAGACATTTAACTGACTTAGCAAAATCAGGATAAGGAAGAAAGGTTTGCAATTTAGTAATCGAAGTGAGGATGAATAATACCTTTAATCTTTTCTACTCTCTCTACTACAGAACCTGTTATAGTATGAAAGCTAATATTATTATTAATCATTGTGTTATATATAATATTATCTATATCTTTCTGGAATTGCTCGTCTTCTTTTCTTACACCATCTTTAATCATATCAAATTCTACTGGAATATAAAAAATATTATCATAAAGTTTAACAAATGTGCTCATTAATTTTTCAATTACATTCATCACTTCATTTGATACTTTACCCTGATTATGCAAATACTTTGTATAAGCATACCCATCCAAAACACTACGATCAGCAAACCAATCATCTTCACAAAATTTACTAACATGACTACATTCAACAATCATCTGAACAATATCATCCCCAGAATCATTAATAGTCCTGCCAGAAAGCATAATCTTACGAGCATTACTACTATTAATAATAGGCTTAATTCTAGATAATTCTAGGTAATCACATAGCTCGTTGATAATAGTAGTCTTACCAACACCATGAGACCCTGTTAATGCATATTTCATACGTATAATATATAACAATATATTGGAAAATACAAGCAAAAAAATTGCCTACCCCGAGCAATCAAGGTAGGCAAAACTTTCTTACAATTTATATGGTTTAGATATAGATTGTTGATTGGCCATTGGCGCCGCCGGCAAAAGAGGTGCCCAATCCGCTAACGATGATTACGTGATAGTAGAGGGAAGCGCCGAAGATGTAATCTACGACTCCATAACGGGTCATCAACCCAACGCGTGGGCTGAAGTCGTTTGGTCCGACTGTTCTCTGAATCATGACAGGGATATATGGGCAGTATACGATACCTGTATCGTAATACTCTGTGCCTTTGTAACCTAAGAGGGCGTACTCGAGTGCTGTACTGCGTGCTCCTGCGAGGAATTGTGCGTCTGTACGAGTGTCACGGTAGACTGTGAAACGACCACCAAGTGTACCAACCTTGGCAATGCCAGTTGGTTGGGTGTTGATGTTGCCGTTTACAGGCATCCATTGAAACTCTGGTAACATCTCAAGGATAGCACAAACCTTTGGTGTAGCGATAATGAAATTAGCGCTGCCACGACGATTGCGGATAGCAATACGATTGGCTTGAACGATTACCTTGCTGTAGAAGTCACGATTACGCTCACCGAGCCAACGTGCGTCGGCTGATGCTGCGTACCAGAAGCTATATCCGTTTGTGGAACCGGCATTGAGAGCAGTTTGGATCATTCTGATGACCATTTCACGATCGATTTCGGCTTGAATTTCATAGCTCATGGCATTTGTTAATTCAGAGTCGATATCGAGACCGTTCATGTTCTTAAGATCCTGTTCGAGCTCAACAGACCAGCGGGCTGCGAGACGGCGTGTGCCGGCTTCAACTGCTGTCTTACTGAACTCTACTGTGACCTGTGGAATGTTACCTGTCAACTCAAACTGACTGAGTAATGCAGCTACACCCTTATCTTCACCTACGAAGGCGAAGTCGGAATTTCCGGAAAGTTGTGTTGCTGAAGTACCAGTGAAGCGTGTGTCGAGGTAGTTGTATCCAAGTTCAGATCCATCGGACTGACGAGGAACACCATTAGCAGCTGTTGTTGTAACACCTGTTTGATATCCATCGACGCCGTTTGCACCTAAACTGTCTGCCTCATAGCGATAACGCAATGCGAACGCGAGTCCGACCGGGCCGCTCATTGGTTGTACACCGACGATCTCATTAGTGATTAACTCAGGGAATGTACGGCGAACCATTGGGATTAATACCTTTGGTAAGCGCGCATCATTAGCTGCGTATGTATCACTAGTTGTGACGGAGCCTGGAGGATTGTAGATTGATCCGTATGAGGAGGTACCGAGGGCACCACCTGCATATGAATTACCTGCTTCCTCTAAGCACCAACGCTCTTGGTTTTCCATCAACATTGCTGTTGAAAGACGTGCATGCTCGTCTTGGATTGGGGAAACCTTGTCACTTGAGTAATCAAGAACAGGGGCCCACTTCTCTAAGAGCTGAGTGGCACGGGAGCGATCGATGAAACCAGGGGCTGGTTTGACATTGTTCATATTTATAGTTCTCCTATTTGAATAGAATTCGGGAAGCGCTTAATTGCTCTTCTCCAACCGGTAAAAGCGGCTTAGGCCTCTTTTAAAGCTGTAAGATATCCGGAGACTGGGCTATAAGCTTCTTTCTTTGACTCTGAAATTACAGCTGCTGGTACTTTAGCATCTTTAGATACTGAAGTTTGCTTAGCCTCTTCAACGAGACTTGCTGATGTTTCTTTGTCTTCTCTCTCGAACATCTCAACGACATAGTTAAAATTCTCCGAGATATACTCAGGAGCCTTGTCGCTCAATATTTTTGTAATAAAATTCTTCTTAGCAGAACGCATACCCTTTGTCTTTTCTTCTAAAAGAAGAGATGACTTAGCATGGTTAAGCTGTTGGGTGAGGGCTAAATTTTCATTATAGGACTCATTGAGTTGAGCTTGAAGCTCATCAATCTTACCCTTTCCCTGTGAAATGAGACTCTTGACATCTTCATTTAACGAAGACGGGTCAAAAGCAAGGATGCTCTTGATTTGCTCAAGTTGCTGCTTAGCTGTTGTATTAGCAACTGCTTCATCTAATTGAACTTGTGGAACTGCCTTCTCAAGATAAAGATCTAAGAAGTTGCTGATCTCTTCAACAACCTTGTTGCTAAAGCTTTCAGCTTTCTCATTAAGAGCTGCTCTATAATAAGAAACAAGCTTTTCTAACTTTGATGTGTGACTTAAATTAATAGCCTCAACAACTGTTTCTAATTTTTGTGAGTGATCATTATCAATAGCTTCTAAAAGCTTTTCTAACTTAGAAGCATGCTCTTCATCTTGTTTACTAAGAGCACTCTCTAATTCAAGAGAAACTTTTGCATTGACTTTTTCGTCAACTGCACTTGTAAACGCCTCAGCAATAGCTGTAGCTGTTTCTTCATTTAAAACATTACTGTCTATATTTTTGAGAATAGATGAAAGATCCATAAAATTTATTGTTGCAATTACTTACTCTTCTTGGTGGCCTTTTTGTCACCTTTTTTTACACCAGCTTTTGAAAGGGCAATAGCAACTGCTTGCTTTTGTGGATGACCTTTCTTAACTTCCTTAGAAATGTCTTTGCTGACTTTCTTTGCTTTTTGCTTTTCAGCTGTGCTCTTGATACGAGTCTTAACCTTTTCAGATACTATTGTATCTAAAGTTGTGTTAGCTGACTTGTAATCTTTTTCACAAATCTGAGCTATGAATTTTGAAATTACGGAACGGATACTCATGTTATGTTATTTATTTACCCTTGTCTGTGACAAATTAAAGAGTTTTTAATGCATTAATAAAATTAATGACTTGTTCTCTGAGATATTGATCTGACATTTTTTTAGGTAAAGATGCTATATTCTTTTCGAAATTTTCATAAGTCGGTGCAAATTGACCGTACTCATTTAATATCCATTGCTTGGATTCTAATATACCATTAACAAAAGCAGAAGGTACTGAAGGATCAGCAACAACGTCTACTGCTACTAATCTAAAATCTGAAACTCTATTGGTACCATTACCGTCTGGTGTAAGAGCTCCTAATGCTCTACTAGATACACCAAGACGCACTCCGTCCATTATTAATGAACGAACAATTTGACCCATAGGTGTGGAAAGTACTCTAGACTTACCTTTAAAAATATCTCCTTCTTGTCTTAGCTCTGTAACCATATGACATATTCTTTCTAAATTAACTTCTGGAGAAGAAGGGTGATTCAATTCACCGGTTGCTCTATTAGTTTCAATCATTTCAGATTGATAACGGTTAACCTCTTTAACCATTTCTTCTAATGGATAAACTCTCTTATTCTTATTAGGCTTATTAGCCATTAAAAAATCACCTTCAATATGAAGGATAGAAGGTGTGTTTCTGTTTTTTTCTTCTATTAAATATTTGACTTCATAGACAGGTTCTTCAACTAAAAGATTATAAACGTTTTGACTCATAATAATATTATTGGAAATATTTATACTTCAAAGCGGCACAATCACTAAACTAAATCCTTTTCAGTTATAATTAAAAATATATAACCTTTGTTTTTAGCCCAAGCGGTTGCTGCTTCCCATTTAGCTTGATTAAGAATATATTGGGTTTGTTCAAATAAAATTGTTTTTTTACTTTTTCTAGGAGTAATAATTGGTTTGGCTACATATTTAGAAGGTTTTATTTCTATTAATATTTTTTTAAAAATACCTTCTTTGTCTTTTAATAGAGCAACAATGTCAACAAAATATCTATGTAATCTTCCATCTAATGGTGATTGATAAGGAATAACTACCGATTCAGAACCCCAGGTAATAACATTAATATTATTATCCATCCACCGAAAACATTTTAATTCTAAAGATGAACGATATACAATTGGTAAAGAACCTTTATATTTGTTTGGATTCTTTGGAATAAAAGTTCCTTGAAGAAAATTTCTATTCTTCTTTTTAATTGGAATTTTCACCCAATGAAGAATTTGGGAGGTAGAGTGTCAACCATTTTGGTTTGAATCTCTTGTTCTAATTCATCCTTTTCCTTTTCACCTTGTCTGAAAAGATCTGAGGCATTAACTGTCTGTCCTCCAAAAATATTTGTACCAGCATATTTGCTTCTCACATGGGCTACATTTATTTTTGTTAAAGCTAATACATATCTATAAACCCACATTTGACTTACGATGTCTTTAATAGGTAAAGTCATATGACACCCAACCAATCCAAAATAAGGGGGCAATCTTTGAGGCTCGGGTATTAATTTTAATACTTGATTATGAGCATCAAATCTTATATAAGGAGTTAAAGCTAAAACTTTATCTCTTGTATCTAACCAGCTCTTCAATGCTTGCCAAGTTATTAAATCGTAACCAACATTACCTAAAAGATGACCAAAATAAGCTTGTTGTGCTATTGTATGTTCAATAGTAAACAATGTATTAATACCTGTATTATTACCTTCTGCAAAAGAATATACATCAACAACTGGTCTATAAGCATTTCTATCCATATCCCATCCGCCACTAAGACTAGCGGTTGCCGAATCCGGATTAGCTGATTGATACATTTGTGGTGTGATATTCATCATTCTTCCGATAGGAAGACCTACACCTGGAACATATAAGTCTGATCTAAAAACTAAAAATTCTTCTGTGGTGCCAGCAAATTTAGTAAAATACTCACATGCATAATCTATATTTTCATACATTTGCTCACTGCTAACTTCTACTTGGATTAAAGGTTCTCCAAGAGCTCTTCTCACTCTCTGAGCTAAAAGATCATATGTAGTGACTTTAGGAGCAAAGGTCAATGATCCGTGAAAATTATTTGGTATTACAGAATCCATTATTATATATTTATCCAATTACAATTTATATGTTAACAAAAATGGAATCATTTTCATTATTATTATTAATAATGAATACTAAATCACCTTTATTAAAACCTTCAATAGGTTGGTTATTAGCTGCTGTTGTGTTGTTTTGAGCTGGTGTAAGCTTAACCGTAGGTTCTTGGTCTATATATTTAGTATCAATAGTATAGATCTTCTTAACGGTTTCATCCATCTTCTTAAACAACCATCCTTTTATCGTAAAAGATGTTTCAGCTGTTAATCTCTGAGCTTGATTATTATTTAATTCTGTTGGATAAGACATATTAACAGTTCCGTTCCATAATACTTCAGAACGCAATTCATAAGGTTCTGTGTTTTTAGAAAATGAAGGTAACTTCCAAGAAATAATAATATAAGGATCACAATAGGGTATAAAATTACTAATAATTTGATCCATATCTGTTTGATACTTTGTTATAATAGTCATATTGACTGTTATGTTTATTGGTACTGGTTGGGGTATTTTTTGTACTAGACCATTAGAATAACCAGATCCGGCATTGGCTACGAATCCTTCTATCTTATTAAAGACTCTTGCCTGATCTCTAGCAACACTTGTTATATTAACTGCAACCACAGGTAATGTAATACCACCAGGTGCTGGAGTGTTTATGGTTTCATATACTCTTTGTTTAGGGGCATAAACAAATTTTACATAATTTCCAGATGTAGGACTTGTTAAAGTTTTATTGTTATCATATCTTTTAATGATGATATCATTGAAAGCTGATACAAATTGCTCTAATAAAGTTTGTATTTCAAAATTAAAAGTATATAGACGCATTCGTCTTATACTTACTGGAATCGATCTAAAAAGTGTTTGGGTAAATTCCTTTTATTATTCATAACAGCTTTAACTGCCACCCCGTCTAGTATATAGGTAATAGAATGATCTTCTGAAGATCTAGTACATCTACCGCTCATCTGAATAAGAGAATCAAGCATCTTCATAGAATAATGTTCTTTATTCTTTTCAAACATTTTCTTAATACGTTTGGATCCAAGAGGCATATAAGGTGCTTTAATGATAATTTGAAATCTTCCTAAATCTCCATCTAAACTTAACCCAGTATCTAGTGACGGGCTAACTAAAACTGAATCTGTATCTATTTCTTCTTTATGAATTTTTACAATATCTTCATTAGAGGTACCTACTTCTCTAAAAAGAAATTGTCTTTTTTGATTTCTTATTTTCTTCTTTAAAGCTTCAGTGATTTGATTAGTATGAGTATGAATGATACCCTTTTCTCCTTTGTGACTATCACATATTTGTAATGCTAAATCCAATACTCTAGGTAAATCCTTAGCCATATTAGAATAAGACAAATTGTGTTTTGTGGAACAAAATATAGGTGACTTCTGTGCCTCGAAAGTTGATTTAATTTCTATATATTCAAATTCATTTTCTTTAATGCCTAAACTTTTAGCAAATTCTTTGGGGTTACTAATGGTTGCAGACATCATTAAAACTTTATCCGCATAATCAAATATACGCTTGGCTAATGGTCTAATATCATAAGGTGTAAATGTAACTGATTCTGAATCTTTCTTTTCGACCATATATTCACATTCATGCCATGACTCTACTACGTCTCCTATAGTATTAACCATTCCCGTCATCTTGCTAAGTCTTTGCATCTGTTTAAATTGAATACCAGAAAAGGAATTGTTCTTTTGAGAAAGCAAAGATACTTTGTGTTTGAGATCTGCTAATTCATCTTTAAGAAGAATATAAATATCTTGTAACCATCTTCCGGCTTCATCAGAATCGTCTGATATTAATTTCTTAAATGGTATATCCTCTGCTGCTAAGAAAGAATAAGGAACCGTAACTGAATATTGACCTACCAATTCATCTTCTATCTGACTAGCTTCATCACAAACAAATACTTCTCTCCTTCTCAAATAAGGAGGAAGACTAATAAGATACCTATAATTTAAAACTGAGTATTGCGATAAGAGTGCCTCATTCTTAGTCTTGTAATAAGGACACCTATTTTTACTAAAGCAATCCTCTCTTAAATTAGCAGAGAACAAGCAAGGAGCAAAGTCAACCGATAGATTCTTGTCTACATCACAATTGTAATTGTTCTTTCCTTTGGCCAATACAATGTCATTGAAGAGTTCTTTGTATTGATCTTGCAAAGATCGGGTGACTGTTAAAATGTAACTTCCATACGAAGGCTTATCATTAAAATCTTCTTCGTAAAGATAACCTCCATTACGATCTCTTTTATATATACCGTAATTTTCTAAAATAGATTTACGGTCTTGATCTACATTCTTTGTAGAAGCTGCAACTGCAACTCCTATATGTGATTTACCAGATCCTGTAGGAAGACATGCAATGACATATTTCTTACCTGCTGAAAATGCTTTATCTATTTTCTCCAAGGCTTCCTCCTGTTGAGGTCTTGGAGTTCCTGAAAAGGTTTCTAGATATTTAGAGCTTAGTAATTTCTGCACTCTTTATTATATCAAAGTTAATTGCTTTTCTCACGCAAGAACACACTGCATATGTATAATTTTGTGTATCCCTGCCTAAATGACCTCTGCCTTGGCATTTATTACAATTTGACTTAGGCATCTTGAGAAGAGGTAATTGGCCTATATCTAATAAAGGTACGTCTGATTCTAAAACCTCATAGTAGGTTGCGGAAAAGACACTGTATACTAATGTTTTATTCATTGGAAGCGTTAATAGTTAAAATGGAATCCCAAAATTTATTGTTAGATGTTTTACTTGGATATACTCGAAGATAATTTTCTATCTCTGGTGCATGTTTGGCTAATGTTTTGACTCTGTAATCAAAATATATTAAATCATCTTCTTCATGGATTTCAACTCCATAAGGAATAGGAATTTCAATTTTTTCTCTTTCCTTACGAAGTGTATCCATTATAAACATTATATAAAAATTCTTTTGATAAAAAAGAATAAGTTTTCCTTGTTTATAAATTTTATTGCCAAATTCTAAAGACACTTTTTTCTGTAAAAGAAATTTACAAGCTTCCTCTATAATTGTTCCGTTGATACTCATTTTATTTGTCCATAAATGCTGCTTTCTGAGCTGCATCCATATTTCCTATTGTTTTATTAAAATATTCCCAAAATTTTTCTGGTGGTTTAGATGGTACAACTGACACTACTTCACAATTAGTTACAGGCACCATTCTCCAATCTTGGAAAAAAATATCCCATACAGTTAAAAGACCTTTTGAAACAGCATTATAAGCTGGACTCTGTGTTGGTTGTTTAAAATTTAAAATTTCTCTTCCTAATTTTGAATCTAATATTCCACGATCAAGTGTTGCTAACATTCTTCTAGTGGCTGGTCTACCTGCTACTTTCATTCGTCGTACAAATTTAATTTCTACGACGTTTGATTCTAACAGACTTTTTAAACCACCAAGAGAAAGCTTCACTTAGTTTTCTTGCTCTTTTTAGGTTCGCAAACACCAAAGATGCGAGCTTCGTTCAAGAAAACAATGTGTTTCAGATCATTTATACTTGAAACCTGAATACCCTTATCATTAGGGAATACTACATTATCTCCTTCCTTTACAGTTTTACAATTAGGACCAGCGAGGACTACTCTACCGATTCTCCAAACATGGTTGACGGCATTGATAGGTAACCAAATACCATTGCGATTTACTTCTGTACCGTCTTCATTAAGGTCTATGTATTGAACCATAATGATATCATCCATGACTTTGGTTAAAGTCCAATCATCTAATTCTAAAGAATTACTTTTGTAATTTTCTATTTGAACTAATCCGTGGATTCTATCTTCTTGTTGAGGTCTAGCAATTGTCATATATTAAAGTTATTTAAGTTTTCCATTCAATTCTGCAAGGGTTTTATTGTAGAATTCTATTTCTTTAGTTGAACATTCCATAGAAGTTGCTGTATCTGTAACATCTTCATTATTATATTCCTTACCTGATTTCTTAATATAAGAAATCTTTTTAATGGTTTTAGGTAATACTAAATAAAAGAATTTATATATAGAATGATTGTCTTTAGCTAATTCTGTTTTATTGATCCATCTATTAGAAGTGGCATTTACAATTTGAGCTACAGAAGGGTCTGTCATAGATAGCCATCTATTGATAAGGAAAGATCCTGGTAAATTTAAATCTGTAGGAAGCTTTCCCTTCTTTTTGAGAATCCAATCTAATAGAGGAAATAATCCATCTATAGTATTTTTCTTAACCATTAAATGATTACCTTTGTAGTAGCAACAAAACAATCTTTAATAGTCTCTTGAAAAATTGCCTTAATTCTATTCGTAAGATAAGAAGCATTTGCATCATCCAACAAAAGAGAAAAGGCAAAAGAAGGAGCTTTAGGACCAGCTTTTATATTCAAGCCTAGATGACCAATGGCTACATTACCATCAATAACCTTAGTAATGCTAACACTAGCTTTTCCATATTCCTCATCTCCGGGTTTACGGATCATAATATCATCTCCATCTACTTTAACTTCAAATTTACCGTAATATCCGTTGGCTAATTCATCTCCAATATAACGTGCAAAGAGTCTTTGAAAGAAGACTGCACCAATAGGACAAATATTTGGAATCTCCCAACAGAAATTTAAAGCATCTTCTGAATAGATATAATCATTATTTAATTTGTCTTCTAGATCAATTAAATTATCTGTAACATCCATGTTGCCGCGGAATGCAATAATAACACCAAGAGGATCATAATCCTTCTTAAAGTATTCATAACCAAATCTCTTGTGAATCAAATCACCATTATAATCTTGTTTAAAATAACTCATGTCTTATATAATAAAATACTTCTGTCTCTTATTCAACCTGTTATTCTCATTTATATCAACAAATGAGATTTCATTAAATTCTTTTGTATATATAGCTCCTTGTGGCATTAAATTTTTATGTTCTTCGTCATTAACAGAAGAAAAAGAAGTCTTTTGATCATTCCAATAAACCGTATTATCACTTCTTGAAACAAAGGTGACTTTTTCATTTACATCATATAACCAAATACCGTAAGTTCCGTCTATTTCAAGCAACGTCAATTCAAATGCTCTTAGCTTATTATTATTTCTTTTAACATAATAATCATAAAGATAAGGTATCCATTGACTATCTACATCAAATTTTGTTCTATATTCATTTTCTAATTCTAAAGTATTAGAAATAATTCCGTTATGTGCTGCAATAGCAACGCCATATGAGAAAGGATGGCATCCTACTAATCCCTTTCCATTTTCATCAGTAGTAGGTGCTCTGTTGTGGCCAAGATAATAATTTTTCTGAGCTATAGGATAATAAGATATCTCTTCTGAAGTTTTCTTTATCTCATATTCATCAATATCTGTTAATAAAAAACCAGTGCTATAACTTCCTCTAGATTGGTTTAATTTGTAAAGCCGATAAAATTCTGCGTAATCTAAATTTCCATATATTCCACACATTTATTGATTATACTTTAAGTTGAATCTAGCGGCACTAGAATTCCACTCTGGAGTATTCATACTGTCTCCTAAACCAAAGTGAACTACTTTAATAGGTGCTACACCCATTTTTAATTTATTATTATTAGCTCTCAAACAAAATGAAATGTCATAATGATGAAAATCAAAATCTTCATCAAATGTAGTGTTGGTAGATAATGCTTTATCTACATCAACTGCTATAAAAAGACCATCTAATACAAGAGCTCTCGAATCTGTAGGTCCGAAAACCGTGGTCCATGTTTTACCTTCATAAGCATGTGCCACTTCACCTACTATATCTTCTTTATTAGACATTAAATGCCAAGCAGGAGGACGAGATCTGTCTATTTTTTTAGACCCGGCTAATCCTACTATGTCATATTTTTCAAAAGCTATATCTAATTTTTCTTGCCAAAAAAGATCTTCAATTAATACATCATCATGTATGAAGATAATTTTTTTGCCTTTATGGTCTTCTGTAAAAAATTTGTTATAAACCTTTGGAAGACCTTCTTTGTTACTATAAACAATTGTATAATTTTTATAAGCAAATTTGTCTAAAAATAAATTAAATTGACTTTTCTCAAATTTATATTGAGAAAGAGGTGTAGCACAAACAAAGTGATAATGATTTACAGGACTTGGCAATTGTAATTTTTCCATGGGATTTTATCTGATATTACATATTCTTTAGGATCAATATATCCAGCTTCTAAAAACCCTTGAATGCGTGAAGCACAAGACGAACAAGTGCCACAAGATATTTCTTCTCCTTTGTAACACGTATGTGTATTTTTAAAATCTACACCGTTTGCTATTCCATCTTTAATAATATCAGCTTTAGAAAAGGTAATATAAGGAGCTACTATTTCAATCTGGTGTTCTCTATTAAGAGAAATGGTCTGGTTAATATTTTTTAAGAAATCTAATGAACAATCCCAATGACCACTATGAGTGTCTACTTCCGCTGCACCATAATAAACCTTGTCCGCTCCTGCTGATTCTGCAGCTGCTGTGGCAATAGATAAAAACATCATATTCCTGTTAGGGACATATGTTGGTGGTTGAGCATGACCTGCTATATCTTTAATGTTGGGAATTTCTTTATTGTAATCTAATAAAGCCGATGAAGATGCTATATCCTTAAAGAATGATATATCTAATACCTTGTGAGGTATATTTAATTTAATACAATTATCTATGGCTCTTTCTATTTCTATAGAATGTCTTTGACCATAGTTAAAGATTAAGGCTAATGTATCTGATTCTTTATTAATTCTATACAATAAACAGGTAGAATCTAGTCCACCACTATAAATTACAATTGATTTAGGTTTTTTGACATCCATAAGGTAAATATAGTATATATTCTAATGAAGAACACCAAGAAAGTCAAATTTAAATTAAAAAAGAAATACGGAGTAAAGACCACCGTACCATCTAAAAATCCTAAAGTTGAAAAAGAAGTCAAGAGAATTTTAGATAGCAATTATAGACCTATGTGTAATTGTGGGGGTAATTGTGTTGGTGAGTGTAATGCTTGGTATAATGAAAATACTGATATACCTTTCATTAGTAGATTTTTAGGAGCTTTAATTGCTGAAGCCGAAGAGCCAGAACAAATTAAAGATGAAGAAGAAGTTTCATCGGAGGTAAAGTCACCGGATGATTTTTCTCCGGAAGCTAATAAAAAAGATTTTGAAAAAGCTCTTGAGCCAGAAACCCCAAAGGATGCTTATGAGGTACAGGGTGTACCACCTGAGGTTGCAACTAAGAATATAGAAGAGATTGAAAAATGGTCTCACAAATTAGATGAATTTACAGCTATGTTAAATGATCCTAATATAGAATCATTGCATAAATTTTTATCAGATAATGATAAAGCAGGAAGCTTACTTCGTGGTATCATGCGTAAGTCTTCTGATAATATTACTCGTACAACAGGTGAATTAGATAAATTGAAGGAAGTATTAAATTCCTTTATTATTACAGCTCCTAAGAAATTAAGAGACACAGAGCAATCATTAACTTCCTAAGAATATAAATTTTGTAAAATAAATTTATAATCTATTTCGTCTAACTTTTCTTTAACACACCATTCATTAAAGTCTTTATATGGTTTATCAATAGGCCATTTAAAGACTTTTTGTTTATTAGAAATAAGCTTAAAGATATTTTCTTTTGCTGCTTCATCAAAGCGAGGATTGTCTAGTACCCATATCTTTTCATAAAACGGAAATTCTACTAATTGTTTTTCTTGTTCTCCAGTTAATACTAATCCTGCTACGGATATTCCATTTTTAACAAACATTGCATCCATAGGACCTTCAAACAAAAACAAATAATCTAAGGATGTGTCTATTCTATCTATACCAAAAACTGTTTTGTCATATCCAACTTTATTAAGATATCTAGGTTCTGTGCCATCTAAAGATCTTGTTTGGTAAAATACTATTTTCTTATCACTATCATAATAAGGAACACAAAGTCTGTTCTTGTGAAAATGATCTGTAAGGCTTATATAATAGGATGAACTTTTATTAACTGCTGTATCTAATCTTCTTTCTGTAATATATTCTAATGCTTTTTGAAAATAAACATTAGTCCCATAATATTGTTTTTGTAACGGATCACTAATATTAATAGAATCTAAAGGTAAAGATGATAAGGGTTTCTTTTTGATCTTATTGTTATATTTTAAGTTATCTGTAATATCAAAAGAAGTATTACCGCTTAATACTTCTGCTTCTATCTCCTCCCTAGACATACCAGATACAGCTTCTATCCAAGCCAGAGCATGCCAGGATCTACTACAATTAAAACAATAAAAGGTGTTACTCGTAGGATAATAGTAAAGTCTTTTTTTCTTTAAAAAGCTTTTGCCTTCTCTACATATAGGACAAGAAGCATAGTAAGTGCTTGTAAATTTATTATAAGCAGGAGCACCTGAGTAGGTGTAAAACTTATTTAAAATATAACTACCAGGCAATTGTCTCACCTATATAGTATATTATAAATTACCGGAAATATCAATCTCCGTAGTTGTAGTTATCTGAAGAATAATCTGATGAAAGATATTCGCGATAAGCAGCTTCTACATCAGGATCATATTCTAATGCTGCTGCTCTTGCTAATTCCTTATCATGTTCTTTGTCGCCGGTTTCAATTGGTTCTTCGTCTGTATCCAAGATAGCTGCACCGGTTTCTTCTTTAGGAACTAATGTATCACCTTGTTTTTCAATTAGATTCTTAGAAATAAGTTCTTTAATAACATCTTCTGCTTCGTTTTCTTCTTTAGCAAAAGAACCTGTAATATACTTTACAACATCTGCATATTCAGATGGCTCGTCTGCTTGGCGAACATATTCTAAAGTTTTTTCTGCAACATCTGAAAGTTCTTCTTCATCATTGGAAGCGACTTTATTTACTTGAGGTTTTTCTTCTGCTGGTGCTTCTACGGTTTTAATTAATCCAAAAGATGGATCCGTTAAAAGATTAGCTGTAACTCTTGTCATCTTTTGAACAAGATCTTTACGAGTAGGAACCCCTTCTCTTACTTTACTTTCAATCTGTGCCCAAAGTTCTGTATAAGAACGTGGGGGATATTCTGTTAAATCCTCTGCTAAATTATTTAAAATTTCTCTTATCTTATCTTGTGGTAAATTACCAAGCCATTTCTTGGTTGACCATGCTTCAATAAGCTCATTCATGTCTCCGCCTTTTAATTTATCAGCAAAAGCAGAAGCATCTAATTCGATGTTAGAAAATTGAGCAGATTTAGGAATACGACCCTCATTCAGATCAACTAACATATTTTCTACGAGAAAGTTAAATTTAGACATTTCTTTTACTTACCAATTAAGCGGGCTTAATTAGAGTATCTTCTTCACCATACTGCTTACCCTCTTTAGTTATATAAAGACTAGTAAGAACTATACGTTCTTCTGGACTGCCGTAAATGTCAATAATAGGAGCTGAATCACCTTTCTTAAAGATTCTACCATCTCCCTGAAAGAATGATTGCTGGAATACTTTAAAGATATTATCTATTTCTTCTCTAAACAAAGGATCTGTATTTCTTAATCCATCTTCAACTAATTCAACTGGTGCTGCTTTAGTTAAAGGTATGTAAAAGATAATATCAAACATGCTTAGTGTTTCTCTAACAATAATGCGAGATTCATCTAAAAACTTGTCTGAAACTTTTCCATTAAGATTTAACCAAGAAGAATATGCTAGATTGTCTAATACGCATCTATCAAATATAACATTATCACTTTTAGAATATTCTTGAGCCTGATCAATAAGATGATCTAATATAATTTTTTGAGACTCTTCATTGCCTTCATTGCTGTGAGGAAGGTTTTTTTCTTTAATTACATCTCTATAAGATTTTTGAGGGGTTTCATACATTGGCCAAGTCTTTAAAAAATCTTGGATATATGTGCTTTTACCTACACACTGGGTTCCAGATACGCATATTTTCATAAATTGGGTTTATTATCTAATAGTTCAGGAAAATAATCAAGTATTTTCTTTGTGGTTGAATCAAGATATTCTTCTTCAAAAGCATAAATTTCTTTTAGAGGGATATTATTGGCTAATTTTCTTAAGTTTATAGCAAGGTCAACTATTTGTTCAATGTCTTTCTTATACCAGGCACTATTTACATCAACAGAACCAGCATAAAGCAAAGCTTCTATAATCAATTTAATTTGATTATGAGTTAAATTATTAAGGTTGTAAACCTCTTCTTTCATACCCTACTTTACCACAATAGGGTTTTAATGCACTATTTTAGGTAGGCATGTCTACCAAGGCTATTAATTCTTCTAATAATCTTTGAGCTTCACCTACATTAGTTAAATCAATTGGGTTAAGTTGAGCAATTTCATTAATAATAGTACGAGCTGAGGGGTTAGACTCTTCTAAATGTGTTTTGTCTATGAATAAAGCTGTTTTGGCTAATCCAACTAATTGAACCTTTAAAGCAACATCTTCTTCTTTTGGTAATTTTGAATCTTCTTTGTTGGAAACATCTACAGGAGCTGGCGTTTCAGGGGTTTCAGTTGGTGTTTCTACTTCCTCAGCTTCGTTTAATAAAGGATAAGTATTTTTTACTAAGTCTAAAAATTTGCTCATAATATAATTTATTTAGGGTAAAAGAAACCTTCTTTTAAAGTATTTTATATAATAGGTGAAAGTTGATAGTAAGTAAACTATAATAAATAGATAATAATATCATGCCAGATCTTCTTCCCACAGCTAATAGAGTGCCAGACGCTAGTAGAAATTTTGTTAGTTCTATCCTACAAAGACTTCCTTATGTAGCTGGAGCTGTAAATGCTGATGTAGGTAATCCTAAATACGAACTCTTTGATCGTTTATCAAAGCGTACAGAGTTACGACTCATGCAACAGTCCGTTCTTACCGGGCCTTACATGAATAATGATTATCATAATCCGGGCAGATTTGGTTCTGATCACAATTATCATCGTTACATATATGCTCAAATAGATACGGATAAAATCAGACGTCTAGCAGAATATCGTCGTATGGCAGCATTTGCAGAAGTTGCAGATTGCTTGGATGAAATATGTGATGAATTTATTGTTAAAGATGAAAACAATGAAGTTGTTCATTTAGATTTTTCTAATTTTTCAAATCTTCAGCATGAAGAAAAAAATGAATTAAAAAAAGAATTTGCAAAATTTATTAATGTATTTGATTTAGAACATAAAGGAAGGGCTTATTGCAGACATCTTTTAACAGAAGGTGAGATCTTTTTTGAAAATGTAACACACAACGAAAAGAAAGATTATGGTATTATTGGAGTTCTTAATATTCCAGGAGAATTGATTAATCCTGTATACGATAACGTACAAAATAATGTTATAGAAAATTTTATTTTTCAAAAACCTATAAATCTTTTAAATAATCCTGCAGCTGCTCTTTCACAACAGCAAAGTAATATCAGCACCAATTCTTTGCAACAGCAACTTGTTACATTGCAAGGTAATCAAGTTACATATATTAATTCTGGTTTATGGAATGAAGATATGTCTATAAGAATTCCTTTCTTAGAAAATTGTCGTAGAGCTTATAAACAACTTTCTCTTTTAGAAGATTCGATTATTATCTATCGCTTAGTCAGGGCACCAGAACGTCTTAAATTTAAAATTGATGTTGGTAATATGCCACCAGCTAAAGCTGAAGCTTATGTAAAACAACTCATGCAACAATATTGGTCTAAACAGACTTATAATGATACATCAACTTCTAGCAATACAGGTAATATCTATAATCCACAATCTATGTTGGATTCTTATTGGTTTGCAAGAAGACAAGGTGAGTCTGGTTCGGATGTAGAAGTATTACCTGGTGGTGCAAATTTAGGTACATTAGATGACTTAATGTATTTCGTTAATAAACTTTATAAGAGTCTTAAAGTGCCGCTTACAAGACTTAATCCTAATGAACCTTTCAAGGATGGATCAGAAATTCTTAGAGAAGAATTAAGATTTGCTAAATTTATTATTTCCCTTCAACAGCAATTTGCTCAAGGTTTAAAGCAAGCATTTGTTACTCATTTAAAATTAAGAGGTTGGTGGAAAGAACTTAAGATGCATGAGTCTTATATTAATCTTGATTTTAATCCTCCTTCTAATTTCTTTGCAGTTCGTCAACAACAATTATTTGAACTTAAGCAAAAGAATTTTAATGATTTAACTAATAATGATAGTATTTCTAAAACCTTTGCTCAGCGCCATTATCTTGATTTCTCAGACAATAAGATTAGTGAAAATATGGAATGGCTTCGTAAAGATGCAGCTCTTAAATGGGAGCTTAATCAAATTGAAAATAATGGTCCTAATTGGAGAGAGCATATTGAATCTGCAGAAAACATAGCTGCAGGATCAGAAGCTGGTAAGAAATCAGCAGGAGGGGGGGGTGGTGGTACACCAGCAAGTGAAATTCCAGCATTTGGAGGTGGTGCACCAGAAACAGCACCAGAAGAAACTCCAGAAGCAACACCAGAAGCCGGAACAACAACCCCAACAGCTCCAGAAGCCGGAACAAAAACACCGCCTGAAGCAGAGACAGCTTAAAATAACTTTCTAAGTTATTTTTGGGATAAATATTATCGTGACTTATAATATTCCAGCCCACAAAGCTGGAGATACTTGGCCTGGTATCTCTGGTATTACAATTTTTAGAAATGGATCTGCATTAAATCTTACCGGCGCAACAGCGAAAATGCAGGTAAGATTTAAAATTGATGCACCTTCTCTTATAGATTTTAGTACTAAAGATAATACTATAACTATTACTGCTCCTATTTCTGGAGTATTGAGTATACCACCACGTTTAGTAGATTTACCTCCCGCTACCTATCTCTATGATTTAAAAATATCACTTTCTGGAGGAGAAGTCAAAACATTTTTAGAAGGAAATTGGCCTATTACTAGTCACGTAACAAGGTTATAATCATGAGCGATCAAATTGTTATTAATGATAACACAGCAGGTGATTCTATTTTTGTTAATCAGCAAACACCATCTCAAACCATTACCGTTAATACTGGTGGAGGGGTTATTAGTGTAAATGGTCAAAACGGAATTGTTAATTTAACTAAATTTGATATAGGTTTGGGTCTAGTAGATAATACAAGAGATTTAGATAAACCTATATCTAATGCAACATTAAGTGCTTTATTATTAAAAGCAAATCTTTCAGCTTTTAATATTTTAAATAATTTTGTATTATCTAAATACGGTTCTTGGGATAGTGTTTACAGTGTTGTCAATTTTAATTCTGGTGGCTGGACAGGTGGAGGTGGTGGTAGTTCTATATCTCCAGTTGTTAGTGGTATTTGGCAATCTAGTGCTTCGACGGTTTCATCTTTAAGTACTAATTGGAATTTGGGATACCAAGCAGTATCAACAACAAATGCTTTAGCTTTATCTTCTATTTATTGGAACACTGCTTATTCTTTAGTTAGCGGAGGAATCGTAGTTTCTTTCAGTTTACCTCAAAGTGCTAACTGGCAATCGACTTATTCAACCGTATCTTCTTTAAGTGCTAATTGGAATTCGGTTTATACTACTTTTAATTCTAATAGTGGTTCTTTAACTATACTTTCTTCTAATTCTGCTAATTGGAATTCAGCATATCGATCTGTTTCTACAACTAATTTTTTAAATCTTTCTAGTTCGTATTGGAATACTGCATATACAATAGCTACAACATATCAAAACGCTTCTGGTTCTTTTGCCACTAATACTTTACTTCAAAGTACTTCATCATTACTAACTCCTTTAACTATTACTAATACTTTAACTGGTTTTTTAACACCTTTAACTCTTACAAATACTCTGACAAGCCAGTTGGTTTTTAATACTGCTATTAATAGCTTAACAGGGAATTGGAATAGTGCTTATGCTTCTACTACAGCATTAAATCTTTCTTCAAGCAATTGGAATTCAGTTTATAGTACTGTATATTATAATTCTGGAGGATGGGGAAATAGTGGTGGTGGTGGAAGTGCCTATATAACACCAGCAGTCAGTGGTGTTTGGCAATCTAGTGCTTCAACTGTTTCATCTTTAAGTGCTAATTGGCAATCAACTTATCTAACAGTATCCTCTTTGTCTGCAAACTGGAACTTAGGTTATCAAGCTGTTTCTACAGTTAATGCATTGAGCCTTTCTGCAAATTATTGGAATAGTGCATATGCTTCTACATCAGCATTAAATCTTGCTGGTTATGACAATGAAATACACGTTAGCCAAATAGATGGAAACGACACCACTGGTAATGGTGACTTGCTTAACCCAGTTGCTTCTATTACTAAA